TATTCACCTTTCTTGGTGATTGCTTGCCAACCACCAACCATTGCAAGTTCTATGTTATCTGCCCCTTCTATTGGTCGTATCTCACCGATTACACCAACATAACATACACTATTTAAATTTTCCATTTTTTATACTTTTTCAAATTCTTCTTTAACTAATTCTATTTCACCATTCAACCTTTCAAGTTCTTTAGATATCAGTTCTTTAATTGCATCTTTGTTATAAACACTAACCTCATCTTTTCTGTTGAACCCCCCTGGATGTGTAAATCCAATCGTGACACTCAAACCACAAGATTTAAGCGCATATTCTAATTTATACTTCTGTCTTTCCAATCTATCAAGGTTTTCTTTAATTTTTTTTGCTTGTTCAAATTTTTCTAATTCCATAACTATTTTTTTATACTGTGTGTTCCCAAAATATTCTATCACAATTTTGTGGTAATCTGTTGATGTGTCGATAATTGTTAATATATCCCATCATATTAGCGGCACCAACAGCATTTGCTGAGTGAACAACAACTCTAACAACAGGTTTTCCGTCCATCCACTGATTAACCAACCACTTGGTACAATCCATACCAGTCTTTTCGGTTATGTTATCGTAGTTGATTTCATAGTTTTTTACAACACCGTGTAACCACTCTTTCATTGCACTATCACCTAAGTCGTGGTCCAAAGAAATTAGTTCAATATTTTCTAAACCAATCTCGGTTACTTTACTCACAAACTCGTCATAAGAACGAACTACTGTCCATTCAGGGATTCCTTCAACCCGCTCATTATTAGGACTCACAGGAGTTCTGACATCATCTAAATAAATTCTTGCTTTTTCCATTTTTTACAAATATAATATTTTTTCTGTATTCAATTCTTTTCCTGTTATCACAAAATATGCATTTTGTAATTCGTGAACATATTTTATCGGTTTAATACCACTTAACCCCTCAATACCATATAAACCTTTATGTATGTGTGTGAGTGATATATCATCTGTTTCCCACCAATCAAACTCACCAATACCGACTGCAGTATCTTTCATCTTAACAAAATGAAGTAACTCCAAAACCTCATCAGTTATTTCAACCGGTTTGAAGTCATCGATGTGAAGAGGTAAACCATCTTTGGTTCCAATATAAAGTCCGTTAAACGCAATCGCCTTAACATTAGTAGGTGTTCCAAAAAGTGGGTGGGTTACAATACTACCCACCCTTAACTCATTCAACATCATACATCCCATCTTTTTCATCGTCTTTCATCATCTGAATTAACAAAGCCTTTCTACTATACTTTCGTATAAGTTTGAAGATCTCGGTAATGTCCGTAAATTCAGAAACAGGACTATCAAGTCTAGGAGGTAGAAATATCAAAGTAAACCCATGATTTCCTTCAAATCTCTCTTTTACTTTGATACCACAGATTTCATCAATATAAACCCATGGGTAGTTACCCTTAAGTTTTACCTCGATTCCAATTTTTTTCAATCTTTCTACAAAAACCTTGATCTTATCACCAGTCAATTTTGTAGGATCATTTTCTCTTTCCATATAGGTTCCGAATTTAGTTTCTATTATTTTCATTTAGTTAACTCTAAAAATATTATCACAACAACGGACCCGAACAAATATCCAAGCCCCGAACATAAAGCTAATTTCAATCTCTCCTTCCAAGTTTTTGACTCAACCATAAATCCCACGAAAGGTAATGATAAAAATGGTCCGATAAATGCAAAAAATAACATTCCAAGATAGTTCTTATCCGCAACTACAGTAATGTAGAATGTACTTCCAATCTCTAGTATAAGTGCCGATAAGAAAACAATCAAATATCTTTTAATCATCGAAGAACATATGAATGAATTACTACCATCAATTTACCATTCATTATGGCTCTATCAGATTGTATTTGTATATCCAACCAACCCAAGTCTTCTTTGAGTCTACCAGCTTGAACTTGTACTTCGTGCTCGGCGTCTTCTTTTGTTTTGAAGAATCCAAAATAGGAATCACAACTTCCTGTCTTATCACACACTCCGTAAATTATCTCTCTTTGACCCATAACATTCTAATTTTTCGTTTTTAACATTCCACAAATCTTTTACCCCTTCTGTCATATGACAATTGTGTCTTTTTCCAGTCCTACGACCGAAATCAACAATCATATCATTATGACGATTTTTTATAAAGTGTGGGCATTCTTTACAAGGTTTTTTCATTTCAACTTCGAATCAATAAATTCTTTAACATCTTTCAACTTGTCAAAATCATATTTAACACCATCAATGGTTACTTCGTAGGAATGCCATTTGGTGAACTTACTATCTCCACTTTGAAATGTTCGTGGGTCTTTTTTTCTAAAAGTATCTTTCATTTTGGAACCCTCATACTTGACGATTTCAAATCCACAATACTCTCTTTTAGTTTCTTTAGTTGTCCACATGGAACAAAGATAAGAAATAAAATTAGATATAGGAAATTATTTTGAGGATTTTATTATATCTACCGTATCTACGGGAATCAGGGTTACATTTATAACTCCTCGTTTTAGAAAATTAAGTTTTTTCGCGGTTCCATAACTAAGATCAATTATGAATTTAGAACTTTTGGGTAGTCGGTCATTAACTTTAACATAACAAACCGAATCGTTATGATGATTCACAACTTTAAGTACGGTCCCAAATTTGAAGTACTTGTGAGCTGCGGTTAGGCTATCCGCATGAAACCTCTCACCTGATGAGGTCAATCTCCCTGTCCAATGTTGACCGTAGTAAGTTGCTAAACCTTTATATTCAGGGGTGGTTAAAATAAAAGATAAAGATATAAGTGATATTAAAACTATTATTTTATTTAAAATTCCAATTTTTGTATTTTGTTTCGATTTTTCTTTTACCATACTTTTTTTCCATAATTTGTTGGTGAAGATCCCAATTTAGAATTGATTCACTTACTTGTTCGTCGTCTTTTGCCATGGCGTATAGTTTTGATATCTTCTTTAACATTTTATTTGCAACGTATTGGAAGTTTTCAATTTCATCTTTAAAAAATTTGGTTGGGTTTTTTTCATATTTCATAGTTTGAGATAAAAACTTTCGTCTAATCTCGTCTGTTTTTTCTAACTGTTTAACCTTATCTTTTAAATTTGATGGTAAAAGTCCAAGTTGTGATCCGAATTTTATCATATCATCCATATGATGTTCCGTCATTCGAACAAACATTTCCATTCTGTTATTCACTAAATCAATATAAGCAACTTCCAACACTCTGTCAATCTTTTGGTCAATATTCATATTAGATGGGTCTTCTCCTATGTGGTTTAGAAGAGCATCTAATCTATCCTCATTTTCTTTTAATTGGTTAATGAAATCTTCAAATGTGAAATTCTTAATTTCGACTAATTCTTTGAACACTCTATTGGTTTGTAAAAAATCTAAGAACTTTGATTTTGTAATATTTTTTGATTTCATTGAAGATGCAACCTCAACAGGTCTTACAAGGTTTTCAATACCGTGGATATAATACATAAACCTGAAGAAAACTCTATCAATCGCAGGTATTCCAAAATGACCTCTTCTTTGCGTTGCTTGGTAAGTAGCATCAGGACCAATTAAACCAAACTTTTTTGATTGTTTGTCGTATTTGTGTTTAATCTCATGAGCCAATGATGCGACGTGTTCGTCCCTTTCTTCCTCCATTTTTCTAATTAACCCTTCAGGTTCCCAATTTTCACCAACAGCAAATGTTATTGTTAATTCTAAAGTTGTTGATGGTTCAGTTTCTTTCATATAGACATCTCTATTAAATCCAAAACCTCCCGCCATTCCCATTGAGATAATGTCTAAGACACCTTCTTCTCCATCAATAGTTTCTATATTAACTTTTAATTCATATGAGTCAATCATTACCTTATGTTTACCACCTAATTCAAATTCGATATCACCATCAAATTCATATTCATCTTCGATACTATTTATTGATTTGATGTCTTTTTCAACAATATCATATAACATATTAGCAGCATCCAAAATGTTATCAGGAACCCCCAAAGCTTCAGTTATAAATCTAAATTGGTTTTCAGTGATAATAATACTTCTCATAATAATAAATATATTGGAGTCATGGTTTATCCCACAACTCCAACTAAATCATCAAGGTGGTGATCCAAATCCATTTCAGATCTAATCTGACGACGGTCCATCATATGAACTATCTCAGTAATTTTATATGGAAAATATCCATTACCATCCATACCAACATCCAATCGTTTTCCTTTACCCCATTTATCTTTAGCCGAGAAATGAATGTGTCCGTGAAGATGAATTGATCCTTTACCCAACTTATTCCAACTAGCATATGGATAGTGACATAAAACAAAATTAACATCATCTATACTTACTTCCAAATAGTTAGAAACAGATAAAAACCTGTCTCTTATATTTTCTCTATTCTTTGTTATGTGTTGATCGTGATTACCTAAAACAAGATGGACATTTTTACAAACAAGACGATCTAAAAACTCACCTATTTTTTCAAATCCACCAAAAGCAACATCACCTAAATGAATTAAAGTATCATTTGGTCCAACTTTTTGATTGATATTGTTAATAATAACCGAATCCATCTCATCCAAATCTTTAAAATTCCTTGTTTGGTCAATAGGAATTTTACCATCTTGTGTTCTCCAATTGGTAACACCTCGACAGATATTTTTATGGTGGTAGTGCGTGTCAGATGTAATCCAAACAATACCAGATGTTAGTAATTTATCAAATTTTGTCATAATTTTATTTCAAAACGGTTTTTCATTTGTTCTAATTTGTCTTCAGGAACTCCATGTTGATTTATTCCCCCGTGTCTGTTTTCAACTACAATTGAAAATACTTTATATCCATAGGTTTTCGCTAACTCAAGGTAAGGCTCCATCTCCCATTCTTGAGTAAAGGTATTTGATACCGCAATTTCAGGATAATACTGATCGTTAATCATACTATCTCTCATGTAATTTTCTACTATATTTTGACACCATTTATGTGCATCTTTTATTTTAGAAATATCAAATTCGTATTTACCATTTTCTTGATTAATAAAGTATTTGTCCGCTTCACAAACTAAAAAATCTTCACCTACCAATCTTTTTGCAAATGTTGATTTACCACTACCCGGTATTCCTCTAACGATATATAATACTTTTTCCATAGTGTAAAGATATGAAAAAAATTGCATAAAAAAAGGGAGTTAAACTCCCTTTTGTATAATTTAAGAATTTTAAACTTAAACTTCAAACACCGGAATACCTATATATCTTTCAATTGCGGATTTTGTATTTTTTCCACAAATTCCATCTTCAGCTAAACCAGCTTTAAAACATTTGTTTAATGCTTTTTGTATTGTTATTACTTCTTCTCTCGTATTAGATGCCTCAGTAATTAATGCGGATTCAACAATATTATTTTTTAATTTGTTGTATTGACTTTCTGTTAATTTAATCTTGCTCATAATTATTTGTTTTTTTTTATTTAGACCAATTTGAAAAATCGTCAGATGAAACTATAGGATCAACTTTTTGATCAGGTTGCGGTACTCTCCAATCATCGGCAAATCCATCATCTTTTTTACCCTCTTCACCACCAGCACCAGTAGGACATCCTTTTCTATTCAATGCGTTTACCGCATCTTGATAATTGAAGTAGTATCTTTTTCTTCTTGGGTTTGGTATTGGGTTAGGGGTTGGGTTAGGGGTTGGGTTTGGGTTAGGGGTTGGGTTTGGTTTTTTTCCCCCTTTAGGACACTGCCATCCTGAATTTTTATACCCATCTAAGTCAGAACCCCAACCACATTTTTTGGCATTTTCTTTCAATGCTTCATTAGATTTTTTCTTACTATATTCAAAAAGTTCTTCTATTGGTCTCCAAACATAATCACGCCATTCACCATCTTGATCGATGTCACCATCAATAGCATTTAATAAACTCTCTGTGTTTCTTTTTCTGTAAATGTCATTTAAACGACATAAATCAGGAATACTTTTTAATTTTCTTAAAGATCTGGCTATCATAGTTTCATCAGTTCTAGCAAATCCTTCAACCGCACCAGCAATGTCATCAGCAATATCCCTAATTACACTATCACTATTTACAGGGGTACCAATTTTTCCACGATGTGCATTACACCATTTTAGTGCGTTTAATACTTTATCGTAGTAACCACCCCCAGTTGTAAGCCATCCACCAAAACCACCTACAGCAGTACCAATTGACGCACCTAACGCGGCACCACCAGCACAAGCTAATCCCCCTGTTGGGATTGCGGCAGCAATACATCCTATAATTGCACCTGCTGTTGCACCAATACCACCACCTGCGGCAACTCTACCAGTCGATTGTCCTTTATCCCCCTCATCAAGATCTTCTTCTTGTTCATTAAATTGATTTCTTTCTTCTTGAATTTTTTGTTTGTGTAAAGAAAGAATTCTTTTAGATTCTTCTTCTGTTAAAATAAATTTATTTTTCATATCGAATTTTTTATTATATAAATATATGAAAAATAAAAAAAGGTGAGTTAATCCCACCTTTTATTTCAGGGCCGACATTGAATGCCAGCTTCTCCACCACCTTATTTTTATAAAACAAGGAAACTATAATCTATACATCCATATTTTTGTCTCTCCGTATATACCGAGTATATCATTGAAAGGTTTGTTTTCTATTGTACCTGAAACAATATTATAGTTTATTAAATTTCCACTAATGCTACCCCAAGGTGTATCATATAATGTTAAATTGTATGTAGTTGATGTTGTTGTTAATCTATATTTAGATGGATACCCGTTAAAAGTATAGTCATCAACATCAATAAAAATTAAAGTGTCAGATCTTAAGTCATCATCAAAATCAGTATTCAAAACTTTTTTGATTACCCAAGTTTGTCCGGCCAATGTTAGTGTAGAATCAACTAATATAGTGTCAGTAATTATAGGTTGAGGACCTAAAGGTTGTTGAGGTTTAATATCTTCTTTAATACAAGAAGTTAATAAAATGTTACTTAATAAAAAAACCACAAATGACTTCATCATACTAAACTTTCAATTTTGTTTCTAACTTGTTCTACCAAACTAATCTCAGTTGCGTTTGTTAAAATAACAGATTCTTTAAGTATCTTGTTTGGAATATGTACCAAAAAAGTGTTACCATCAAAGTAAGATAAATCCTCACCTAAGTTCAAAGCTCCGTCTACCATCTTCAGAAAGATCTTGAATTGGATTGGGTCTACGAATGATTCAGAAAGCAAAGTTCCGAATTTTTCATTCATTATTTTGATGTTATGGTTTAGGGTTGTCTTTATCATCTGTAATTATTTCTACAAATATAATAAAAATTTTTGTTTTAATCTCCTATTTTAAAACTTTTTTTAAAATTTTGTAAAGTTGTTCATTTCCTTTCTGTTCAGGAATATCTTCTGATTTGAAATATTTACAAGACGTATGTTCATGTCCATGTGATGCTTTAGAAAGTTCAGGATCTTTTTTTTCTTTAATGTTTTGTAAAAAAACAAACATCATACCTCTTTTAGTACCGTCGTCATTGAAGTTATCAATCATACCAACAAGATCCAAATCTGTCCCTATTTCAATATTTGTTTCCTCATGGAATTCTCTGATAGCCGCCTGACCTGGTGTTTCACCATTTTCTATTCCACCACCGGGTATAGACCAAATATTTGGCAAAGTTTCTTTTGGTGATCGTTTACAAAGTAAAACTTCATCACCATGTTTTAAAATAACACCAGAACTTTTTCTAAACTTTTTCATAGATATTTATAAATATGAAGGCAAAAATAAATAATAATCTTTTTAACTTAAAAACTGTTTTTACTGATAAAGATACTCAACAAGGTATGATGAATAAAAAATTCGACGATACTTTTGATGGTATGTTGTTTTTAATGAAAAATGAACCTCATTCTTTTTGGATGAAGGATTGTATTATTCATTTAGACATACTTTTTATAAATGGTAATAAAATAACAAAGATACATCATAATTGTAAACCATGTTACTCTGATGATTGTGAACACTTTTCCGGTGAAGGTGATATGATCTTAGAATTACCTTCTAATACTTGTAAAAAATACAATATTAAAGAAGATGACCTGATTGAATTAATTTAGGGAATCAAAAAACATTTTCAAAGGATCACTAGAGTCCAAAGGTTTTTTTACGATGTCGTCAAAAAAACCACTACTTACAGTTTCGTCATTAGTTTGATCATCTTCTGATTTGTTTTCTTCATCCTCAACTTGTTCAAGAATTCTCTTAAGTTGTTTCTCGTTGATTAAATAGTTTTTCATATCATATAAATATCACTCACTTTCAATTTTTACTTTTGTTTTTTCATCAACAAAAGCTTGGACTCTTCCTCGAGCAACATCACAATAATTTGGTGATAATTCTATTCCCAACCATCTTCTGTTTAATATCTCAGCCGCCACTAAACTAGTTCCTGATCCTGCAAACGGATCTAAAACTACATCGTTCTTGTAGGATAATATCTTGATCGCTTTAGTTGGTATGTCCATCGAGAAAGTTGCCTTGGTGAGTGATTTAGTATCTGCAAAGTAATTCCACTGACCAAACACAAGTTCCATAAATTCTTTTTTATCATTCTCATCATAGACCATTTTATTTCTTTTCGAACCATCTTCATTTTCAATTTCAGTTAATTCTCCAGTCCATTGTGGTTGACCTTTGATTTTTTTAATGTGTTTGTTTTTGTATGCCAAAATTACACATTCTTTTGGGTTATAAATGTACGGTGAACTTGGGCTCATCCAAGATCCCCAAGCGGTAGTTTTACTTCTATGTGGTGATTGTTCTTCTAAATCCACAATACCAAAGAAACCAAAACCGATTTCTTTCATAATCTGCCACATCTCTGACACAAAGAAAATACGACCACCTTTTTTCTGACGATTAATTTCGTAAGGAATGTTCAGAGCTATTCTTCCATCATCTTTTAATAGTCGATAAGCCTCAGATAACCAAGACTTTGCAAACTCAACATACTCGTTGAACTCCGTGTCATCTTCATGAACATCATAGTCAATACCAACCCCATAAGGTGGAGATGTAACTATCAGATCCACAGATCCTTCAGGTAAAGTTTTCATTACCTCAATACAATCTCCGTTAATAATTTTTCCTGTTTCTATCATTTTTTAAATTCCTGCTGTTATATGGTAATAGTAACCTTTCGATGTCATATCCCCAAATGATTTATAAATTTCATATCTTTTATCATCATAGAACATATCTGTGACAATTTCAATTCTACAACCAACATCTTTAACTTCAAATCTAATTTTTTCTACATCAAAGTCTTCTTCTAATGGTATATCATACACTAATATGTTACCCTTACAATAATCTTCTATTATAAGATAAGCATCTTGACTACAATACTTTTCTTCGTAATCACATTTTTCACGATCAAGTTCTTCAGTTTCATAAACTAAATTACCATCCTCATCTTCAACTTTCATATAAAAAGTATCAGGATAAGGACCTATTAAAGTTTCTAACTCAGAATCAAAATAACTTTCAACACCCAACACTTCACAAATCTGATCATAATCCATTTCATCAAACTCAACTCTTTTTTCTTGAAAAGTATTGTATTGTTCTGTGTTTAATTTAAACGGATATATTTCCGCCCCTCGATGCCCAAGTGTAATTTTGTGGTATTTCATATTATTATAGATTAAAAAATGTAATCAATTATAGAGTATAAAACAAGACCTGTCCCAATTAACCAACTTAAAATTAAAAAAATAGCAAAAACTCTATAGTTTCTTTCTACTTGATCTTTTGACCTTCCTTGAAAGTCGTTTGGGTTCCAATCTTTTTCCATAGTTAAATAAAATTCGAAATCATTTGAGCCAATTTATATCCTGTGAATGCACCTGCCGCCGCAGATCCAGGAAGAATAATGAACTTACCTAACATAGTTTCATATTTCTTTCTATTCACAATATAAGAAATTAGTATGTAATAGACAATATAATTTATAAGAACTAAAAAGTCCAGTTCCTTTGCCGCAAATACTACAATAGAGTTACCTAAAAACCCCCACATAAAGTTAATTAGGGTTTCTCTTAATAACTCGTTTGGTGTTGTAAGAGCGTCCCAAACACTGATCTCTTTATCAAAACCTGTTTTACTTTTCGAGTGTTTCGATGTGGTGTTGGAGGTACCAGAGTGCTTTTCTGAGGTCCTCAAGTTCTTTATCTTTTCCTTTTTTTCCTGCACGTGATATATATTTTACTGTATTTCCTAAACTAAATCCTAAATCCCAAGCATCAATAACTTTGATAGCTTCGTAAGGATTATTTTCACCTCCATAATGTTGTGGGTGATTAACTTGTTCTACTTTTGGTGGTGGGCATTGACAAGGACCTGTTCCACCACAAACACATTGTTTATCCATTATTCTTCTTCTCTATATTCTTTTAATAACTCCTCGTTAGACATTGTTCCATACTTCTCACTAAGACCATTCAAATCAACGTCTTTATTAATCATAGTTTTTGTGTCATAAAGAAGTTGTGCAACATATAATGAGTTAACAATCTCACGAATGATTTTGTATGGGTCCGCATTTGATCCAGGTCTACGATCTTCAACATATCCTTTCCATTCTTTTGCGGTGTCCTGAGGAACTCTAATTGATGCTCCACGATCAGATACACCCCAACTGAACTTATCAATTGCTTGTGTTTCATATTCACCTGTTAATCGTAAATGATTGTTTGATCCGTATGCTTTGATATGGTCTTCATGTCTTGACTCAAATGCATTGAATAATGCCATGAAGTATTCTTCGTTTCCATCAAATCTCATTTGGTCGGTTGAGAAATTTGTGTGAAGTCCTGAACCATTCCACTCTCCGTGTGTGATTGGTTTTGGGTGAAGTTCAATGTGATAACCATAGTTCTCAGCAATCTTGAATAGGAAGTATCTAGACATCCAAAGATCATCTCCACCTTTTAATTTTCCTTTTGAGAATACTTGGTATTCCCATTGACCCAAAGCAACCTCAGCATTTGTCCCAGTAATATCAATACCATATTCAAGACACATATTTAAATGTTCTTCAACAAATGGACGACCAACAACATTATGACCTACACCACAGTAGTACTCACCTTGACCTTTAAGGATATTTCTTTTGTGTCCCAAAATATTACCATTCACTTCTTCACGAATGAAGTATTCTTGCTCAAAACCAAACCAAAGATCTTCAAAATTTTCTCCAATTTCAGATCTTTTATTGGATTGGTGTGGTGTTCCATCAGGATTTAATACCTCACACAAAACATACACAGGATTATTATTTTTTAAAAAATTAGTCGGAGCGTAATGTCTCACAGGTTTTAACAAACGATCAGAGTTTCCCGTGTCAGCTTGATTTGTTGATGACCCATCAAAATTCCACATAGGAAAATTACCATCAAGAAATGCGTTCTTAACAGATTCGTAATCAACAATCTTAACTTTACTTCTTAGGTTAGGTTCAGGTTTATATCCGTCTAACCAAACATATTCCAATTTAATTTTCATTTTATTTTATTTATTAGATTTATTATTTCTTCTTTTGATGATCCTATACGAAATAACCCATATACCTCGCGTGAAAAATTGTCGGTGCAAATAATTGCATCGGCATCTAAATAGGTCATAAGATTTGGGAGGTTATTTAAAATGTTTTCTTTCTTTAATATTCTCTTATTAAATCCCATGATTATTCTGTTTCTTGCTTTTCTTCTAGGTTTTTTGTTTGTGAGATAAGTCCCGCAATTCTTCTTTTGAATAGGGGTAATAATGTTTCATTAACAGGAAAAATTCCGTTTGATGACATTTGAAATACTGGTCCCATTCTCTTGTCTTTTGGTTCGTATGTAGAAAATGTAGATATTATTTTTGGAATGGTCAAATCTCCGATCTCATCGAAATAAATTAAATTTATATTCGCCATTCTTTGTGGGTTGGTTTTTGTTTCTTTCTTGATTACATACTCCCAAACATAAGTTTTTTTACTTTCGGTTTGAGTATAGTAGAAATACCCTTTCGGGTGTAAAATATTTTTTTTATTTCTTTTGATTTTCATATCCAAAGAATCAAATACTATTGTCCAAACAGACTTTGCAACATTAAAGTATTCCATAATTCTTGGTGCTGAATAAGATAAGATTTTTCTAAATTCTTCATTTTCTTCATCGGACATGGTTGGGGCGTCCTTAACTTTTAGATCCTTCACCATAATCTCATCGTCTACAGTATTTAATTTTTTATCCGTGTAGACAATTTTCTTATCTCTCATAAGAGCTTGTATATTCATTAAGTGTAATGATAATTCAATAAATCCTGGATATAACTCTAATTTATCGAGTTTATCTCCCATCTTTTGGAAATAAGAAAGTAGTTTGTATTCTTTGTATTCTCTATCAATAGGTTTTTCGAACATCCAATCGGTGTTCATTAAAAATTCTATTTTTTTTCTTCGTGCCATTCATAATAAAAATATGATATATTGTTCAACAAATAAAGACCTAACTAGCCCTCATTACAAAATACCAGTCACCGTTTACCTGTGTTTCAAACATTTCTCCATCATAAGAGTTTAATAGATTACCATATCCATCACTATTTACGACAATATCCGTAACCTCATCTAAATCAACAAAATCCATTATAAAACTTTTTTCATATCCGTAGTGTTTAATAAAATCATCAATATCATCAACATATTCATTAACTCTATCATTGATTTCATTCTGTATGGAACTTTCATCATAACCACCTTGTGGATCTTCTATAATTTCTTCTATCGTCTCTTCTAAACCTTCAATTTTTCTTTCGATGTTTTCGTATTCTTCGTCAGACAATTCCTCACTTTTTAATTTATTATTTAGATTTTCTATAGTTTTTTTTAATTGATTAACTTGATGTTGTTGATTTGTAGATAATTCAAGTCCTATATCATAGTTTTCAGGATCATCTCTAATTATATCTTCATAAAAATCTTCTAACCAACTTTCCCACTGTCCTCTATCAAGTGCTTGATCCCAAACCCAACTTGTAAATGCCTCATAACCCATGTCATCAATAGCATTTTCAACATATCTTCTAGCGGCAATATCTAACTCATCTTGAGTATAAACATCATATGTATCAGGTTGTAAAGTATCACTACCTAACCATTCGTATTGTTTTCCAATACCGTAAGTTCCAGTGCTATTAGGATAAATAAAATATTTGTCTTCTTCTACTTCTTCACCATTGTCGTCTTCATATAAAGTAGGTATACCTTCTTCAACCAAAAATTCATATAAAGCTTCAGTTCTTTCAGAATCATCGTCTTTGTTTTCTGTATTCCACTCATCATTTTCTCTATAATCGGCCAATTCTGAAAGTTTTTTATTTCTTTCTTGTTTTAATTTAATTGTATGCATTGTTGATCCCCAATTACTAACATATCTATCTACGGTAACACCATCAAGATTTGGAACATTCGTATTGGATATATCTAACCTACCCATTACTCTCACAATTCCTGTAAGTGGTCCAACAGTTTTAAATTTTCTAAGATCTAAATCACCGTTAATAACAATACCTTTACCACGATAAGGTTTTAGATTTGAAACTCTCGCCGCAATTCCACCAACATCTTCTAATGTTTCGATATATTGATCAGGAGTTAGTGTAACAAGATTCTCATCTTGTTCTAATAAGAAATTTTTAATGAAGTCTCTCATACTTGATAAATATAACAAAATAAAAATAATTGATTTTTAATTATTCTGAATTAAACTTGTTTTAGATACTATTTATAGATAAATAAACCGATAAAAATATTTAGTTATGGGCTGCGGATGTAAAAACAAACAACAGGCACAACAACCTCAAACACAAACACAACAAGGTGCAAATACGACTCAAAATAAAACTAATGTTCAAGAGTCAGTAAAAAAAATCATTAACAAATATTACAGAAAATAATATTTGCGTATCATCAAGATAAGGTGTTCCGATTGGGACACCTTTTTTATTTATAAGATATTTATACCATATGAGTTTAGATAGAGCAAGACAATTAGTTAATTCATTTAATTATGGTGATTTTGATGACGACATTGAGCCGTATTTTAATGACTTAATAACATTCTTTAAGTTTGTTAAAAAATACGGTCTTTTAGATGAATTAGATTTAGGTCAAGTAGGTTATCGTAATTGGGACAGTGAACTAATTAATTTTTTAGATGAAAATGGTGTTTTAGGTAATCTTAGTTATGAAGACGCACCCGAAGAATTAAAAAATATATTACTTTTAAAAGGTTTAGAAGACAACTACGAAGACACAGTTTATTTTATAATTAACAATCTAATAACTGATGTTGAAATTAGAAATGGTGGTTTTTATCTAAAATTAAGAGATAGTGAAGAGTTAAGTGAATATTTTTGTAGTGGTAGTAGAAGAAGTGATAGTGGCCCTAGATATGTTGCAAAACTAATTTTAAGTGAAGAAGGTTTAGGTCACGATTGGTATTATGATTCTAGTATGTCACCACACGATACAGTAGATGTTTTAGATGATTCTAATTTAGCACATCTTAAAGATGTTATTTATAAAAAAATTGGAAATCAAGAACTTTCATTAGAAGATTATGATTCAGACTTTTTTGAACATTTATCTGAAATACAAGGGACAGAAGGATATTTTAGAATAAGACCTGAAGATTTAAACGACCTATTAAAAGATAGTGACGCATCAAACGAACTTTTCAAAAAAGATTTACAAGAAATTGGTCAAGAATTGAGAAGTGTTTATTACAGCTCTGAAAATACAGCATATGAAGATGAAGTTTATGAAGCTGTTTATAATGGTCTTAATGAATACTTCGAGGGTCGTATTGATGAGATTCCAAGAAAGGTCGGTGAAAAAACTAAATACGACCAATATATTAAAATCAGAGACTTTATTGGAAATATAACAACATTTTTAGAAAATAATAAAGGCGGAACTTGGAGTGATTCATTTTTAGAATATTTTGGTGGATATACGGAACTTATAAATAATATGATTTCTAATGATGATGTAGAATGTATTGATATTAGAATCCCTGAATATCCTGATTGGGACAGAACAAGAAGAAACATAAACGAAATGTTTTTAGATTATATTTAACTCTTTATAGTTTCATTTAATTCTCATATTCATTATACAAAACCAAGAATATGAGAAAATTAGAAAAAAACACAAGACGGTATTTTGTAAATCTATTTGCAGACTACATCCTGTCAAAATTCAACAAATCAGAAAATACAATAATTCAAGTAACAGATTGTGAAAACTTTGTGGTTGTTAACGGTCAAACTATAAGTAGTAATGTTCTAAACCTTAACGAACTTAAAATAGAATTTATAGAATCAAACAAGGAATTATTTAAATCACTCAATAAAGAAAGTCTTAACATTATTGATATCATTAAGTACGAACAAGAAATCACAGATTTTCCAAGAGCATGGATCACAGTTAATAAATCTTTGTACGTTAAGGAATTAGACCCCATTTCAGAAATAAACATTTCATCAGAGTTTCCTTATGGGCATAGTTTAGGTTGTGGTAGAGGAATATTATATTACTCACATTATATCTTCAATCAAATGTATTCTTTGTTGGGTATTGATAAATTATATTTTCATTACTCAAGTGATTTAAATGAAGATGAAGATTATAGAATTAAAGTGATTTGTGATTCTCAAATACCAAAGAAAACTATTGAAAGTCTTGTTTTAGATTGTTTTGATATGGATCTTACTGAATTCAAAGAAAGGCTGTCTAACTACGACTTTACAAAAGATATCACTGATCAGACATTGGACAAACCATACTTGATTCAAGATAGACTAAAAGACATAATATTGATATAAAAGAAAACCCCTCGATTGAGGGGTTTTTTTATCTTTCGTAAAATTCTTTAATTATTTTTAGTCCTTCATCTATATCCTCAAAATCTCGATCAGGAGCATATAAATTTGATGTAGGAGTTTCACTTTCGGGATTCTCAATTAACATGAATGCCGGTACAAAATCATTTCCTGTAACTTCAACAAACATATCGTATTCTTCTTCATATTCATCAATATCTCTATCGATAAAGTCAATGTCAGCCTCTTCTAACATTTTTTTAAATGTGTGACAATGAGGACAACTCTTCATTGTGAACACAACTGCAATTTTATCCATTGATCAATTCACTTACCATTTCTTTTATCTGTCCTTCATTCATCATACCCACTTTTGTCTCAACCACTTCACCAGAATTAAACATCTTTACAGTTGGTATACTTCTGATACCAAGGCTTAAAGCGACTTCTCTGTTATTATCAATATTAAGTGTATACATTTGGACTTCACTTTCGTTTGAAGATGCAACTCTTTCAAAAATTGGTTTCATCATTTTACATGGTCCACACCACTCAGCCCAAAACTCAACCACAAGTTTTTCACCAGCATTTATTTTTTGTTGTAATTCAACACTACTAATTTCCATCTTTTTTTAATTTTTTTAGGTTTAATATAAAGAACTCAACGTCTTTTTTTCTATTTATAGGATAATATATCTTACAAGAAAATGAAGAGACTAATGGGTCAGTTTTAGATAAATATATGTAAATATTGTTATCATAAATAAATATTCCATCAGAATATGAAACCCCATCAGTATATTGCATACCGTCCAATAAATAATTCTCAAATCTTGGTTTTTCAAGTAAACTTTCAGGTGTTAGTTCAATAAAACCCGTTAGTTGGATTGTTGAATACAATATTTTATTTTCCTCTATGAGGAAATCTAAAAGTCTTTTTTCGTGTTTGAATTTTTCCATAATACAAAATGGGGGTCACTGACCCCCTTTTCTTTTTTTATACTAATAATAGTTCAGCGGCTTCCCAAAGTTTAGTGTTTAAACGATTCGTGGCTTGGATGCTTTTGATTCCACGAAGTGTTGTTTGTCTTCCTCTTGGACTTTTGTAAGTGAATCCACCTCGAGTCATTTTCTCTTGTATCACATTAAATACTGTCCAAAGATCACTTCCCTCATCCTCAGGTCGAAACGGTGTTAGGATGTCTGTAATGTCAATAGATTCAGGTCCATTTCCAACCGCCCAACGGATCTTAACCGCTTCTTTGATTAAACGGAGTTTTTCTTTTTCAGTTAACTCCTTTTCCATCATTCGAGTAACTGACTCTTCGATTCTTGGGAGTTTCTTAGAGAAGTCCTCAGCTAAACCTCGAACATCGTCGAATGAAAAGTGATTGTGTCGAATTGAGAATTTCTCCGCTACTGACGTAGGAACTGTAAGTCCATTTGAACATACCAATCGGAAAAGTCCTGCTCCCATAGAGAATGTTGCAGTTCCATCGTGAGAGTTTCTAACGATTGCTTCAACAACTGTGTCACCAACTTTTGGTAATTCACTGTTTCTGTATTTTAATTCGTGCATTGAATGGATACCTCTACCTGTTTGTTTTACAGATGACAGTTTCCAACCTTCTCGGTCAAAAATCTCCATTACTTCATTAGTTGGTACGAACTCATACTTGTTCGTCATTTTAGAAGATGGTGATGTGGCGAATACTGCCGGTGCAATTGATTTGATTAGTTCTGGTGTGTATATCATAGTTAATTATTTTCTTTGTTTTTGTGTTTGACTTTACGAGTATATGATTTCTTACTTTTTTGCACGATAGGTCTAGTTGCCTGCCAGATTTCTTGTATCGTTACTTCTATAGTTTTCATTTTGTTTCTCGTTTATCACTCTACAAAGATAATAATTTTTTAATAAATACCAACTTTAATTTAAAATAATTTTTCCCCACTTTGTTTTTTGGACATACCCTTCAACAACAGCCTTAGGGTTTGGTTTTTCAAATAGTTCAGGAATCTTTAATTCCAAGACAATGTCAATCATTTGTTGTCTAGATAAAACATGATCTAATCCTTCATCAACATTGTTTTCTGATTTTTCTCTTAATTTCAAATAAAAGTCTTCTTTTTGAACGTTTCCTATAAGTTGCATTAAGTCACCAGGATTATTTTCAAAAAAGGAAATTAGTTGTTTAATGTATATCTCACAATCAATATTTTTCATACCTAACATTTTTAATAATTATAGGAAAAAAATTCCTTATAAAAAAGAAATGGGACTTATTAAAGTCCCAAATCACTTAGATCAACATCGCCGTAGTCTTCGTCATCATCATCACCCATGGCATCTTTATATTCTCTGTCTTTTAAATCTTTAACGATATCATCAACCATTCTTTGAATTATTTGTTGTCCTTTTGGATCCCCACTTAGGATCTTTTTAGCTAAACTCATAAATTCTTCTGCGTTTAAAGCTGAAAAACGCATGAATAAATAATGTTGGATATGTTTCATATCATCATCGAACAATTCCATAGGGTAAGTTGAAACGAACTTCTCCCAAAAAATTGGTCCTAAACGAGAGTCCCAAATCTCAGCAGGAAGTGAATCTTCAGCATTTAATACCATTTCTCTTTGTTTTGGGTCATCAGGTAAACCATGAGTTCCAAATACCTCATAAACACCTTTAACTAACTCGTGTACAAGAAGTGGGAATGTAACAGCTCTAGCTTTTACTGTTGGTGGATCTGTCTCATCATCATATTCTGACTGACCCATTTGACCACCGCCACCACCTGCCATTCCTTCCATATCAGGAAAGATCCAATAAGCATGTTCCATCAAAGATTGGGTAACAGCATAAAGGTTCATTAATTGTGGGTTGATATCATTGATTTCATTTCTTACAAGATTATACATGTGACCTCCTTTGAAAGCCGCTCCTTGAATTAATGAGTTAATAAATCTTCTTTTAGCTCTTTCTAAGTTGAAGTTTTCAACGTCACCCATAAACTCTTCAATTTCTTCTTCACTTGGCATTTCGGCTTCATCTTTCATCCCTTCTGCGGCACCCATAGGTTGTGTCATTAGTTCAGCCTTGAACTGCATTGCCCCTTCAGGAATACCCATTTCTTTTTTTACAAGTTCAATAGCCAAATCTTCAAGTTGTTTTTTGTTTTGTGACTGAATCATAACAAGTCTTTGCATCGCTTGACCAACAGTTCCCATTAACTGCATTAAAGCATTTTGACCTTGTATAATTCTTGTATCACCCATAGCCATTCTAACTTTGTCAACTGAGTCTTTGAATCTCTTGGAAGATATTAATTCAACAAAGTCTTTATCCATATTAGGGATAGCAGGAAAATTATGGTAGGGGGTTTTTTTACCGGTGATTTTTCCCTCAACATCTCCAGCCATTCTTTCAGGACCTTCATAGTCAATTGGGGCTTCCAATAGTCTAACAAATTCAGATTTTGGTAAACCTTCAGTGTATAATTTTTTTCTTAAATTTTTCATATTATTCAAAATCAATTCCAAGTTCATCAAAGGTTAACCAATCAGGCATCTCATCTTTTCTATTTCTAGCCTTAGGATCCGGTTTTGGTCCTGGTTTTGGGCTATATGGAGTATTAGGTTTTGTTCTCGGTTTAGTTCCAGGTGTTACCTTAGTTCTTTCTTTTTCTTTTGTACCTGGTAACATTACAGGAAGATCCATTTCTTCGTCCAATTCCATATCATCATCACTATGTCTATATTTAGTTTTGTATGATGGCATGTCATGAGGTATTCTCAGTTCAGGATAATATTCTTCTTCATCATCATCCATATCATCATCCATATCACCATAATCTATATCATCATAATCTACGAATTCTTCTTCATCGTCAAATTGTTCCTGTTCTGAAATAATTTTACCTCTATTGTAATTAAAAAGATACTTAATATCATTAAGCTCTTCAAGTATTTGTTTTTTCATACCAATTTTATTTAATAAATATCTAGTTTTTTTATTCTGTCACCATATAATAATGATAACCCAAAGAATAATATAAAAATTGACCCTTCTTTTTTAACACATTATTAATTTCTTCTTGTTTGGTTACTTTAGCACCAACAATTTTTTTATCTTTTGGTAGTTTTCTACCAGGGTGTGTATTTAACACATCCTCAATAGGGTCCAAGAAATATTTGAGTTTTTTAATTAGGGTTTTTTTATCACCTACGGTCCCGATTCCGTATTGTTTACAAAGAGTTTTGATTTCGGGTAATTCGAGTTTGTTTAAGTCTTCCATACCACAAAGATACGAAAAATTTTACAATTCACCAACTCTGAAATTTGTAAAGAATGATTTGTACTTACTTTCAAAGTAGTTCCAAGTGGGTCTACGGCTCATTTCTTTATCGTGGTAACCTTTTTGATATGCTTCATTAACAATTCGTTTTTCATCTTCTTTAACTTGATTTTTAATTATAGTCAAAGCAAGTTTTGTTTCTTCAGAAAGTCCTTCTGTTTTAGATAATTCTAAGATTTTTTTTTCGATTGGTCCCATAGTGATAATAAATATATATTTAAAATTCTTTTAGATCAACATCCACGTCAATTGGAATTCCGTATTTTTCTAACTTTTTATAAAAAAGGTCATAAACTTCCCCTCTTAAATAACCAAGAAGATCACTTCCTTCATAATTGGATTGAGCTTCAAAATAAGCCGCCTCAATCGTATCGTTAACTTGAATTTCGTTATCGGTTCCTTCTTCATACATTTGGAAATCCATGGTTCCATTTGGATCTACATTTACAAATATATCTACTCCAAAATCTTCACCTAATCTACCAAACTGACTTACTTCAATAACTTCTACTCTTGTATCAAGATTACCCCAATCACTTGTAAGGTCAAATATTTTTTCGTCAATTTCATTTTTAAGTTTTTCAAATAAGTTATTAAATCCACCGTTGTATCTATACCAAATGGGTCTAATGATTTGAAAGTCTTCATTTGTGTTTTTTCTAATATCTGTAATGTCGTATATTATATCATCAATATAAGGTTCTTCACCTCTCTTTTTTTGTTGGTTCCATACTGTATAACAAAGTTTCTGAAGTTTATCTTCAGTTAACTTATTATATTGTTTTTCTGTAATTATTATTTTCATGACTCCGCTTTGATATATTTTACATCAACATTAAATTTATTTTCAAAAGAGTTTTTAATCATATCTAACACTTTTTCTTTTTTGATTGGGAACCAAGATTCTAAGTTGTTTAAATATTTTTTTGATATCCACAATCTACCATCAGATTTATCATATTCAATAAACGGCTCGTTATCAATGTTCCAAACAGCAGTTTTATCCCAAATAACAATATAATAATCAACATAAGAAGGTTTGTTTTCATCTAAGGTATCATCTACGAGTGATTTCATAAAATCATTCATTAGTTTTTCTTTCTGTGATTCTGTAATTATTATTTTCATTCTTCAGATATAATTAAATATGGTACTATCACTTCATATCCTGTGACAGGTAAAATTATTTCATCCATACAGTCTTGGACAACATCTTTAATTTCTTCTTGTATTTCCCAACCTAAATCTTCATGATTTATTCCTTCACTTAAAGATATGTGTCTACCATCCATAAGAGTAACAGTTCCTCCCGGTAATGTTTTTCCATATAAATAAAAATCATAATCTCTATATTCCATATTATCAATCACCCACTCGAAATCATATCCACCAGTGATTCTATCATCAAAGTCTTTCGTTGAAAATGTTTTTCCGATTAACTTTTTAATAACTTTTTCAGTAAAAACCTCATCTCCAACTAATTCTTGAAATGCTGTTTGAGCATAATATTTTTCCTGTCTAGTTGTAATACCCCAAAAATCTAAATCTTCTTTATTAAATCTAATTTGTTGACCTTTTTTTTGTTGGTTTCTCCAATACTTTTTAAGACCCTCAATGTTTTTAATAGCAACATGCACTTCCTTCAAAAGACTATATTGATTATTAGATATTATTATTTTCATAACTATACAATATTAGCCCCACTTACCTCTTTTATTTCAACATCAGGAAAAAGTCCTTTGAAGTAATCGTAAACTGCGTTTTTCAAGTGTCTCGAAACAATGTGATAAGGAATATATTCTTCCATCTCTTTATCTATTGAATAATCATAATATACGGTTTTTGATGGTATTCTATATACAAATAAAGGGTCTCCGTTTTCAGTCATCAGATAAATTGATCCTGGCCATTCACCCCAACCTTTGACATCTTTAGATATTGTCTTTAAAAACAACTTCTTATACTTTGGATATTCATCAGCGTACTCAGCATCAAAACGATCTCTTCTATAGGTTTCGTTGATTAGATTATACTGTTCTTCTGTTATGATGATTTTCATATAAGATAAATACTTTGTTAAATAAAAAACCCCCGATCAAAAGAAGGGGGGGTTTTAAAAGAATGTAATTTATTTATTATCCTATTTGTTGTTTCAATTGGCCAATTGCTTGTAGATAAGCCGAATTATCTTGTGGACTCATTTTACTTTTTAATTTGTTATATTTATTAACCATTTGATTGTATTGTCTCATCGCTTTGTTTTTATCTCTATTACCTTGTCTAAATTCTTGTCTGATTTGTGATGCAGTTTTTAAGTCTGCTAAAACATCAGGGTTTTTTGACGTAGGTGCTGGTGTTGTTGCGTTTGTAGTTGTAGTTGCGTTTGTGGGTGTTGCTGCGGTTGTAGATGTTGTTGACGCCACTGTAGGTGTTTGCGCCGTTGTAGATGCGGTTTGTGGTGCGTCAAATGTCTCATCACTTCCGTCAACTTCACCAGGTCCCTGAAATTGTGCTACTGTTGATAATGTAGGTAGTTGTGAAATTTTATCTATAGCTTTTTGATTAGTCGCTTCTGTCCAATCTACAAATTTTCCTTGTGTTTTGTATCCTTTAGCCGCGACACTTGTAGGGTTATCCTTTAACTTGAAATAATATTTATCTCCCACTTTTTTATAATCATAATCCTTATCCGTACCTTGAAGCAGTACTTCATTGTTTGCATTATCGTCTTCAAATAAAAAACCTAATTCTTTAGATCTTCTACTTTCATGAAGATTTAAAATTCTTCTTTTTTCTTCTTCATTAATTATTAATCTTCTATTCATTTTTAAGAGTGTGTAAATAAGTTGAAGTCTTCGTCTGTTTCAGCTCTTCTGAATACAGATTCAGGTAGAACTTTCTTAGGATCGGATCCTCCAAGGTTTAGTACCATAAGGTTTTGCATATCCCCAACACATTCAGGTAATTTTTGAAGGTCTGGGTTATTAACTAAAGATAAATATTGTAAATTTTGTAATTGACAAATTGCTTCAGGTATAGTTGCAACACATCCAACAAAGTTGATTGCGTTCAACTGTTTGAACCTTCCAATGTCGTTTGGAATATTCAATGAAATTTTGTCTCTTGATGTGTTTTTGAATGTAAGTCTTTTCAATGACTGAGGAAGAGTGGCAAAGAATTCGTCAAAACCATAAAGTGCAATGAATTTTGATGCCGAATCACCTGGATAATCAATCACAACTTTTTCACCTTTATCTCCGGCTAATGACTTCATGAACTCAGGTTTGAAGAATTGTTTTAGTCCTTCTTCATTTGTGTTTAAGAATTCAATCAAATTGATTGGTCTGTCATCCGCATCCATATACTGATTATCAGGGAAGTGGAATTGGTATCTGTTTGCCGGTAAACCTGAAACATCTCCAACTTCTTTACCGTAAGATTTAAATGATGTTGGTTTGTTTGGAATTACAACATACAATGGTCCTTTACCAATATAACGATCAAACCAAGAAAGTCCAGGTGAAGATGTACACCAAGTAGTTTCTCCTCTTCTACCTTCATTATGAGATCCACCATAGAAACATGCGGCTTCTTTACCTAATGGACCTTTGTCTGATATTTTAGCAACTGTCCAATCTTGACCTCTATAAACGATGTCAGCACCAGGGTGAGCATATGTTGTTGATGCTTCTTTTTTCTCAGCGGCAGTCGCTTTGGTTTTTTCTAAACTGAAATCTTTAACTTGATCAAATAAAGTCTCAGGAGTTAGTTTGTTAATATCTCTATACTCTTGAGGTAATCTATTTTTAAATCTTTCAAACTTTTGGAGGTTTGTTGTAACCTTATATAAGTCTTCCATAAAAAGATCTTGGAATGCCTTTAAAGCCGCTTTATATTGACCTGATTGTGGATCTGAAACCATTAAAGGGTGATCAGCAGGTAATTTAGGAGTGACAAAGTTTTTTAGTAACCATTGAGCGTATTTCCCAATTTTAACCTTCTCCATCTGTTCAGGTTTAACATTATCGATATCCATACCGTCAGGGACCTTTGTAGTTGGGTCAGCGGCGATAAGTGCAAATAAAGTTTCAAAAGGCATAATACCTCTTTGACCTCTTTCTTTTGGTTTTACGAACTTATCGAATAATACTTGAAATCTTGAACTTTCAACAATAAGATCTCTTAATAGATTGGTGAACCTAAGTGACATAATATTTTTTATTTAATAAATATTTGTAAACAGTAAAAAATTAATAATTCATTATCAATAATTCTTCCCCCATATTTTGTTTCTCACCTTTCTTAGCAGCCGCAGCTTTAGCAAACTCTTTTTTAACCCAAGTGTATTGGTCTTCGGGAAACCATTCGTGAAGTAATTCAAAGTCATAGTAAGATAAAGAAAACTTACCTTGAACCCCGTGTAAAACATTAGCCAAACGTTCATGATCTTGACGATCAAAGTCGTGGTTGGAGTAGTAATTTTCCGTTTTCCAATACGGTGGGTCCAAATAAATGTAAGTTGATGGTGAGTCATACTTATTGATTACATCTGCGAAATCCATGTTTTCAACATCAGTAATTTTTAAAAAGTGATCCAACCAATCAGGTTTAGATAACTTATCTCTAAATGTAAGATATTTTGATTTGTATTTCCCTTTAAGGTCAATGAAGTTAGATGTCTCAGGTTTTGATCCACTAAAAACTTGTGTTAGAATATAGACATACTTAGCGGCAACTTCATAATCGCCAGGTTCTACGCTGAAACCTTCATTAAAAACTTCAGCCTGAAAGCTGATAAATTGTTGTTTGTATATTTCAGGTGTAAGATCCACGCCTTGTTTTTGACAATCAATTGAATTTATCGCCCTTAACAACTCGTTTGGGTTTTGGACGCATTTGAATAGATTATAATTTAGTGGGTTAAAGTCGTTATAAACAACTTTATTTAGATTTGGGAATTGTTTTAGATCCATATTATAGAAACACCAAAACATTCCTCCGAAAGTCTCTAAATAGACCTCCATGTTTTTGTCGTAGAATGGAACAATCCATTTACCAATTTTACTCTTACCTCCGATATAACTTAACATGTAATAAAGATAGTAAAAACAAGATGACTAATCAATTGTATTTTTATTTTTCAAATATTTATTCTAGTATGAAAATGCTTCAAACTCTAAGATCAATTATTGCCGAGCAAGCCGACAGGGAAGATTTATTATATATCAGTCCAAGAGGTAATTCATTCTATGCTTCAAGTCATCAATCAATAGATAGAAAGGGTAATAAAGATTTTGATTTCATAAGACAATCAATTTTAGATTCTATTGACTCTGATACTTCAACACACGAAAGAGTTGCGGTCCCTAACGACATTTTATCACAAGTTATAGAATTAAAATATCCAAAAATTATTAGATCATTTGCTGATCATTCATTGGGTGATAGGTTAAAGTTTGTTTATAGAGATGAGGACAATGAAGATGAAGAAGTTTTTGATTATTTAGAATTTATAATTGAAAAGTCTACTGACAGGGTTTATGTCATTCCAACAAGTACTTATTCATTTGATGGTAATTATCTTAGATTCTTCAACAAAAACAAACCCCAACAAAAGAAAGTAATGTTGGAAAACTATTTTCATATTAAAACCATTGTGTTATAATTAATTTATGGAAGAGAAAAAAGCAACAGAAGTAAAATGTAGAACTTGTGAAGAAAGTAAACAAGTACAGAACACTCAAAGATTTGTTCTAATTGGTGGTGGGATATTTTTCTTTTTTGGTATATACGGTATCGTATCGTTTGTCAAAGATGTTATATCTTTATTTTAATCCCTATCAAATCTCACATATTGGTTGATCATCAAATCACCAACAGTATCTAATCTAAATCCTTTTGCTTTGACTCTCAATGGTAGTGATGTATCAACTTTTTTGGGCATCTTAACATTCATCATACCATCGGGATGTGGGACATTAAAACTTCCTTGTTTAAGTTCATCAAGTGTCATAAAAACATTATATACCAAATGATTACCCACCTTATCAAATCCATCCTGTGGTTTCAAATCAACTCTAACAACAAGATCTCCATAGTTTCCATTTTTAAAATCTCCCATTCCTTGTAATCTTAAAAACTGACCATTATCTATTCCATGAGGTAGAGATATGTCCAAGTTTTTTATTTCAGGTTTTGATCCACTTCCACTACACATAAAACATGGGTTAATGGTTATACTTCCAATTCCTCCACATCCATCACAAGCCATCTGTACTACTTGAACAAAAAATCCTGATCCAACTTGTCTAACTACAACACCTGAACCGTTACAAGTCCCACAAGTTTTTTTATCGCCGCCAGTGCCTGAACATGGTTCGCACATTGTTTGTCTTCTATATGAAAGAGAATGTTTATTTGCCCTATATGAATCTAAAACACCAACATTCACTGTAATGTTTGTAGTGTGTACGGTTTGTCTTGGTTTTCTACCACCAAACATATTAGAGAACATATCTTCATAGTTATCATAATTACCAAATGGATTTTTTCTTTTGGTATCGTATTCTCTTCTTTTAGATTCATCACTTAAAACATCGTAAGCAACCGAAATCTTTTTAAACTTATCTTCATCACCACCTGTATCAGGGTGATTCTCTTTCGCCAAATTACGGTATGCCTTCTTTATTTCATCTTGAGTCGCATTTTCTTGGACCCCCAAAACTTGGTAAAAATTTTCATTATTCATTTATAAAAAGAAAATATTATTATTAATTTATGAACTACTTAGTTGTTGTCTTTAAAAATAAAGAAAGAAAAAAAATAATCAACAAATTTAAAACTAAAGAAAGGGCTAATCTTTTCTTCGATAAATTAATTGAGGAAAATCAATCTGTCATTTTTGAAACTAAGGTTGAAAATGCAAAACCTTGTGATTATGAATTGTCTATTCTTGAAAAGAAGGATAATAACTTTGATAAGATGTTTGTTAGGGATGAGATGGGTAGGCAGGTTTTGGTAGATTTGGATGATCCTGACTATAAGATACTTAAAGTTGTAAAATATAAAATACCTGAAAAGATTTACGACGTTGATAAAAAGACAAAAATAACTATGGATGTTTTTATCAAAAACTACTTACCAAAAAATTCAATAAAGTTAATTTCAAGATTGAATAATAAGGTTGTTTTACAAAATGATGATGATGTTAAATTGTTTTCATTGAAGGATGAAAACGAATCAAAAAGATTTTTAGATAACCTTAATGAATTTTTAATTTCTCAACAAAGAATTGATTGTATTATAGTTTCTGAATCCTCCAAAGCACAAAAAAAATACTTGTATGATATTTTATCTGAAAAAGGGATTAGTAAACAATCCCTATATAGGAGATCAACTACTTTTAAAACTAGATAGTACTTTTCTAATCCAACTTTGTTTTTTTGGTTCTTCTATTTTGACTTCTTCTTTAATTTCAGATCTTTCAAAATTTTCGTGAATAAATACGTGTTCAATTCCTGAAATATCAATAGAAAATCTTTTGTGTGAGTGATCTATTTTTCGAAAATTTTCTTGTACTTGTTTGAAGTCCTCGTCATTTAATTCATAAACACAAATGACTTTACCATCAGGAAAAATATTTTGCAATCCATCAGTGACTAATGCCAGTTTTTCTAAGACCCCAATAACACTTTCTTTATTTTCTTCCATAAACTAAGTTTTTCTTGTTTTGGTAAAACTTCTTCTTTTTTTATTGATTTTAATGAATTTATTAGATCTTTTTTTTCTTTATCTAATTCGATTTTATCTTTTTCAATTTCACTGTTCAACCAATCCACCATTTGTTCCTCTCGTGTCAACGATTTCTTCTCCATCATCTAATTTTTCTTCTAAAATATCAAATTTTAATGACTGTAAATTGTCTAAGTTTTCTTTTTCAAAAATTCGTTTTAATTCGTCTATTTTTTGTTTCAACAATTTCTCTTTCATTTCGATTTCTTTATTGTAAGAAATTATTTTCTTTATATTAGAAACTGTTTGGTTCATTTCTACTTCGTTAAATTCAGTAACAAATGAAAAAAATCTAAAATTATCATTTAATTTTTCGTTCTCAACAATCTTATCTTCTATCACATATTTTTTAGGTATTTTCCAATTAGCAGGAAATTCAATATCTATTGTCAAGTATGTTTTCAATTTTCTAACTGACACTAAAAATTGAAATATGTCTTTTAATTCGTTATACATTTTTTTAAAAAAATTTGATTAAAATATAAGTTATTAAGTAGGATACAAAGAAGTAATTGGATATTTTTTCAAATCCTCGATAAATTATCTTCTGAGGATTTTCACTTAATATTTCAGCAGAAATCTTAAATATTTGATTAGTAACAAATATTATTGATAATACAAAAATAAAAAGACACAAAATATCCAATTCCCTCATATTACTTTTTTTTCTCCTCTAAAATTTCACCTCTTAATTGTTGTAAAAGTGCCTTTAAATCTTGTGAGGTTTTTCTAGCTCTTGTACCAGCACTTTTGTTTCCGCTAAAGAATTTGTTAACGTCAACACTTAGTTGCTCAGTAAGCTCTTTAATTTTTTCTAAAGTTTCCATTTGAAATTAAAAAATTATTGTTTATTACACATAAATTAGGTTCTAAATAAACTATTGTAAAGTTTAAACCTTAAGATTTTTATCTAGTGTTTTGTATATATTAAAGATTAAATCAAGATCGACTTGTGTGAATGCCTTTTCTCTATTGAAAAGATCATTGAAAAATACATCTATTGAATTTCTAATTGCTTCTTTGCTTTGTCTGTAATATATCTCATTGAATAGTGTAAAAAAATACTCGTAGTGATCTCCTTCCATGTCAAATGAAATACTTTCTCTTTCAAAGTTATCTATGATTTTTTTCCAACACCAGTTGAAGTGTTTTTTGTTGTCGGTGTCATTCATCTTTACTGTGGTTTCACCATTATCAGATTCATCTCCAAGATATGTATTTTTGATTAACAAGAATAGACTATAAGACAGGTCATAATACAATTCCATTTTTTCAGGAATTATATTATTGACCCTGAACCAGATGTCCACCTCTTCAGGGTCAAGATTTTTTGTAATGTAATTTAGAAAATTATCCATAGTAAAAAACTATGAAAAAATTATAGGATAAGACTAAGTAATGTAAATTATTGAGTCTTTTGGTTATAGCCCATTAGATTTTGAATTCTTTGGAATTCTTCTGTTAATTTTTGTTTTTCTTTTTGATTAACAGATTCCTCAACTTTATTCAAAACACTTTGTGCGGTTTTTTTACCTTTCTTAGATTTTAAAGAACCTCTTTCAGTTACCTCACCAGCCTGATCAACAGGTTGGGTTTGTCTCTTATAAGAAGCCTGTTGTTGTTCTTGACCATAAAGATTATCTTTATAGTTTTTGAAGAATTTCTCACCAACTTCACTTGGTACAACATTACCTAAAGCCTTTCCGTCTTTATCAACTTGTGCATTTCCTGTAGTACTGTCACCTTTCAGATATTTTTCAATTCTTTCATCATTAGGTTTGATCTCATCATAAACTAAATTAGTTTGTCCAGGATAAGAGAATGCATCAATGTATTCATCAACAGCTTCAGATGGAGTATATTTTTTTCTTTTACCACCATTTTCAGTTGGGAATTTTTGTGTTTCTTTCATTTCGTATTTAGACTCTTTGTCAGACATACCTTTCAAGTAATCAGTCATTTTTTTAGCAACCATCTTTAAATAATCTTCATTTTCTTTCTTATCTTTTCTGTGTGCTTTTTCGTACTCTTGATAACCTTTAGGCTCGCTCATTTTGAATTTTTTTTCTTCATTTACTGTTTTTTCAATAAGTGAAATCAACTCATTTTCAGTAAAAATTAAAGACTCAGTAACCTTTCCTTTCATTTTTTTACTTTTAGCTGCAGACTTCATAGATTCTTTTTTATTACCATCTTTGTCTAAATCTAAAAAGTCAGGTTTACTTTCTTCTTTAAACTCATCTTTTTCAAATTCAACTTCGTAAAGAGTTTCTTCCTCATCTTGTTGTTTTCTTAACATTTTGAAATCCTCTCTATCTATTCTACCGTTTTTGTTTTTGTCAAGTTTTGTTTGGTTTCCATATAATTTTTCATCAAGTTCAATTTCATACATATCACCACACTCAGTACATTCATCTTCTTCTAATTGATCCCAATCAGTTTCTGTGTCTAAATCTACTTCTTCCCATTCATCGTCTTCATCATCACTATGTCTATATTTAGTTTTGTATGATGGCATGTCATGAGGTATTCTCAGTTCAGGATAATATTCTTCTTCATCATCATCCATATCACCATAATCTATATCATCATAATCTACGAATTCTTCTTCATCGTCATCTTCCATATTGTCCATATCTTTCATAATTTTTTCAATTTCTTTTCTTGAAAGTTTTGAAAAATTCATCTTTCCATATTTCGGGTGTCCGTCATCCATGCCGCCAAGTTCCATAATCTCTTCATTTTGGTAACCACATTCTGAACATTCACCTTCATTCATTTCAGACCCACATTGTTCACAAGTTTCTTTCATACCTTCTTGTACATAGTCAAATGATTTACCAGCAGGATTGAATGGTGCCTCCTCATCATAATTCAATCTTTGTAAGATAGCATCTGCTTTCTCATTAATGTTTTCTGATATAATTTTTTCAAATCTTGAGTTAATATATTGTCTTGTGTTCATAATTATTTTTCTTTATAAATATCTTTACTTTTGTCTTTGTCTGATTTCCTGAAAGACAATTTCTGAAATATAGTTTTTATCAATCCCGTAGCTACTCGAGACACTGTCTATTGCGTTCTGCACTGATTCGTTTTCGAATATTTTCAATGCCTTTATATCCCCCTGATTACAATAAGGGAATTTTTTACATTTTTTCTTAACTTGGACAAACTTTCCTCCAGGAATTTGTGACTTAGAATATCCTCTGAAATCTTTTTTCTTCATGGATTTTGCCCAAATTGAGGGTTGATTATATTGTCCACTTGATGATACACTTGTTGCTTCTTTTGTTTCGGCTTTCGTTACTTCTCCATCACCATCCTCAATACTTAAGTCATATTCGGCTTGTTCTCTGACAGTCTTAACACCTTTAACTATATCACCTTTAGTCGTTGAGAATAATGGCATTGAGTATCCACCAGCGGATGCCGCTCCCATCGCCTCTTTAGATTCTTCTTTCTTTTTTGACTTGTTGGAATTTAAAACCGATTCAAGGAATTTTGTTATTTCCTCAGGATCTTTCAAATATTCTTTTATTTTTTTCTTTATTTGATTGTTTGACAATTTTTTGTTTTTAACCAACAAATAAACTTTCATCAAGTCTTCTTTATCTTTCAAAAAATCGGTAAAATGTTTTTCTTCAGATAATTCTGATGAAGCTTTGTTTAATGCTTTCAATGTATCATATTTTGCATCAGCATTATCTGCCAATCCATAACTAACCTTTTCCTTTATTTTGTTAAAAATATCTTCCATCACACACTTCTAAATTTTGACTCCCAATAATATCTTTGCTGATACATGGTCTGAAAGTATTCTTGGAATGATTTTATGACGATTTCTTTAACGTCTTTTTTAAGACCTCCTTTTTGCATTTCTTTGGAGATTTTATCAATCAACTTATCCTCAAATTGTTTAGCAGTGTTAGAATTGAAGAAATCTTTGATCTCTTTTCTAATCATTACTTCAATTTCTTTTTTATCTGAGGATGTAAGGGCCATTATTTAAAAACTGCGATATATGTTAATGGAGCAATAATAGCTCCTGATATAATATTAAATAGTGTATTTTTTGTTTTAAGTCTCTTCAATTCTTTGTTTAAATTCTCATTTTCTTCTTTATAAATTTTTACCTTTTCTTCTGTTTGTAAAATTATCTGACCACTTAAAGAATCTTTAACTTGCCAAGTATTATTTGTTTTTTCTAAAAGATTTATTTTATTATTAAGTTCGGTGATTTCTTTTTTATCTAGTTTTGATAATTCTTTCAATCTGTCGTAATCATTAAGTTCTAATAACATTTTTTGTGCTACATCGTAAGGAATACACATTTGGGTTGTGTCGACAGGTTTTTTTACTTGTGCTTCGGATATGAAACTAACAAACACAAATGAAATTAAAAATATTAGTTTTTTCATGTTAAAAATTATATCTACTTCTTAACAGACTATCAATTTGTTTCTTGTCTGCGTTTTTTATCTCTTCTCTTTTTTGAGTGTAAAAATTATTTACCTCTTTTTTCTCAATTTTTATATGTGAAATTTTATCGTCAATCTCATCAATTTTGTGTTGGTAAGATTGTATTGAGTCACTCAAACTTTTTTGGAGGTTTTTCATCTCGTTGATGTGTTTGTCTATTTGTTCTAACTTATATTTGTTAAGTTCTGACATATCAGGAGTTGGTGTAAAAACTCGAACCAACAAATAAACAAAAATCACCCCCAATAAACCAAGAACAATATTTTTCCAATTTTTAATTAAGAACTCTTTCATTTTTCAACATCTTCTTGTCTTGTTGCGACAATTTTACTCCATTTATTTTTAAATTTCTCATAATAAGCTTGTAACTTATTAATTGTTTCCAAATAATCTTGATCTATTTTTATCATTTGACCATTAATGTAGATACCATTTGGTTCGTTTATTGTATAGAAAAATTCAATATCATTTTCTAAAATTTTACCCGACCATTCAACGTTACTTGGGAAAACATTAAGTCTGCCAAATTCAACTAATTCGGCAACATCAGTTCTAAACTCATCAACACTTGAGGTAAATGCGTTTTTTTCATCTGTAGTCAATTGTAGATCGGCCTTAGTTTTTCCATGAAGAACGATAATATTGGCCAATATTCTAAAAGCCTTTTGTTTATCTCTTTGAGTTCCGATTTCATCAGAATCCTTTTTTTCTTTTTGGAAAGATTGGTTTTCATCTTTAACAACTTCTTCTTCCTTCTCAACAGGTTGTTCTGTTAATAACCCATACTGTTTTTTAATACGTTGGGCATCTTCATTTAAATTTGTATTAAAGGCATTTCTTGATGCTCTAATCAAATTTTTTATTTCATCGTAGTTACTCATCATTCAACAATTTATTAAATTTTTCAAAATCAAATGCCGGACTTAGATCCGTTGCAAATTCATCAAAGTTTGATCTCGTAATGATACCCATAAAAGACTCAACACCTTTTACCTTTGTGTTGTGTCCAATAAAGTTTTTTTCAATTTTATGTTTTTTTGTCAACTCTAAACACAACTCTGCAGTTTTTTCAACTTGTATGTCGGTGTATGGGTGCCAAAAAAAATAATCTCTCCACTTACGATCAAAAACTTTCTCTTTATAAATATTACCAATCCAATTAATGTGATGGTGTTTTAAAGGTTCTTTTTCTAACCATCCTAAGTTTTCCAAACAAACCACAATTGATTTGGAATTTATTCGATCATTATTAGTAAAATAACCATTTAATTCTTCATCTAATAACTGCAAAATCCTACCGTCTCTACTAATAATGTAATGAGGTAATCTGATAGGTTTTCCACCAAATCTAAATTTTATTGAGACCATATAATCAAAAAGTGTTCTTGATGTGTGACAAAGAACTATTTGATTTTTTTTGTCTTCTTTTTTAAAGTTTGTTTGGATTAAATTTTCAATTATTTCCATATATTATTTTTGATATTTTAAAACCCTCTTCTCAATCTCTTCTAACTTTTTATTAAACAATCTTTCTTCAACTTCATTTCCCTGATCATCAAATATTTGACCATTATCGTTTACGTAATATTTGAAGGGGACCTCGACAGGAACCTCAATTTCTTTTACCACTTCAACAGGAACTTCTCTTACAACCTCAACCAATCTATCAACAGGAACCTCTCTTACAACTTCCACAGGAACCTCAACAATTTTTTCAACTTCCTTAATAATTTCAACAGGAACTTCAACAATTCTTTCAACAATTTCAGGTTCGACTTGGGGGGTGACTTGGGGGGTGACTTGGGGGGTATGATTTGCAAAATAACTTTCAGGTATTTCTACCTCATCATAAAAAGGATACTCATCTTCAACTTTATCTTCTTCCTCATCTTTTCTTCTATAAATTTTAAATGCTTGGTTTGTAGAAATAACTAAAGCAATTGCTAAAGGATCAAACACAAATATCAGAGTTAGAATAAAAAAGTTAGCAGTTTTTTTAACATCCCAACCTGTAATCTCACTTAAATACTTGATTGCACCTAACTCACCTGATTCAATTTCTGTGGAAGCAAGATCTAATATTTCTAAATCTAATCTAGTAATACTATCATTAAGGGATTCAATTTTCTTTGATATTCCATCTCTATTCTCTTGAGCAACTTTTAACTGAGTCTCAAAAGCCTTTCTATTACCTCCATTTGCTCTTGTAATGACCTGTCCCGTCGTTCTATCTATTGATTGGGTAGTTGTGTTAGTTGAGAGGGCGTTTCTTAAATTGGTGATATCTTTGTCCAAAACACTTTTCTCTTTTTGATAGTCAGTTTTGATTTCTTCGAATCGAGTTTTTTTAACTTCAATATTTTCAATTACTTTATTGTTAATTTCAAGACCCGCAATATTTTTTTGGAATCCTGTTGAAAGTAACCCGTAGATACCAACAGAAGTTAGAATTGAAAGAACTACAAGGGCCATTGTAAGATAGATCTTCAAAACTCCGTAAGTTTCTTTCCATTTGTCGTGTAGATAGGTTGCAATTGCAAGTTTAGATATTTCTAAAAACGATCCCATTATAATAACAGGAATTGCAACAGCTGAGAAAATTATTGATAAACCTATAACACTATAATAAGCGGCAGTCCCTGACAATCCTAAAGCACAAAACAATAAAAACCAGGGTAAAAATTTTTTATTCATTTAATTTGTTTTATTTGATAAATATCAAAATAATCAAATGATTGATAATTATAAACCCTATAAAACAATAAAACCCCCACCGGTACCAGTGGGGGAGTGTAATTTCATTCTACCGTATAGATAGAATTGGGGAGTTTCACCCTGGTGACTTCAGGCACCTTCTGCCGAGTTGTATGGGTAATCTCGGTTCAACCCATTCTATAAATAATCAAATAATTCGGAAGAATCATTTCTAAGTCTACGAAGAGCTTTTTCTTTAATTTGACGAACACGTTCTTTTGTTAAACCAAAGTCAGATCCAATATCTTCCAATGTTCTTGGTGTTCCTGTTAAACCAAAGTAATCACCTACAATGACTTTTTCTCTTTCATCCAAAACATCTAAAAGTCTCATTAACTTATCTTTTAATATGTCTTTTGTGTGAAAACTAGCGTCAGGTGCTACAGCGTCTTTATTCTCAATCATATCAATCAAAGTATCACCGTCTTCATTGATATTCATATCCAAATCTATGATAGATGGTAAAGTTTGGAACTTGTCGTCAAGTTTTTTTCCTGTTTGCTCTAATTCCTTTTTAGCCTTTTGTAAGTCTTGGACAACGTTTACCGGTAGACGGATCGTTCTCGAATTATCGTTCAAAGATTGGATTATGGATTGTTTAACCCACCAAACAGCATAAGATATAAAACGTAAGTCTTTATTCCAATCAAAGTTCTTGATTGCTTTCATCAAACCAAAATTACCTTCTGCAATAAGATCTGACAAATCTAAACCTTGATTTTGATATTGTTTTGCAACTGTTATTACAAAACGTAGGTTTCCTGTTAAAAGTTCTTCCTCAATTTGTTGTTTTTCAATCAAGGTAAGATCATTCGACTTCATTCGTGTGGCTAAATGACGTTCGCGTTCTGCAGTCATTACCTTAATTTTTCTAATATCTTTAAGGTAGTGATAAATCTCATCCTGATTGATAGGTGCCCCTGTGTTTTTGTCTTTCATATATGTTTGTTAAAGTGATTTTGAGTATTCGTCTAACTTTTGTTTTTCAACTTCAGATAATGAATTCATACCTTGAGTACTAATTTTATCTAATAGTTCGTCCAAAGTCATATTACAAACTTCTTTTCTTTTTAGATTTAAAATAAGATCTGCAATATCCAAAAACGTTTCACCATCACCAAGATTTTTTGTTCTTAATTTTGGTGCCGCTGGTTTATGTTTCTTCGGTGTGGTGTTCTTTAACGACATTAAGTGCTCAAGGTTGTCTTCATCAAAGTTTGAACTGTGGTCTCTACCTTTTTTTGTTAAAAGATATTCAAATCCCGGTATTTCTTCGGAAATAAAGAATACTACATCAGCAACATCTTTAAAATCACTTTTACATCCAAAATGGAAGATTGCATGTCGATCTCCATACATAAATTTAACCTGACCACTAGTCATATGTTCTGCAAGTTGTGTTCCGATTTCTTGTGTTTTTTCTTCTGAATTTTCTACTTCAGAATTATAATATACAAAAAGTAAGTAGTTCATTTGTGTGTTTTAATTGTTCTACAAATATACTGATAAAATTCTAATTAGTTTTAAAAATTCTATAAAACTTTTGACAAATTGTTTTCTTTCTTAATTTTTACAACATGATCACCCCAAGTTGATACTATTGAGTTGTGACTTATTACAAAGATCTTTTCAAAATAATCTTTAATTTTTGTGAAGAATTCATAAACCATCTCTAAGTTGTCATTAGCAATTTTTCCAAACACCTCATCAAGAACAACAAGATTTGGTTTGGGTAAACTTGCAATCTTAGTAAGAACTGATCTCAAAGCTAATGAAGAAATTGTTTTTTCAAAACCTGAACCTGAAGTCATTAATTTCTCAACACCAGTTGCATTATCAGTCATAATAAATTCAACCTCATTCTTTTCATTAATACGAATTTCCAATTTGAAATAACATGAGTCTTCCATCAATCTTTGTAATTCAGAATTGATTAATGGCATCATTGTTTTCATAATTATTTTTGATATACCGTTCTTACCATAAAGTTCCAAGTAGATCTTATATATCTTTTCTTTTTCTTCTTCCTCTTTAATTGTAACAATTTTCTTTTGGTTAATATCAATCTTTTCCTCAATAGATTTAATTGATCCCTCGTTTGTTGTGATTGAATTATTAATCGTTCTTCTTTGATTTTCCAACTCATCTAATCTCACGTCGGCCTTTATTAACTGAGCTTCGATTTTTTGATTTTCTTGGATTTTATCTTGAATTTCCTCCCATCTTTTGATCTTATCACTTAACGACCCAATCTTAAGGTCACAACTTTCAACAGAAATCTCATACTTTTCTTTAACCAACTTGTTTTTTTCATATTCGTCAAACTCTTTTTTGAGTTGTACAAAACTTTTTTCTTTGTCGGATAAATCCGTCATAAGTGTTGTTTTTGTGGTTTTTTGCACGATAAATCCATCTAATTCGGCAATTTTGGCATTTGTAATAGCAGCATTCATCAACTCAATTCCACAGTGTTCACATTTGATTCCACCTTCAACTGAAGATTTTAATTTGTTAATTGACGCAATTTCTGTATCAACTTTAACGATCTCTTTGTAAAGAATGTTGATCTCTTCTTTAACCTTGTCATGGATTTCTTCTTCATAGAATTTAGAAGGTTCAACAACTTTGATTTCGGATATTTTTGCAAGATATCCCGATTTCTCACGTTCAATTTCTTTAATTTCATCTTTGGTTTTTTCAGGGTTTAACAAACTCAATTCTTGATCAATGTTTGTGTGTTTTTTCTTTAACATATCATCACGATATGTTTTACCTTTTGTTATCGCTTCATCAGTCTCAACCAATTTTAATTTACTTTCCTTAATTTGATTTTGTAATTCAGAAATTGAGTTTTGATACGTTTCAATATCAGTCTTTAATTGCTCTGATGAATAAATGTTGGAAATTTTTTGTTTTGAAAACTCGGAGTAGATTTCTTTTGCAACTTCTTCTTTTCTTTTCAAAAACTCAAGTCCCATAAAACGTGACAAAACCTGGCCTCTTGCCGTTGGTTTTGACTCTAACAACTCTTCAAGATTTGATCCTGTTGTTAGAATTGTCATTAAGAAGTCCTCTTTGGTTCCAATTGAATTCTTAATGAAGGCTTCTGTTTCTCTTCTTTGTTCACCAGTAAAATTTAATAAGGTACCGTCCGATAATTTTTTGAAGAAGTCCAATTCTGTTTTAACGTTCCAATCACCTTTCTTAGATAACTTTCTTTCAATGTTTCTTATAATAACATAATCTTCACCATCAATTGTAATTTCACCTTTAACGTGAACTTTGTCTTTATTTGAAAATCGGTTGAAGATCTCCTCGGCTTTGGTTGTTTTTGTCGTTTCATTAAAGAATAAAAACATTAGGAGGTCAACGGTAAGAACCGTTTTCCCCCCAAAGTTTGGTGGATCAGACTCAACCACCACAATCCCATTTAACTTATCAAAGTCTAATCTTTGATTTTCTCCATATGATAAAAAGTTTGAGAACTCAATGTTTCGAATATACCACTTTTTAAATTGAGCTTGGTTTTCTTCGTCCCCAGACATTCTATTCTCAACCATTCTATTAATAGCTAATATATCCTCACTTTTATCTTCGTGCCCTTTTGACTTTAGATAGTTTGTGATTAGTTCAAGTTGGTACTGAGCATCGTTAATATTTACCGAAACATCAATACTTTGCATCGTTTCGGTTTCAACGTTTTTTGCCTTTGTTAACACATTTACATTCGTTGTGTTATACTTTTTTGAGAAGTAATGTTTTACACTTTTGAGTTTATCCTGTGTGAAGTTTTCTGGTAAATCTTCCCAAACAACTTGTATAATTGGGTTTTCAAACGTAGAAAAGTCCAAGTCTTTTATCATAATATTGTAGTTAAATAATTTTGGCGGATTAAAAAGATCCATTTTTATTCTTCTGTTGGTAACTCTCTATCTTCGATTGTATATCCCGCACTATCATATTCAGGTTCAAATTCTTTGTTGATTTTTGCAGACTCCTCTTCATTAGGAGTGAACTTGAATGCATGGTCAACTATTTTATCTTCAACTAATTCCATTTTAACTTCTTGATCTCCCACCATTGCAGTCATTTCATCATTTTTCAATTTTTCCAATTGTTGTTGTAGTAACATATCAAAAGCTTTTTGCATGCCAGCCTTTTCTTGTTTAATTTTTGCATTTCGTTTTGCAACTTTCTTTCTGTGTTCTTTTGCCGCTTTTCCCATTTTTACTTTTAGTTAATTATTATTATTTGGTCTATTTTCTTCAAACCATTCGATTACACTATTAATCGCCCATACGGCACCTGCCGATAACATTCCATCAAAAAATATAGAAATATATTTATTAAGTCCAATTATTTCATGCCAAGGTGCAAACAATGTTAACGATAAAAAGAATCCTACCCATGTTGATGTGCAAAGTACACATTTTATTAAGTTTGAAATGAATTCAAATACTGGTCTAAAAATAGTCAATCCAACATTAGGTTGTGCGTTATTATGGATCCAATTTCTTAATCCGTTGAAGATTGATCCGTAAACCAAAATATTGGTCATCCCATAGGCCGCAATCATCCACATTAAAATTATCATACTCGTCTATTTAAATTTGATCCCCTCAAAAGGTAAGCTTGATTTTGATTACCGTTAAGAAGTTCTCGGTTTATTTTTTCCAATTCTCTTATTTGTTCGTTCTTTTGTTGTAACTCACTTCTTAAGTTTTGGAGTGTTTCTTGTAACATTTTTGTCTTATCATTTGTTACGAGAATGTCTAACTTTTGTCTAAGTTCGTCTAAATCTTCATCCTTTTCAGACATTTTATTTTGGAAAATATTTTCCATTTCTTCCGTTTTAATGGAAAATTCTTCTCTAATTCTGCCAATTTCGGTAGTTTTAATCGAAATTTCTCCGTTTAACTGTTCTATTTTTGACAACAGTTCATTTACTTGAGTATCATCAGAGGTGTGGATTATTTTCTCAACTTCCTTGATTACCTCAATAGGTATTTCAACAATCTTTTCAACCTCTTTAATAACCTCAACTTCTTTAATAACTTCGACAGGAACTTCCACCCGTATTTCTTTTATTACCTCTATTTCCACTCGTTTTTCCTGAACTTCACCCGTTTTTAAGTCTTTTTCACCTTCATTAAGTGTTTTTTCCAAAAGACCATATTTTCTGATATCAAATCCTTGTTTAAAACAAAGGTAAATGAAATTATCCACATCCTTAATTTCTTTGGATTCACAAAATGCAGACACCGCCTGCATCATTTCCTTACTAAATATTTTGGAGTTTTTCGGTTCCATTTTCAATATCTTCAAATGATTTTATGGAGAACTTTAGAAATGGTTTTGGGTTTGGTAGATCTACATAAGAATATTCTTGACTTTCAACATTGTAGATCCCATAACCGTGTCGTCCAATACTCTCACCAATATTTTGTTGGATTGGACTCCCAATCATATAACCTTTACCGGTTTTGAATTTGAATTCTTGTCTTTTGTGAATGTCTCCACATAACACGGTTTCTAACCCATCGAACTTTTCAACGTCATATGCCTCCTCACCAAAGTCAAACCCAAGATCTGTTTTCATTCCCTGAATTGGTCCGTGAAATAATCCAATTCTTTTACCTTTCGCTTCAGTAATTTCAGGCGGAATATTACCTTGATATTGTGAATACACACACCAACTGATGTTTTCGTCTTCATAAACTCCTCTGTCTTTGTAATAGACGATGTTTTCACTATTCAGTGAATTAATGATAGGTGAAAGAGCATCCAATCTTTCTGTGTTATTAACCAAGAAGTCGTGGTTACCTGGAATAATAATTGTTTTAGCAACAGAAGAACATTCTGTTAATAACCATCTAACCATCTCAATAAGTTCAGGTGTCATTTGGTTTTTAGAATGAACTAAATCACCCGTGAACACGATGCGTTCTGGCTTCAACTCTTTCCATTGTTCAATGGCAGTTTCCAAAATTGATTTATACAAATCGTGGTCTTTAAAAAGACGGATATGTAAGTCTGAAAAGTGTATAAGTTTCTTAATCATTCAATTGTGTTTTGTCTCCGCAATATACTTCGTATGGTGGTCTGTAGGGATCATCTTGGACGGGGAATGGATTAATCGGTACTGGTATGTGTTGGAAAGGTAATAAATCGCTTTTAGTTCTTTCCTCTTTTACTTGACCCATCTTTTCAATTATAGGTGCGATATTTAGTTTTTCACTTTCAAGCTTATTGGTCAAATAACCATCTAACCAATAGTAAAATTCTTTGTATGTCATGCGTTTTCTCTACAATAAAGGGTTGCCAAAATCATTCTTGCAAATTTGAAGTGTTTAACTTTACCCAAGTTTAATCCATAAAGCATTGCAATACTTTCTAAGTATGGTTCTGCTTCACTGATAGTCATTTTACCTATTTCCATTAGTCTATGAATAATTCAAAGTCTTCGTTTACGTGACCACACTCATTACACATATAAGTTGGGAATGGTACAATTGTGTCTTCGTGACTTCCTGTTAATAATTTAGGTACTTTCTTAAGCATTGTTACTTCTTTGAAGAACTTTGACTCGCATTTTTCACATTTGATTGTCTGTTGTTGTCTAAGATCAATCTTTGGTTTAATAATATCGTCCATTTTTATTTTATAATATAGTTTATTTTTACTTTAATAGGTAATAATTGGTCCCAACTAGTTGTTGTTACCCAAGTAGGTGTTATTGTTAGTGTCATACTCAATAATAGTTTATTTATTAATTTTAGTCAAATATTGTTTCATGTCCATTTCTAAAATAGTATTCATCGTTTTTTTGGATACTCGGTACTCATGGTACTCTCTTTCTTCAGTAATCAAAACGATAATACAACCTAATAGTTGTATGTTTTCATATTTAGTTCCTTCTAACATTTTCAAAAGTAACTTACCATAAAAAGGTAACTGGGTATTGTAGTGACCTAAAGCATTATCAGGTAAGTCTTCAAATGGTTGTTTCATTTTTTTAGTATAACGGGTAACCGCAAAATTCTTTGGTTTGTTAGATTTCCAATCCGTTATTAAAATACCAAGATTCCCGTTTGTTCCAATGACTAACCACACCTTATCGGGTTGTCCTGTATAACCTAAGTCAGGATGACCTAAAACCATTTCTGTATCAATTAATATACATCCTCTTTCTTTAAGAAGTTCTATGTAATGCTTACCAGCCATAATCATAGTATCACTCTTAATGATCTGTTCTGCATCACAATCAAATATTGGTTGTCGTACAATTTTCTCAACTCCAAATTCTTTTAGTGTATGTTCTTCCAAAAAGAAGTGACAACGAGATCCCAAGTTTGTTGATTTTCTACCGGCTTCCGCCCACTCTTCCATTAATCTTTCGGCCTCATCAGGATCACCACCGGCTTTGTTATACGCCGCTTGTTCCGTTGGAAAGTCGTCATAAAATATTTTCATAACTTTAGATACCGATGGAAAATCTGATTTTAAATTTCCATCTTTATCCAACATTGTATATTTGTGACTTTCCTCTTCAAAGGTAAGTTGGAACTCTTTTTGTCTTTCAGAAATGATGTCCCTAATTTCTTGTGCAATTTTTTTTAAATCCATTATCTTATAATATGATAGTATTCTTCTTTTATTTCACCTCGTAGGTCGGCAATATCTTTATCGTCAGGTAGTTTTATTATTTTAATTCTACCCCATAATTCACCACCATGTAATTCGTGGTATAGTTTAACTGCGTTTTCCCAAGCATCAGCATCTAAACAAATAATTATATCAGCCTTTGCCTTTTTGTATATCGTCTCAAACAAAAGTTCTGACATGTGTTTACCTAACATTGGAATTGGGTTATCTACGAATAACCCATCGAACGCACCTTCCACCAAATAAATGTCTTTGTTCCAATCAATTAGATTTTCCCAAAATATAATTTTGTCTTTTTCGGCTTCAGGATTTTTATATTTAGCACGAGACATTGGGTTCCAACTTCTCGCAATATAATAATTCAACTCACCTTTTGTATTGTATGATGGGATTACAATTCGACCAGCATGATCCCCTTTATCACAAAATCCAATACCAAACTTTTCTATCATCTCGTCTGTGATCCCACGATTTTTAAGATAATTCATGGCTTGTCTTCTCACAGGATATACCGGACTTGAGTCTTTGAACAACGTAAAACCCTCAGGGAGTTTCATCGTTTTTTTCTTTTTTTCTCTCTTTACAACGGTTTCAGGTTTTAGAACATTATAAAGTTTTTTTTGTTTTTTATTTCCGTATTTATCAAAAATTCTACCTAATGCTCCGTGCGTACCCTCACTATCACCGCAGGACCAACACTTATAGACATTATCTATGTAATTGACCTCCATATTATGTTTATTTCTACCGTCATCACATACGGGGCAGTTGAAGGAAATTTGTCCCCGATTGGGGTAATGAAGTCCGTGATCACCAAGAACTTCCTCCAATAACTCAACTAACGCTTCATTTTCTTCCATCTCCTATAATATAATCATAAACTTTCAATACATCAACTACACAAACTTTCATGTTCTTTTATATTTATTGTTGATATGCCAACACAAATTACAATTACTGGTTTAAGCGGTTCTTCACCTTTTGACATTTACACATGTGATACAGGTTACACAACTTGTATTTACATAGATACAATAACATCGGGTCAAATCCCATATGTTTTTGATCTTCCGTATATTTTAGAAGGTATGGGTTCGGTAGGTGTAAAATCAGTTGATAGTAATAATTGTTTGGTTGAAGAAAATTTGTTGATATAATATGTCTTGTAATAATTTAGGTTTATTTTCATCCGCCTCAGACCCTAACAGTTCCTGTGGATCTACTTTGAGTTTTACTCTTTATGGTAGTGGTTTAACTGTAGGTGACATTGTTTATTTAGACTCAATATGTAGTAGTCCAGCATTACTATCATACTATTCAGATGGTATAGATGTATATGATATAGATGGTTCAGGTACAATTATTGGTAGTTCAGGTTGTACTTGTCCTCAGTTTTTTTGTGTTGAAAACGACACTAATTATGATGACACTTATCAGTTAGCAGGAATTTACGATGGTGAATCTTATTTTACAGGTCAAACCACCGGATATTTCATGTTTTATTCAACAGGTGAAACAAGATGGTGTTTAGCACAAAACTTAGGTGACCCATGTGATCAGTTTGGTCCTTTTGGAAGCACATCAGATTGTCCTGATTTTGACGACACGGTAGCGTATACCGGAATTTGTGTAACAACAACCACAACTGTGGATCCATGTGCTACATTTGATTTTAGCGCCATTTTTGATTGTTTAGTTCCTACAACAACTACAACAACTACAGCAGCCCCCACAACGACTACTACGACAACAGTACTTCCTAATCCTTGTAGTGGAAAGTCAATTACGGCTATTGCGGTCACATATACCACAACTACAACCACAATAGCACCAACAACGACTACCACAACAACTATTAACTATCCTTGTAATTTTTCAGGCGAAGTTATATTCAATACGTTTACTGAAGTAATTCAATGTGCTAATAGTAAAAGATTTAGTGATTGTTTCAATGGTGTAGATTATTATACTTCAGATTTAGTTTTAATTTCAGGAAATACTCCTTTAGAAAATTACGTATATTTTGCAGAAATTAACGGTCAACAAACTTGTGTTACATTTGAAGGTTTGTTTGAAAACATAAGTGGGGTTGACACAGTTGTATTATTAACTGAAATAGGTTCAAGAGTTGATGGTTCTTGTTTAGCTTGTTTTTCTAATATACAACCAACTACGACCACAACATCAACAAGTACTACAACCACAACTACAACTTTACCTCCTTGTATCCTTACAAGATGGTACGTTGAGAATAATAGTCCAAGTTTTGTTAAATATGACTACTACGAGTGTGATGGAACAGTATCTACAGGTGGATTAAACGGTTATACATCCGTTTACGTTTGTTCAATTACAATTCCAACGTCAACTTCACCTAACTTTACCGCTACAGATACAGGCGCAATTTGTTAATAAAAAAAAATATCGTCTAAAAAGACGATATTTCAAATTATCGGTTATATAAAAGATATTATTTCCAAATTTCTTTTGATCTCATAAATCCTAAAACACAAGTATAGGCGTCTGTTTGATCAAAATTTTCTTTCTTTAATGTATTGTTTTTTGTATAATGCCATGTAATTTGGGGTTCTCTTTTTGCAACTTTTTCCCAAATGATCATTTTCTTATCCACGTCTTTTGGTAATCCACCAAATAATACAAATTTTTTCTTATCGTTTTCTTGAACTAAATCTGGGAATGCAAATTTTCTTGAGTTGTAAGTTGAAATAAATTCAGGAACAATTCCCATTATATTATAGATTTCTTTAAACACAAAACTATTAAATCTTAATAGTGTTTGTATTGTATAAATGTTATTAGAATTCAAAAGTGGTTCTTCTATGATAATTCTAACAATTCCTAAATCTTTATATTGTTTAAGTTTTTCGGCAAATATTTCTGATTTCAACAATAATTCTTTTAATTTATCATCCTCATCTTTTTCCATTTTTGGTCTTGGTGAGATGTGAGTTAATTCAAGTAATTCTTGTGTTTTAATATCAAACAATGCCCACCCTATGGTTTTTGTGGAAATATCAAGACCCAAAACTTTGGGGGAGTTTTTTAAATTTTTTGCCATAAAACTATTATTTTATTTATATTATAAACTATGAAGATAAAAATTGTAGTTTTATTAGAAATCTAATTTGATAACGTACTGTTGAATTCCTTGTCTTAAGATAGGTGATTGCATTTTAGACATAACTAAAACATCTTTATTTTCATCTAAAAGAGCGATTTCTGTAACATAAGATGGTGTTCCTTGGGTCCAAGTTGGGTTTTGAGAGAGTAAGAATTCATTATCACTTAAGTTAATTTTATATTTCATCTCATACAATGTTGCTTGAATGTCGGTTTCTAAATTACCGTAGAAATAGTATTCATCACCAAAATTTAATTGTTGTCCTGTAGCACCATTAGGAACTAAACTTATGTAATTGTTTAGATTGTATATAGGTGCACTTCCATAATTTTCTGCAGTCACAACAAAAGTAGTTGCAGTTAAAGATTCTTGCGTTACATAACCATTAATGAAGTATTGTTCAATTTGACTTGTAAAATCAATTAACCTCCATTGTGCCGGATCAGGTCTTACTCCCGATAATGTTTTTTGAGCCAATACTTGGAACTGTTGTGCGTAGAATCCAGCAGGAACAGTACATACAGGACACTGAGTTGTTGTAGTTGTTGTATATGGTGGATTAATTGTAGTTGTTGATGTGGTTACAGGATTAAATGTTGTGGTTGTAGTTGTTGGTGAGAATCCAGGTTGTACTAAACATGGGAAATCTCCACCAAATCTAATTGCAACATTCTTTGGTGTTTCAGGTGAACAGACATTTTCAGTTCCAACGACACTTGTGTAGTAATTACTATGTAATGAATTTGTAAATGTGTTTGAATTTGATAATCTATAAGTCACCCAAAGTGTTTCTCCTCCTCCTGTCAAAACACCTGTAGTATTTGAAGTTCCACACGTGTTTGGTGTTATTAAAGACACTTGTGGTGCCGGTAATGTCCAGTTTCTATTTGATTTATATGATAGAGCGGCCACCAATTCTTCGTCGTCAATAACAATTAGTTTTGAATCGGGGTAAACTTTACCTACTCTACTTGGTTGACCATTAGGTTGTGCAAATGTATCCCAAAGATTATAATACCTAAGTCCAGGTTGATTCATTTGTTGTGAAATCTTAGATTTAGTATATTGAACTTGAAATAAATTTTGATTGTCAAATCCAGGAGGATCAACCCAAAACGTTTGTCCAAAACAACATTCAGGATTTTTATGCCACATTATTGTTGGCATATGTAACTTGAAATTTCTTGCTTGACCTTGGGTGTTCTCAGGGTTTTGAGTGTCGTATGGTTCTAATGCAAATTTTTCACCATAGAAGAAATCAATGGTTTGGTTAGTATAGTGTATAATTGCTATAGTTTTTTGTTCTTCAGGTGTAACTACAATTTTTTCACCAAAAGAATTGTAGTAATACACATCGTCCGTAGATGTTTGACCATCAGATGAAGTGTATCCAAAATATTCTTTTTGTCCTATATAATTAATAGAACCAAATTTTGTATAGTCTTGAAATTGAGCCGACGCTAAACCAGCAGGACTCTCAGTCCAAGGAATGTTCATATTCCATATTTTAACATCAAACTGATCAGTATCACAAACCGATTCGAAGTCAATCACACTTTTACTCCAATGTGGTTCAGGTGTAAAACTATCATACAAAGGAACCATCTGTGGTGGATAAATTAATGTTCTCGCCCAACAATCAATAGATAAATTTGTAAAATCAGGTGTCTCTCTATCTAACGTTAAAACATCACCACAAACTTCAACAATTCTATAAGTTAAAATTGAAAAACAACTTACCACATCTTTCAAACAATCAGGTGGTGGTGGTACGGGACATTGAGCACTTGGTGTTGGTGTTAAACATGGTGTATGCGTTGGTGAAGGTGTTGGTGTTGGTGAAGCACATGGTATTGAATTTGTACCTGTTGGTGTTGGTGTAGGTGTTGGTGTACTATACAATGAAGGTGTAGGTGTTGGTGTAGGGAAATTAGTACAAGAACAATCAGTTTCTGCCCTTCCATCGTAATATATTGTTATAAAATCTCCAACATTAGGTGTATTATTATTTTGAACGTTACAGTCCATTCTTTGTACACTTATTTGATTTGTTCCGTTCAACGTAGACATATTAACTACATAATTTGGTGTGATAACATATGTGTTGTTAACTAATGCTTTCCAATCTATAGTAGACGCTGTTGTATTTCCTGTGAAAAATCCTCTCATGGCTGCTCTATTATAAACAGATTCAATACCTGAATCCATAAAAGGAATACCATATATGTTTGTTTGTCCCTCATCAACTAAATATGGATATTTGATGTACTGTCTATTTGACTCAGGAACACCTGAACTATTCTGCGCATTGAACTGTGGCTCTAATACAACAGTATTAGCCTGATTGTATGTTGATGGTAATTCATTGTATGAAACTTCACTATCCCCTACTGCAAAGTACAAGATATTAAAATTACCTTCAGACATTTTTTGTCTACCTGTATCCGTTACACGAGTGTTAACTAAACCAGATGTATTTTTAATTATGTAAGCCATTTATTGTAAATATTCTTATATTCAATTTATAAAACTGATTGTGGTGCTGGTGGAACCGTATTAATTAGATTCGCATCACAACATTGACAGTTGTTTATCATTGCATTAGCTATGGATAGTGTATAATACCCTAAAGCATTTGAGCAAGATGTAACAGGAGCATTAATAATACTATTTGTAGTACTACCTGTAACAACTTGACCGCTTGTTAATGTTATTGTGTTTAAATACGTATTACTAATTTGAGTATTATTCAATGGTCCAGGAACACTACAAGGTCCACCTAAAGGATATGTATTAGCTGTCGTATTAATGTTTGTCATAAGACCTACACCATTAATAGTTGTAAAATTATTATATGTAGGTATTGGACTTAAACTTTGTGGGTAATAATTGAATACTGATGACATAACCACGTCCACTGTTAAGGTAGCTCCAACAGGTAACGATGGTGCGGTTAACGTAAAAGTATTATTATTGTAATTTACATTCATTGTTACATTATAAATGGTGGTTGGTATGTTATTAACTACCACTGGTCCAAACGAACCTATTGTTGTGTTTACGTCTTTTACAAATACACTGTAAGTTCCTGGTAAAACATTACTAAATATTGGTGATGGTTGATATGATATTCCTCCGTCTATTGAATATTGATATGGTGCATCTCCTCCCGAAGCACTTACGGTAATATTACCATTGTCTCCACATAGAGCATCATTTACAATTGCAGACGCTAATACAATGTATGATTCTGAACATTCACCTTGTGTAATATCAACACTATAAACTTCAGGTGAACCATAAACCTGCCAATTACTTACAGGCGGATATGAAGGATCATTATTTGAAACCAATGTTGATGGGTTAGTAAACCCTGTCATAACCCACTGAGCAGGTGTTGATCCGCTATTCCAATATACAACATATTGATCTGTTGATGATGACCAACTAGGTTCTCCATTTATTTCGACACTTGGGTCAAGTTGGACCTGTGATGTGATTGTTGCAGAACCAGGTTTTGTCGATCTTAAAACTATTGTTGCACAAAGAGGAAACTGTTCTTTAGGTATTGTTGGTGGCGAACAATTACCAATTGTTGATTCAACAATTAAATACGGTGTGTCTGAAACAACTTGCCAATCACCTGTTGTTCCTGTAGGATATAATCCATCAGGTAATATAAGTGTATTATATGGTGATAATTGACAATCTAATGTTTGACAAAAAAACCATTTATTCGACGAACTTGGGTCCCAAAAAACGTAACCCAAAAGATTTACACCATATTGTATTTCAAAGTATGGTTTGGTATTTTTAAACCCTTTTACTTCTGAATTAATGTATACTAACTGATCCTCTACTACACCTGTTAATACAAAACACATACCTGAATAATTTATAGTTTCAGCAGTTAAAACACAAGTTGTAAATGCTGAGAAATCACCATAATAATCCGTAACAGATGCTGAGTATTCTCCAACACCAAGATTAGTAAGTGCTGGCGCAAAACTTCCAACTTCCCAAAATATAGTATAAGGTGGCGTTCCTCCTGTTACAACTAATTCAACCGCCCCGTCAAAATTTCTTTCTGATGAAGGTTGTTGTGTTATACAAGTAACTCCCATAGGGAATATAGTAATAACATCACATTCGTTTGTTGGTTTTACAGTTGGGATTGTTGGTGGACATTGGTTATCAACACAAATGTCAGTTAATTTAATTGGGATTTGTACTTGATTATCAAACTGTGGATAAACTTTACTACAAATATTATAAGTTAATCCTTCTTGGATAGTATCGACAATAATTTCATCATTACAATTAACATATGTAACATCAGTTGTTTGAACCACAGATCTTATAAAATAACAATAACATTGACAATTGCATGTTATCCCTGTTGAAATTGTTATTTCGTTTGTTATGGTACAGTCTATCACACCTAAACTTAACACATAAAAACAAGTCTCCTCTATTGTTACTGAATCTATCGAATTTACAGAGATGTATGATGCCGAATAAGCGCTCAACCCACTAAAGTTTGAAATGATCGGTTCGTAACTTCCGTCGCAAGAATATAATATATAACAATTTTCTACCATCTATTAACAATAAATAATCATATGTTGTATTTTTGAATATAAGATTTCATATTATCGATATATTTTATTGTCGAACTATCTTTATCTATGTAATCAAAATGATTAGGGTTTTCTCTCAACTTAGAAATTGGGTTTATATTAATGTAATCACCTTTGTAGAATTTTGTAGCTCTTAGGTTATCAGTCACACCAGCCATATGAAGTATTGGTTTTTTTTCATAAGTTTCTATGGTATCCGTTGCCCAAGAAAAATCAAGATCTTCTGTAACTTTAGTTTCAATATTATACAACCATAAATTCCATAATAATGACCACATCTCAGCAGTCCAAAATTGTATTTGACCTGGATTTATCGGGAATCTTTTTTGATAATCCAACATCTTGTCATACATAGTAGTTGAGTCTCTATAGATTTTATCCCATAACTCACAATTTGTATTTTTGATTAGGTATTGTCCTCCACCAGAATTTTCTTGATTAATTTTGATTGTCTCAACGTCAACACCAATTACATCTGCCATTTCACTTATAAGTTGTCCTTTATCTGAATTGGGGTGTTGTTGTTCATATCTTTCACAACAATCCATAATATAGTTATATCCAATGTATCCTATTGTATCAGATAAATAACTAACCTCATCTTTTAACAACCGATCAAAACTCGGTAATTCTTTAAAAATAATGTCAGCATCATGAAGGAAAAATAATTTTCCATAATCAGGATTTGACTGTATCCACTTTGAGATGAGGTATGGTTTAATACTTGGTATATAATGTTTTTTAGATCTTTGATCAACAAAGTAATGCACATTAACCCCTAACTCTTTAAGTTGTTCTGATTCTTTAGATGGTGTGTTTACATTATTGACTAACCCTAAAACAACATGTATTTGATTTGGGTTGATTCCTTTTTCAATAAAATTATGAACATACAATTTTATTTGCCATATAAAGTAGGGGACATCGGGTTGTGCTGAAACAAATAACATATTTTCCATATAGGAAAATTAAATTAAAATAAGGTAAAGTGAATTAATTTTGAATTTTAAAGTCTATGCGATTTCATAACTTCCATTCCATAAAAATCTATCACCAGTTGTCCAAGTAAATGGGGTACTTGGTGAAACACTATCTGTAGTTCCTCCTGTATTTTGATATTGTATTGCCGCTTTGGTATTAAATCCTGCTCTTGCACCCGCTATAAATGCATTATACCAAGCGGTCCCATTATCTAATATGTCAGCATTTAATAATATTGCATCAGCATGAGCCGCGGTAAATGGTACTGACACATACCATTCTCCTGCACCAAATGTTGTTGTTGATCCCATTACAATATTTCCTCTCACAAAACATGTTTTACCAACTATTTTATACCAACCTTCTACGGTTCCATTACCAATTACAGGATTAGTTACACTTGCGGTCAAAACAGGTACATAAGATGTCCAAGCAGTATTTATTTGTGATCCTGCAAGGTTAAGTGTTGAGGCCGACACTGTGTTACCCGATATAACATCACCAATTACGGTAGCTCCCGTCACAGCACCATTTGTAGTAATACTAGACCCTGTGATAGTACCTCTTGCAGTGATTACCGATGTTAAAGTATTTGCAGAATTAATTCCTTCAAATAAATTTGTGGTGGCATCAGGATTACCCGTACCATTTTTGATTGAGAACGCACCTAAAGTTGAGTTGGTTGTTATTTCAGGTTGTACTGAGTTATTATAAGCTTGTTGTAGGTTTGTTGTTGACACACCCCCCGTAGCACCTACAGTTTCACCAAACTTAGACGCAAAAAAGAATCTTGCTTTAGTTGTATCGGTCAAATCCGTTGCGGTACTTAACACCGTTAATATACCAATAAGAACGGCATTATTTACAAAATTGGGGAATATTGTGAATGTTTCTGTTTGTAATGCTTCTATCGCCTGTACTAAAGTGTTATATTCGGTTTGACCATATTGAATTCTAAATTGTCCATTTTGCAATAGGTAAATTCTTTGGTTTGTGGCTTTAGTACCTGTGATTGGAGTTATAACACCCCCAACATCATAGTTAAGTGGGTCAATATCTGTAACATTTGTAACCGTTCCTCCTGTTTGTGTTCTATATTGGAATGTACAAGGGCTTGTTCCTGATATCGATAATGCATTTGGGTTCAATGTATTCGATGCAAAATTAATACCTAATCCATATATAAACCCGGCACTTGTGTTGAATTTTAAGTTTGCTCCGTTGGCTGATGGATATACACCCCCATTAATTAAATTAATAGGTACAAACATATCACGAAGTTGAGATAATGGTGATAAAACAAAATCAGGTTGTGAAAACACTAAGTTAATTGAAACTTTTTCAGGGTGTCCTATTTTACCTAAAAATATATTTTGTCTTCTTTGTTGTTCAGTTAGTGGTGTTGATTGTTGTCCAATTGTTGCACCACTTGTTAAATAAACAAATGTCTCAAAAGCCGTTGTTACAAAACTATCAGTATACGTTCCTCCAGTAAAATAAACAAATAAAAGTTGGGGACTCAACGGATTAGTTGTATCATCAACTATCCAACCTTTAACAGGGGCAACATTAAATGTGGTATTACTTGCCTTTGTCAAACCACTAAATTCAAAAACACCTGTTGATGAGTTTACTGTTGAGATATTATAAGACATTGCAACCCAAAAACTACCATTACTTACTAATTGTAATGAGTTTGTTTCACCTAAAATAACAAATGGTGCTAGATCTATAGTTTCACTACCATAAGGGACTACCGTAACTGCACCTCCACCATTATTTTTAATAACAACTATTCTTCCTTGTCTTCCTACGGCAGATAGTAATTGTACGTTGAATGTTCCTCCTGTAACATCAATCATAAAATCATTATCAGTCATGGTGTATGAACTATTAATTGTCAGCTGTGGAAATGTTATTTTAGATGTAGAGGTTATACCACTTGTATATGTAAGACCGCTAATTATAACAGAACTACCAGACATCCTAACTAGATCAGCATCGTTTACTCTAAAGTTCATGTAACTTGGCGGGAATGTATTGTTAGTTACAAACATATCAATGCCGACAGGTACAGTTGAATTGTCTGAAATTCCTAATTGAATGGTTCTGTTAGTTCCGCCGTCTGATGCTATAAATGGACCTTCTTTATTAACACCACTTGTGGATGTAATTAATAATTCTCCGGTTTTTTGATAGATAGACCCATAAACGTCTAAGTCATAGAGAGGGGTGTTAGTCCCAATTCCCAACCTTTTATTTACATTATCCCAAGTAAATCCAGTAGTTTGACTTACCGTACTTGCTGAACTTTGGAACAAGACTCCACCTGTAAATCCTGATTGAATCTGTGTTGAGTCAATAATTATCACATCACTTGGTAAGTTTTGATAGGTTGTTGCCGATATTGTTATCGCACTTAAACCGGCATTAAATATTGTATTACCCGTAACCGTGCCCCCTGATAATGGTAAAAATAACCCAATACCACTTAGACCGCTTGTACCATTAGTTCCATTTGTACCGCTAGATCCATTTGTTCCATTTGTACCGCTAGATCCATTTGTTCCTGAAGTACCGTTTGTTCCATTAGTACCGCTAGATCCATTTGTTCCTGAAGTACCGTTTGTTCCATTAGTACCGCTAGATCCATTTGTTCCTGAAGTACCGTTTGTTCCATTAGTACCGCTAGATCCATTTGTTCCTGAAGTACCGTTTGTTCCATTAGTACCGCTAGACCCATTAGTACCGCTAGACCCATTAGTTCCTGATGTACCGTTAGTTCCATTTGTACCACTACTTCCATTAGTTCCTGATGTACCGTTTGTTCCTGTAGAACCACTAATTAAACTAACAAGTTGAGAAATTGATGCTTTAAAAGATGATCCCGCAGGATTTTGAGAAGTATCACCAGTTATTACTATGTGAATTAAGTCTGTTAGAGAAACTCCAGTAGCTTGTATTTGATCCGTTAATAATGCCATATCGTATAATAAATATTTTGGTTACTGAAAATTAAACTGAGTTCCATCCATAAAAAAGTAATATTGTAAATTTTGGAATTGTTTTGGTAATCCTTCGGTTGAACAATAAATTATTTCAGACACTAAACATCCAATTGAATCTTGTAATGTTAATTGTAATGATGGAGCCGTATTGAATTGTGATGGTAATGTAAATGTTATTGGAAAAGTTGTTCCACTTCCTATATATGAACATTGATTTCCATAGACATCACAAGCGGTTCCACTAAATGGTGGTGTAATACCTATTGCCGATACTATTGTAACTTGTGAGGGCATTTAACTACAACTTACACAAGATATGTCATAGTCAATCAATAAGTTGACTTTTATTTCAGTATCTTGTAATGGATTTATTGTTTGTGGACCACAGTTTTTAGTGATTTCTTCGCAGTTTGTTTTTATGATAATTCTATTTGAAGGTAGGTCTATAGTAACATCTGATATTCCAACAAAGTCGTTAAGTATTGTCGATATTGCGTCTGCCCATAGTATATCATTTGGGTAATCTGTAGAACCAGAAGATGTATAAAATATAGTTTCTGCTGATTGTCCACCAACTTCAGCACCAATCGTAAAAGTTGCAGAATTTATAATACAGTTTGTATCACCACTAGTTAAGTCATTGAACCCTTCTAAATACATTGCTCGTATAGTTCTTTTAGTTACTAACCCACTATCTGTAAATGTATTATCACAAACATTATAGTATAAATAATTAGTGTATTTTTTAGTACCTGTTAATGTTGCGTATTTTGTTAGTGTACAACCACTAGCATCAGTTACAGTTAGACTGTAAGGACCTGAAGTAAGACCTGTAACAGTACTTCCTGTTTGAAGTCCTATAGTTCCTCCACTCCAAGTTAAAGTGAAAGGTGGTTCACCACTTGTGATAAACGCAGTTATAGATCCGTCATTACCATTTACAGGTTGGTTTGGATATAGATTAAAGTTTACACTTTGACTATATGGTATATTAACCGCATATGTTTGTATACAAGGTGGTGATGAGGTATCTTGTATTGTTAACACGTAATTTCCGTTAGCTAAATTAGTAAACGTGTTGAACTGGCTTGTAGTAGTGTTTGGGTTGTAACTTGGTCCTGTTAATGAATATGTGTATGGGAAAGTTCCTCCTGTTGACGCACTTACAACAAGAATCCCATTATTCAATCCACATGTAGTTCCGGTTACTTCAGTAGTTGCACTATATAAACTAACAGAATTTATTACTGTTGATGCGGTATAGGTACAACCTGCAGATACAACTGTTACTATATATGTTCCACTTCCGAGACCATTAAATGTTTCATTAGAACTACCAAACAATCCTATTTGACTTATACCTGTTGTTCCAGATACCGAAATTTGTAAGTTGGTTGCAGTACTAAGTCCTCCATCAACTAAAACATTAATACTACCATCATTTACAGAACAAGTTGAGTTAGTTGTTGTTACTGCAACAGTACTAAAAGAGTTTGGTGTTATTAAACTTACAGAATCATAAATTGTACATAAACCTGAATCTGTCACAAAAAATGAGTATAATCCTGAAGATAGTCCCGTAAAAGTTACGGAAGTATCAAATGTTATTTCAACTTGACCTGATGATCCACTAAAAAAATATGGTGCAGTACCACCAACAACAATAAACTCCACTTCACCATCATTGGCAAAACAAGAAGGTTGTGATACCACAATAAAACCACCTGATGTTAATGGCGGAATAGTGTTTACAGTAAATGACTGACTTAACGTACATCCTACTGAATTAGTAACAGTAGCAACATAAGATCCAGATGTTAGTCCTGTTATTGTTGATCCTGTTTGCCCTAAAGCGTTAGGACTCCAAGTTATTGTGTATGCCGACAATGGTGGTGTTAACCCTGTTAAGAAAATTTTACCACTACCTGAACCTAAACAACTAGCATCATCAACAACATATGCACCATATGTTAAACCTGATGAAGGATTTAATATTACAGATGCGGTTATTCCTGTACATCCACCACCATCGTTTGCAACAATGTAATATGTACCGGCCGAAAGAGATGTGAATTCATAATAAGAATTAGATGTTGTTACACCTGAAATTAAATTATTACTTATATCATATAAATTAAAAGAAACAAGTCCATAGACGCCAGACGTGAAACCTGTTATGGTTCCATTATTCTGTCCACAAGTGGTATTGGACGAATCAATAGTTGCTGTAGTGCCTGTTGAAATATAAATGTTTAAAACTTCTTTTTCTGTACTAGAATCTGTAAGTTGAGCATAATATGTGCCTCCTGTAAGGCCAGTTACTGAGTATGTATTTGTTGCTGCAGAAAGTGGTAATAATCCTTGACCTGTTGCATCTGAAATACTAAAAGGAGATACTGTTGGTGTACTTCCAGTTATATCAAACGAAACCGCACCGCTACCTGTATTACTACAATCCCCCGTTACACTATAATTATAAATTAAAATACTCATTATTCGTTACAATATATTTCGAACTCAAGTCCTATGTTTATTTGAAAGTCATCAAAATTAGGTTGACAATTATTGTTAAAGACTGTTATTTGTTCGTTATCCTCATCAATATTATAACTATACCCTGAGGTTAGTAAATTATTTAATGTACTACTCAAAGCGTCAACCCATTCTGAATTAGTTGGGATATTGAATGGTCCAATACCTGTGTAGAAAGGTGATATTACCAATACAAATCCATTTACCCTCAAATCTACATTCCAAGTTGTTACAATTGAATTCTGTAAACAATCGGTTGGGTTTAATGAATTTTGGCTATAAAAAGTATCTAAAGTATCATTCAAGACTGCACCCATAGATGTTATTGTAGGGTCACTATTCCAAGGATAAAGTCCACAAACCACTTGTTGTACAGGGCAATCGTATACAAATAATTGTGTTGCCAAAGAACAAGGTTTACAAGGAACAGGAACGATTTTACAGCCTTCTTGTCTTCTCCATACAAATTTTTGTCTATGAAATATTGAATTTTCTAATCTAACTCCTGTGTTCCATATTGTAGTTGCAGGGACCATTTGTTCAACCATTCTAATCCAATAGTCACCCATACCATTAATATAATCTATCATAGTTTGGTATGTAAAATTATCATTTGGTATTCCTGCTTGTGTCTGAGATTCTAAGTATTTCCAATATATTGATTGTAGTGTTGGGTAACCTCCAGTTTTACCATCGGTAATAAATTGTCGGTTTCTAGTGTTAACCATATTTCTCCAAAATGTTTGAGCAAATTCAAAGAAAGTTTTTTGTTTTGGTTTTGGGATAATTGTTGTCCAATCTATTCCACCATATCTTGGGTAAGGATTTGGTACACTACAAGGTGTGTCAGGAGTGTAGAATAAACCTTGTTCAGGTATTGGGTAATTATATTGTCTAGACATTGTCCAAACATCATAAACCAAACCTTGTGCGGGATTCATCATAATGTCAACATTTTTTACATTCAATGTTAAACATTCTTCACCGACTTCATAATAAGCATTAAATCCACCATCTGAACTTACTCGTTGTGTTGGTGAGGTATCACTCCAACTTTTCTTATTATCTTGGACTTTTCTAATCTTATACCCCAAATTCATATATGGGAAATGTCTGTACAGTTGTAGATATTCCTCTCCATAGTTGAAAGGTAAAAGTTGAGTTTGGAAATTAGGATTATCGCCTATGAATACTTGATTTGTTGGGATTACAAATTCTGGCATCCTGTGTTGAGGTGTTGATTCGAACCATCCTCCTCCAATTTGAAAAAAGTATTCCTCCGTTGGTGTTGGCATTTTAGGACATCCAAATTCATCAACAGGATAATCTTCTCTTGTAGTTAAAACTGTTGCATTTGCAAATGTTGTTGTAAAACCAGTGTACTGAATACCTTGTATTGAGTATGTGTTGTTAGTTTCTAATACAGGATATTCTTGTAGGAAAGTTCCTCCCGATAATTGTAAGTACTGTTTATTAAACTCACTCATGTTAATTCTTTGATCAGCAACATAAATGTGTTCGTTAAAATCAATTAAAGCCTCAGGAGCTCCAACCATCCTCAAGAGACACTCAATAGATTTTCTTGTTCCTTTTGATTTAAATAACCACGCAGAATTTATAATTAAGTTTCTGTAAAATTGATAATTAATTTCCTCAGGCGTTGGTCCTATTTGTAAACCAGGAAAAGTATTTGGTTGTGTTGTAAAAACTGCCTGTAACAATTCTTCATTCGATATAGGTGAAAAGTTTGTTACCCAACCTAATGTTTGTGCCAAATTTTTCAAAAGTTGTGACGGTATATCATTTTTAACAGTATAGTGAACACTATTAATATTACCTAACGCCGAAATGAATGCTTTAGTTTCGTCAAAACTTCTACCATAAATCTGTAAAAGTTTTTCAAATTTATGATCAGGTGTATCAAACTCTTTCAGAGCACCTGTCGTTAAAAATCTTGAAACTAAATTCGTGTTATATGAATCAAGATTTATTGCAAAATCGTTAATTTGTGTTAGGTAGTTATCAAATGTTTGTGATTCAATATCTAAGTTCCAAAGTCCTGATTTTGGGAATGTGGCAAGTTCTGTTGTTATCTTAAATGTTCCATCTTCTTGTTCTCTTGGTACTGTAAAAGTTGCGGTATATGGAGGATTAATATTTCTATTTAATAAAAAATTCTCAACAGGATCAAACTTCAGATTAAATACTTTATTAACTTCATAGTTATTTGGTCTTATAACAATATAATCGTAAGATATTGAATTCCCGTTGAATGGGTTTCCATCAACAATTAATTTTAATGTAGATGAATTACTTGTCGTAGGGTACAAATAATTTACAGGATATTCATTGCCGTTGACAACTAAGGCGTATTTTTTATACTCCAATTTCATATTCCTCAGAGGTGAAACTTCCATCTCATTAAACAACATATTAGTTTCAGCATTAACGGTGTAATCTATGTCAAATGGATTTCTAATAGATGATACTGAAACTTCGAAAGTTGTGTCGTCCTCTACCGCATCGTAAGTTATATTAAATGCCGTTTCTTGAGTTATAAACTTATTTGTATTTGGTGAAACCTCTAATCCTGCAGGATAAAAGTTGATTATCTTAGTTATTGAAACTGAAAATCTTTTTACTAAAGAACCATATTGGGTAAAGTTTGTTACTTGAGATAAATCATAATTTGGGTAAACTCTATAGTTGTTAGCTAAAATCTCAGCGGCTTCAATATTATTATCAATATTTATACTCTCAAGATTTATTGGATCTGAAAACGTACCAATATTAAACGTTCTATTCTGTTTTTCGGATATGTTTGTTGTGAAGTTAAAATTTGCTTGCGTTAACCCTCCTCCAGTGACTAACTGAACTCCAACCAAATTATTTGAGAATTCATTGGCGGCACTACTTTGAGGTGGACAAGTAAACTTCTGTGTGGCCATTAAGCAACAATATTATTAAAAGCTTTAGAGAAATCGATATTTTCATTACGATTTTGTCTAACTTCATAAAGAAGAGTATTAAACTGATCTTTAATTTCATACAAGTTGTATTGTTGGTAGATGTTATTGTCAGCGTCGTAAATAGTGTAAATACCGTCCTCAATAGATTTAGTTTGGTTACCGTAAAGTGCTATCGCTAAAGTTGAAATATCTTGATCTACTATTTCAATCTCTGTTGATATTGGATTGAAGTAAGTATTACTTATTATAATACTTTGGTTAGGTTGTCCGATATACGGAGTTGCACTTGGTTTGTTTGTTGGTGATGAAGATGGTGAAAGTGTACAAAATAAAAGATTTGTTGCACCTTCAACATATCTATATCTAATAGATTTTTGAATTGTGTTAGTTAAGTTTTGAATGACTGGTTCACAGTAGAATGAAGATGTTATTATTCTAAAGAAGTTAGGAATTTTTGTTCCATCGGGATTCAAATATTCCACTCTAAATCCTACAAGTCCTTGATTAACAAATTTATTTCTATATTCTGTTGGTACATTATTCAAATCAATTACTATTCCTTTAACATTTGGTAGAGCAGATAAAACACCACAATCTGTGATAGTCGTTCTAATTTGTGCGGGTCTAATCATTAAAGTATAAATTCCCAAACTTGTGAACTGATCGGCAGGTAGTTTTAAACTATACAACCCACCTAAAACTTCAACAGTATTTCCTCCTGTTGCATTATTATTGAAGTATGGTCTTAAGACATCTTGAGCATTTAATGTTGTTAAAATGAAGTTTTGTGTGTCATCTCTTGATGGTGTATAAACCATAACGATTTCCACGTCTTCAGGACTGACATCCGCTGGTCTAATAGTTCCGTAATTACCTGTAGCCATTTGTTTTTTCTTTTTTTTTATAAATAGTTATGTTGATACTTTTTCAATGTTGAAATATTTGTATCCGTATTTTTCTAAGTCTCCTACATTATCAACTTCCCCAATTCTTTGTATATTTTCCAATGGTGTGTATTTACCTCTCTCAACAAAAACATTAGTAATGATTTCAGGTTGATCTATAACATTTAATAAAGCCTCATTTTTTGTTAATGCCGTTAAAACAATATCACCAGGAACTAAACCATAAGAATCTGTAACATAAATGGTATAATCTTCGTAGTCCAAATAAGTCATACCATTTATGGTATATGCTGTATAAGAATTACTCGGATCAGGTCCCCAAAATGTTCCAATAGCCCCTGTTGTTCCTGTAACCTGAACTCCTAATTTAAATTTACCATCATATAAATTTGTTTTAGGTCCAAATTGTGCTAAGTCGTTAACAGAAGATAAGGTTAAACCTGTTATTGGAAATGGAACTGATGTATAATTGTAGGAATAATAATCAATTATGTTTGTGTTTGAGTCACCTGTAAAAATATAATCATAACTTATAGGTGTTGCCGACCAACTACCTCCCGCAGGATAAAACGTTATTGATCCGTTTGGATTTGGTATTGTTGCATTTGTGTAAGGTACAATAATATCTTTTTGAACTTTTGAAATACCCCATGGTGAGTTTGCCGTAAGTGTTATTGTATAAGATGTTTGACTAACAGGATATGTATGTGTTATTGGTGAAATACCTAAGACTGCTTGTGGTGCTGATCCATCACCCCAATCTAAAGTATAAGTAACTAATTGTAAGAATTTTATTAACTCTAAATCTGAAGTATTATAAAATGTGAAAGTGTAAGGATTTATTGTATTTGCTGTTACAATAAAATTATTTAAAACGTCAAGTTGTAAAATTAAACCGTCCGTTGGCGTGTAATACCCAATGTCCACAGTAGATTCTGTAAACATTAAATTAACCGTTAATCCCGTTAAAAATGATGTACCACCTGTATTTCCTGATAACACATATTCCATTGGTAAATAAACACCTGTTGTCCCTGTTGTTACTGCACTAAATGTAAATGCTGTTAAACAACAAGGGTCTATGATTGTCGTTATATCTGTCTCCCCTGTATAAGGAACAAATACTAAATCACTCTTGATGTTTTCAGGAGAAATTATGAAATTATATTGTTGTAATTCCATTATGGATTAACATATTCATACCATTTTATCGGTGATAATCCGTCCCCAACTCTTAAGTTTGTTGAAGTGGAGAATACCTCGTAAGTTTTAGTTGCGTAATTCAAACTATATCTATAATAGAAATAGTCTGCATTATTAAAAGTAAATTTGGTTGGTGTTATTAAATCTTGTCTTGTATTGGTCATTTGTTTAAAAAAACCTAACCTAGCATCAAAAAATTTTGCAGTCACATAAAAAGTATCGACATCTATAAAATCTCTACTTCTTAACCAATAAATAAAAAATCCTTCTTTATCACCTAAATAATCTAAAACCATTTTTGGTTTTTTAATTTCAACTGGTGGGACTAAAGGAGATATAACAACTGTTTGTGTTAATCCTTGTTGAACAGGTAAAATTACAGATAGATAGATTTGTTGATCTCTTTCATCTGCAGTATCATAAAAATCCAACTTAAAAAACGATTTAGTAAACGGTTTTGAATAGTAGTAAATTTCTTCCGCGGTGAATCCGTTATTTAAATATGAAATATTCCAGTTACCAACAGTGTTTGCTGTTATTGGTTGTGAATCATCATAAAAATAAAATTCATAATTAATTGCTGTATCTTGATTCTGAAATATATTATGTGGAAACCTTGCAATTTCAAAATCCGCCGCAGGTCCTATAACTTGATCAAGTACACTCACTTCGTATTCATCAATCGCATCATCTTTACCCATAAAATCCCATTGCATGTTAATTGGTATATTAACAAATTGTTCAAGTTCGGTTTTTAAAATTTTTATTCTATTCGCATTCATCTGTAGTTGGTTCTGCTATTGTTGTTATGTTCAATGGAACCGAACCTGAAATTGCATAATCATTTGGTATATTATATAATTCAGGAGTAATTCTAAAAATTGTATTTTTATAAGGATAATGAGCATTATTTAAGAACGGATAATCAACACCAATACCGTCAGTATCAATAAAACCATAAGGATATTTATCTCTCCATCTAAATAATGCCGCCATAGTTGAGTAATAAGCATAATCAGGAATACCAACAACATTTGATGAATCACCCTCTTCAATGTAATCTGAAAATGCCGCAATTTGTATTGCACTGTGTGGTTGATAAAAATAACCTGGCTGATTTGTGGGTAAGAAATCATTATAAAGTGTGAACCATAATGGGTTATATTTTATTTTATGTTGATACAAAGAAATAACTCTTTCTAATTGTTCGTAATTATTCCACTCACAATAATCACCATCTATAGTGTCACCAGACTGTAAAAAATCATTATAAAAGAAAGGTCCTGATCCTAACAATGAAACATAACTATTTTGATTAACAATAACATTTGAGTTAACATTATTGTCATCCCACCATGATTGAGGTTTTTTATTCTCTAAGAAGGTGTTAAAGTACCACCCTTGTTTTAGATCTTTAGTCCATCCAAAATAACCTCTCCAAATTGACGTAAAAAATAATTCACTTAAGGGTCTTCCTTGGTTATCTCTCAATGGTTGTATATCAACATCACAATTAAATGAAAGGGTATACGATCTATTACCTTCTTTTGTTGACACTCTAGCTTTGTTATTTGGTGTTAAAACTTTTATTTCACATTTTCTTTTATCTCCATAAATATTTCTTTCAAACCCTGCATTTACTAAGACAGAACATTCTTGATTTGTTAATATTCTGTGTTTTCTTATATAATATTCACTAACAGTATCTCCCGAATTTGCGGCATTTATAACTCTTTTGAAAGTCCCTTGTGAATTTGTTTGGAATGTTGTTCCTGTATAACCAATATTTTTAATGTTGAAAATAAATGCGTCCGATCCATCTCCAGTGTCCCCCAAACTTGATACCTGAAACATTTCAGTTCCGTTATAGTTTGTTGATAATAAAACAAACTCTCCTACTTGTAAACCATGTTCTACAGGACACTTAAATGTAATATTCAACCCATTCAAATCGTTACCCACCATTATATAGTATGGTAAACCATCTGAAGCAACCCAAGACCAATTAATTTGAGAATTAGGTTCAACGGCAAATAAATTTTTATTATAATCATTTATAAAAGCATAACTTAAATAGTGACTCCAATTGTAAGTTGTTGCACTTACGTTTTTAAAATCTAAATGATTATTTGGTGGTTGAGTATAACCAATTACATCATTATCTGTTCGTATAAAATCGAATTCATAATATTGTGGAAATCCTGTCCACTGAACTGTTTGGACTGTTGATGGGTTTGGTCCAAAATTTCCTGATGGGTAATATAGAATAGCGTTATTTAGTTCATTTGTATAATATAGATTATCTCTATATGGAACATATTTTGTTGACCCAGTATAAGCGTTTTCAAATAAAACCGTAAATTTGGTAACAGGTCTGAATATTGTGGACGCTTGTCTTTCTTCATCAAAAACAGTTGCCAAACTCAAATCAACACTTCTATCATATTCGATTAAGTCTTTTGAAGTTTGAGCGAACGGTACATTTATAAATTGATCAACTTTTGGTGCCGATTTATATCTCTGCGTTGATTCTATTATTCTTGTTGATGGATCTACTGTCATCATTCTTCTGTTGTTGCTACATAAAGTTTATAGAATCTATTCAAAGCAGTTTTACCATTGTTCAAACCAAAGTAGAAATGGTAAGGTGCTCCGACAACTACTGCTTGATTAGCGCTACCAATAGGTTGTCCCTGATTGACAACTGATGGCGGTATAAGTGGTTCAGGTACACCAGCTAATGTATAGTTTGAAATGTAACCTAAATTAGTAGTACTTGTAATATACTTTTCACCCAAAGTTGTAAAATCTAGATCTTGGTATTTTTTCTTAAAGAAACCTTGTCCAACAACATTTGTATACCAATTATTGTCTTCAGTTCCAAATATGTTTTGACTTGGGTTACTTTGTTTTAAACTCCACTTGTAATGTGGAACCACTTGTGATTTACCATATCCAAAGTAATTTTGAATTAATGGGTTGAAGTTATACGTTTCAATACCTGGTGATTCAATTTTTCTATATCTTAAATTTTCAAGAGGGGTTTGGAAAAATAGTCCCATAATAGGTTTTATATCATTTGCCCCTGATGGAGGGGTTGCAGGATAATAATTATCACCAAAGAAAATAAAATCATTAGCATTTGGTCCTGTAAGGTTTTCACTTATAAATGGTAAAACCTTCCATTCCGAGTTGATTGATAACATTTGTGCCCAATCTCCGTCTATTCTGTATCCTCCCCTTGTGCTATTGAAGAATTGTTCAATTCCTTTACCCTCAGTATTATTTTGACCTTGTCCTATTGGTAATATTCTTTGTCTTACACCTTCATTCAATATTCTTGATAAAAACCCAAGTTGTATAATGTCTGAGTTATCTTGATATGAGGTAGATTTTAATTGGTCAGCATAATAGGATCCAAACCCGTTTTCACCAGCCCCACAACAGATCTCATTTATAAAAAAGTCTCTTGGTCCTAAATCTGTAAGTGTAGTTGGAAATTGGATTTGTCTATCATTATACCCAAAACCTGGGAATGTTGCCAATCTTTGTGGTATTAATGGATTAATTTGTGGTTTATTCTTACCAATAAATTGTTGGATGGTTTTATTCCAAGGAGATGATCTGTAGAAAAAACTATTATTAATGTCGTCAAATACAATAACATCAGTACAATAATCATAATTTGGTATCAATGGATTAACACCGAATGTTTGTCTTTTGTTAAAATTAAACATATAAAGAACTCCGTTGATCCAATTGTTTTGGAATACTTGAGCAAAAACTCCTCTACACGCAGCAAAGTTCATGGTAAATCTAACTTTCCATTCTAAAAATAATCTCACATCTGAACCATACTCTTTGACATATTTTTTATTAAGAAGACAGTAACATCCATTTATCATCCTGTTTTCAGGTATAGAACATTGTCCTGCAGGTATTACACCAACATTATTTCCTGAACCGCTATAACACTCTAAAGGAACCATACCTTCACATGTTAAAGTAGAGGTCAAAGCTGAAGTTGGTCCAGTTTCATCAAAACTATCACCTGATGGTAAGTCAGCACCTGCAGTTATTGTTGGTGGTTCTAATTCACCACTAACAGTATAAACCGCAAAATTGTTGTTCTGATGTAAAGCATATCCTGTTGTAGGACTTGCTCCATTTTCAACTCTTGTTGAGGTTGGTAACCTATCACTTCTCATGATTATAAGAAGTGAATTTCCAAAATTTATAGGTGAAAAAGATTGATTATAATATGCCGGAGAATATAAAGAACTTAGATTACCATTTCCTCCACATGAAGATTGTTGTTGAAAATATCCCGCATTAGTGTTATAATATTGTTTCTTTTGATTATCGTCAGATATTGCGGTATCAGTCAACATGTTTGATGAAAACGGATTGTTACCAACCCATCCTAAAAACGCACCACCCCCAACATATGTCGTTGGATTTGCTTGGTTTCTTGGTAAAGTATATTGTGAACTCGAGTCAACATAAACAAAAGGAGAACCTTGTGTTTGTGTTGATACATTTAACCATCCAGGTGTTGGTGTATATGATGGTGTGTCATCAGTACTTAAATAAAAATAAGGTAAATTTGATGTAAAACCGCTATAGTTGTTTGGGTTGATACTTGGTGGTGTAATTGTAAAATTATAAGATGGAAAATACAATTTAACATTATTGTTATTTGTTGTATTGTGTGTTTGAGGTTTTTGAGATACCGTAGAACTTTGTATTGGTACATTCAAATAATAACTACCACTGATCACTACACTTCCATTGAACGAAGTATGACCAAATATTTTAGACACGTCGTAAGAAATTGTTTGAGGTGCGGTGTGAGGGTCAACACCTCGAACAAAAATACAAACTTCAAAATTTTGCCAATTCGGCATAGTGTATAAAACGTCTTGGATTGTGTATGGACCAAAAGAAGGACAAATAGGCACATTATTTCCATTACATATTGGATAATTAAATTGTACATTGTGTTCTAAATAAGCACTTTTGTAATATCCTGATGTTCCTAAAGAAGTGTTTACAAAGTCTGTTACAGTTAAACCAGTTAACAATTGGAAATATTCTATATCTGTCGGATATTGTAAAAAACTTTGTTCTTGTGTTATAGTTCCCGCAACTTGACTAACTTGTGGTTGATCAATATAAATTATTGCCGGTAAACTTGATGTTCCATTTGAGTTAGATGGGTCTGCATAATTCACAGTATATGTTGTAACACCTGTGGTTGTTAAACCTGTAATTGCATTGTTACCAAATTGATTCAGTGTTGCACCCGTAAGGTTTCTCATTCTAAACTGAGAACCTGAATCCATATAGTTTGGATCTTGGAAAGAACAAATACCACCAGGTGTAATTGACGCTGCGGTTCCTGAATTCATCAAAACAACAACAACTTGATCAAAAAATGGTGTTGAACCTGAAATTGGGTTTACAGTTGTTTTGATTTGGTTAACACCTGAAAAATATTTATCTCTTGTATTGAATTGATTTAATTGTTGTGGAAAAGTTGCCGTTGTTGGGTAAGCAAAATACCTTTCATCTGCAATACCAGCCCCTTGTTTGTTTGCAGACCATAAAAACGGTTGAGGAGCATGTAACAAATATTGTTCGTTACTATATAATTTATTTGGGTCGGTTGATGATAATACATCATAACCTGAAATTATTCTTTTGAAATCCAAGGCCGCCTTTACAGCAACCGCAGTGCTAATATCGTTTTGTCCTAATAATGACTCAAAACTTTTGAATCCGCCCGTACTTCCACATTGGAATGGGTCGTCTCCATTATCATCGTTTTCAAAATTAGGATGGGAAACATCGTATGATCCAGGAGAATTAACAGGCGCAATTACACTATTTGTTTGAGTCAATACTACATCAAACCCAAGTCCGCTTGAGGGGTCTTGTAAACTATTTTGAATTTCCTGTTGTTCTTGTGCTAAAGTATTTGCATCAAAGTCATCATCCAAAGTTGCTGTTCCACAATCACAATCACAACTTGTACAGTCAGGATATGCAATCATAGGTAGACCAATTCTTGGGAAATTGTCTATCTTACCATTTTGGGTATTATCAAGAAAGAATTTTGTATAAAAATATGTAAACGCCAAACCAGCTGCGACTTGAATTATAACTTTGAGCCCTTGAGCAATAATTTGTAAAATAGTACCAATTGAAATTACCGGTCCTCCTAATGGTGCAAAATCACCAAGACTAGTAATATAATAAACTAAATCTATTCCCGCAGAAACACCCTGATATACAATATATGGTCCAAGGAATAATAACAAGTATTTCAATACAGGCCACAATAACGCAATCAAGTGGGCGACAAATAACAATACCAAAATTGGGAATGTCAAAATATTAACAAGTACATTAAAAACAAAAAAAATAGGATCAAAGTTCCTTATTATATCATTTACTGGAAAAGTGTTAACAGTTGATTTACAAGTTCTGTTGTCAATTTCTTTTATACCTAAATGTTTTGCCCTTCCAATTCCGTTTTTATATCTATCAAGGAACATTGCCGTTGTATAGACTTTATTGTATTGGAATTCGTAAAAGGTATCTTCACAATTGATTGCTTCTTGTTTGTTAACATAATCATCCCAATCGGTACTAAAGGCATATGATCTGTAAAGATCAAATAGAGCTTGTGGGTATTGTTTAAATGTTATAACTTGTGGTTGAGAGGGGTCAACAGGATTTGCAACAATTTGAAGTTGATCTCCTGGTGTTATTTCAATAGCGTTTAGAGTTCCTGTATATGGTTGTCCATTTATGTATATTATATAAGATTGGACATTGGTTGTTGTTGGGTCTGCCAATCCTTGTGCCGTCCCAAAAACAACTGTAGATCCTGTGACAACACCAACACCTAAATTATAAGGGTATGTTGAGGGTGTGTTATTTGTTAATGGATCTACAGTATAATTTGTCCATCCATATTCTTTAACATTAGGGACTAAAAAATTGGCTCGTAAAAAACTCCCTTGTAATCCTTGTTCGTTTTGCCATTTAAATTTAAATCTATATCTACCTTTTGTTGGGATACCTTTTGATGGGTCGTCAGATAATACTTGTTGACCAAATTCATTTGTAAAAACGTAATCCAAATTCATAGGAACATTCAATAGGTATGTTCCATCTTGATCGATAACTTTTCCTTCCTCTTCTATTTGATATTGTTCAAGTATTGGTAATCCTTGATCGTCAGAATTGATTGTGTGTCTAATTGCCAAAATTTCGCCAGGTCCTGAAACTATTTCACAAAGATTTCCTGTATTGTTTTTTGGTTTACAACTTACTTTTAATGCATCATCATCTGTTGTAGATATAATTGACCCCATGAAAATTGAGGTCGGTTGTATATTAATGTTTGCTAATTTTGTCAAATCAAAATCAACTCGTGTTATCGCAACTTGACATAAATCAGGATCTCCCCAAAAAGGAGATACGTCAACGTCAAAAACTAAATTTTTAATTTGTGGTAACTCTCTTAGATTTGTTGAGGATTTGAATGTAGATCCATTCACTTGAGACTCTGTTGCTAATCCTTGTTGAATTAAATCTTGTGGTGATAATGAAAAACATCCAATATCGGAAAGATCAACATCCATAACAATAGTTTGGTTTCCAACAGGAACACCAAAAATCATAAAGTCACCACTCTCATTAGTTTTAACAGTAAATCTATAATACTTATCGTAGACTTCAATGTATGAGTCATCCATTAATACATCAGACACATTTGGGAATGATCCTGTAGATTGGTGACCTCTGTATGATGGTAACTTGGGAAGTAAGTTATATCTATAACCTTCTTCATTAGTATCTGTGATAGTTTTGTATGGGTATAATTCTGAAATTACAGGATTTAGTTCATCCGCATCATCAAGGGGAATAAAAACAGAAACCCTTGCATTTGGTAAACCAAAACCATTATTCACAAAAACTCTACCAACCACAACTCCGTAATCAGCACACATTCTTGTATAAACATCATTTGCAAGTATTTTCAGTGAGAGTACTTCTAAAGACTCCCAATCTTGTTCTAAATTTACATTGATGTACTTGTCAACACCAACTTCGGTTCTTATTCTGTATGATTTTGGCATTAAAAAAATCGTTTTTTCATAAATAGTTTATTTCCTATTTTCATAGAAAAATAGTCCCTTTTGAAAAAAAATAAATCCCTATGAGAAATTAACGGATTTCAAGTTCAATACTCTTACATTAATATCTTTGTTTGGGAATCGAATTTGATAGATTTGTGTTGGAGTTGCAAACAAAGTATCTGCCGTTGGTTGTATTTGTCTTGTTACAGGATCCGAATAAGGCATAGATGTTTGTGCCGAAGAGTATTGACCTCCAACTTGATTAAAGAATGAAATGTCAGAAATACTAACTATACCGTTTTCTGCTTGTATTAGTCTTCTAAGTTCAGATATGTTTACATTTTGACCTAACTGTATAACTAATGGATTAAAGAAGTTACTAACAATTTCAATTGTTTTTGAAATAATTGCACCTTGGTTTTGACTATTATCTAATACAACATCAACAGTAACAGCCAAATCAATTGTTTCTGCCGCTTCAACGGAAATATAATCATTGATCATTCTGAAGTTAGATAAATAATTTGCGATGTTTTGTTTTAAAGTATTTGAAACAACATTAGATAAACTACCATTAGTGTCGTATGACAACATTTTGATTCTAATTTTATTATTTTCTTCAGTGATTGCAACTTTTGCTGGTGCGCCATATTGTGACGGCATTGTTCTTATTAATGAATTATAATCATTAACAGTTACTGCTCTGTTCTGAGCTGCGAAGTTAAATGAAACCATATTTCTAACATCTTCTGTTGTTGGTAAATTAGCACCACCAATTGCGGCAGTTACGTTATTACACTGAAGACTATTAATAACACTTCTATTTACAGAATCAGAAGGTCCATTAACTGCGAATGAAACTGTACCAATTTGATTGATTGTATTTAGACCTACATTACTAGCTAATCCACCCCCAATTCTGTATTGAACGAATAGTGTTGTATTTGGTGTTAAAGCCGCACCCATAGCGTAATTGTTAGTATATCTACTTAAATCAAATCCTTTACCATCTCTAGCGAATTCTCTTAGTTGTTCTTCGGCCGAAATGTTACCACCACCAAAAGTCATTTTACAGAAACCTTGTGGTGTGTATTCAGAAATAAATTTATTAGAGGTTGTGATGTATCTTCCAACTTTAATACCTGGTTGATCTGAAACTTTAGTTGGGTCTTCAACAAAAACTCTATCTTGAACTAATGCATCAACCTCAAACCATCTTTCAGGCCCCAAACTTAAAAAATCTTGCGGATTTGGTACTGTTGAATATTGTGTTCCTGGTTTCAACAACACACTTGTAATTCCTAATATATTTTTTTCAGGGAGAAATAACTCTAAATATGGTTTTACATCATTTGCGGTAATTGTTCTTTTGAACACTTTTGTAACTCCATTTACAACAACTTCTCTTTTAACAATGGTGTAATTTATCAATTTACCACTTGAATCAAAATTTGGTATTTTTAATCTGTTTGGTGATCCTTCAGCATTAATTGGTGATGCAAAATCAATGTCATAGACAGTTTCAAAAGGTTGTCCAGCACCATTAACTAAAGATCCTCTTCTTAAGATTCCACAATATCTTATGTCTTCTCTATCACCAAAAGCAGGAACTGTTATTGAGAAATCAACTAAAGCAACCGATGGTCTTTGACCAGGTACTTTAAGACCATAAGTTCTTGCAATATTATAAACCGAATTCTTTTGTTGTGCAAATTGTAATACAGTTTCTTGGATACTTCTATCAATTTGATAATTCAAGTTATCAGTTACCGCGGCGTTAAGATCCAACATAACTGAAAAAATCCCAGCATCATTAAAGTTCTGAACTAAATCAGGATAGTAAGTTCTTGTGAAATTTATTAACTCAGATCTTACTCCTTGAAAATCTCGGACCGTATAGGATATCTTTTTTTCAGCCATATATCATTAAATATTTAATATAACAAAATCTTGTGATTCAAATGCCGAATCAGTGATTTTATAATCAATTTTGATTCTTGCCGTGTGTTCTAAATTGGCAATGTTTGTAACTTTAAATTCTCGTTCACCATATTGGTTAACCGTATAACCTTTATCTTCAAGTCCTGCAGATGCTGGTTCAACAACAATATTTGTAACTTGTAAGTTTGGCATAAATGTTCTAATGGTGTCCCTTATCTCCGCCTCAATATCTGAAAACGTAGGACCATCAAGTGGTTCGAATATATATTCATATAATCTTGTCCCAAAATCAGGTAAAAAATATCTACTTCCTTTTCTTGTTAAAAGTAAGTGAACTAGATTACCTCTAATTTCAGCTTCGGTAGTTTCAGTAACATCCAAATATCTACCTGTAAACGAATCAACGAAGGGAAACCCTATACCGTATGTAATACCATTTGCCATATCACATATAAATATAAGTTATAGAATTTTTAAGTAAAAAAAAAATCACTACCGAAGTAGTGATTCTTAATTTTAGGATGAACATCCAAAACATTCAAAATCAGAATTCTCAGGTCTTGGTGGTAAGTTTAGGTGAGAATAGTCAACTTTTGGTGGTTCAGGAGTTACTTTAGGTTTTTCACGTTTAGACATATCTAACGCCAAATGTTTAGCTCCTGTTGATATTGCCTTAGTTCTTACATAATAACATAAAGTTTTTAATCCTTTTTCCCAAGAGTGGAAATGTGATGATGTAATCTTAGATAGGGTTGGGTTTGCCATATAGATGTTCATTGACTGTGATTGATCAATAAATGGAGCTCTATCTGCAGCCATATCAATAAGTTCTCTTTGTGAGATCTCCCAAATAGTTTTATACTTAGGAATTAAATGTTCAATTCGTTTAACTTTCTTATTGTAGTTTTTATCTTCAGAATCCAAATAGTTATTAAAGTTAATATTTTGAATTGATCCTTCATTTATAATGATTTCATTTTTTAAATCTTCACACCAAATACCTATCTTTTCAAAGTCGTTGATTAGATATTTGTTAACTATCATGATTTCACCACCAACAACTCGTCTATTAAAGATTGCAGAGTGTGCTGGTTCTGTCATTTCATATGAACCTGTAATTTTAGCTGAAGATGCCACGGGCATTTGAGCCGTGAATAATGAATTACAAACCCCATATTGTGAAACACTATTCTTGAGTTTGTTCCAATCCCACATTCCTGAAAGTTGAGTTTCGTCTAATCCCCACATATCAAATTGGAATACTCCTTGAGACATTGGTGATCCGTTGAAGAATGAATAAGGTTTATACTTACCGTTCATGCACAACTGATTACTTTCATAGATTGCCGCATAATAGATTGTTTCAAAAATGTCCTTGTTCAATTTCTTAGCTTCATTAGATGTGAAGATATAATCCATTAAATAAAATACATCAGCCAAACCTTGTGTACCAATTGCAATTGCTCTTTGTTCCAAACCACCTTTTCTACCTTTTTCAGTTGAGTAGTTGTTGATATCAACTACCTTATTAAGTGATCTAACAACTTTTCTAACCTCATTAAATAAAAGTTCAAAATCAAATTTACCCCCTTGAATAAAATTCTTTAAAACCATCGATGAAAGTGTACAAATCGCTGTAGTTTCTTCATCAGTATATTGATATATTTCATTACACAAATTAGATTGTTTAATGACCCCAATATTTTGGTGGTTAGTTTTTCTATTAGCATTATCTTTAGAACATAAATAAGGAACTCCTGTTTCGATTTGAGATTCAACAACTTTACTCCAAATGTCCTGAGCTTTTACTTTTTTACCTAACCCCATTGATACTGCCTTTTCATACACCTCTTCATATTCATCACCAAAACATTCTTGTAAAGGTTTTAAACCAGCCTTAGTGATATCATTAGGACAGAACAAATACCAACTAGTGTTATTTCTAACCGCTCTCATGAAGTTATCAGGAATCCAAAGTGCGGTAAACAAATCACGAGCTCTCAATTCTTCCGCACCTGTGTTCTTCTTGATGTCTAAAAGATCAAAGATGTCTTTGTGCCAAGGTTCAAGATAGATAGCGGCACTACCAGGTCTACGACCTTGTTGGTTAAAGAATCTAAGTGATTCATTAACAATTTTTAAATATTTTAAAAGACCTCCAGCATATCCACCTGAACTTGAGATTCTACTTTCTTTACTTCTAATGTTAGACATAGATAATCCAATACCAGCAGCATCAGAGGAGAAAGTTGAAATATCTGTTAATGTATCTAATAAACCTTTTCTTGAGTCGGAGTTGTTATAGTGAAGTACACATGATGCTAATTGTGGAACTTTTGTTCCAGCATTAATCATTATTGGTGTTGCCTTTGAAATCAACTGATTTGATAATGATTTGTAGTACTCAAATGCGTCAGACATATTGGTAGTAACCCAAAGAGCAACTCTCATATACATATGTTGTGGTCTTTCAACTACTTTACCATTTGGTCTTTTCAACAAATACATTTCTTGTAATGATCTCCAAGCAAAGTAATCGAAGTTATAATCATTTTCATGATTAATAGCCGCATCAATAGTATCTTCACCATATTCTTTAATAGTTTCAATCAATTTTTCATTGATAATTCCATCTTCATAAAGTTGCATCATTGTTTGTGAAAAACTTTCATTAGTTTCTTTGTGGTATGAAGAAATCGCAACACTCGCAGCCAATCTTGAGTAATCATGGTGACTACCTGTGTATGAAGCTGCAATCTCATAAACTAATTTATCAAGTTCTTTTGTAGTTACCTCACCTTCCGTTGGTACAGAAGTAATTACTTTAATGAAAATTTCATCAGAGTTAACATTCAAGCCTTTTGATGCTCTCTTAACTCTGTTGTAAATTTTTTGAGGATTAAATGATACACTGTCTCCTCCTCTTTTATTTATTTTTAATGACATATTCCAAAAATTAAAAGTCGTCTGTAAATGTTATGGTTTCATTCAGTTTTGCCTTCTGATACTCCATAGTTCTTGATTCAAAGAAGTTACCTTTAGTTTCAACAGCAATTTGCTCCATAAACTTAAACGGTTGTTCTACGTTGAATTCTTTACTACATCCCATCTTAACGAGTAATCCATCAACTACAAATTCAAGATATTGTTTCATTAAGTTTGAGTTCATTCCAATTAAAGAAACAGGAAGTGATTCTGTTATGAATTCCTTTTCAATTTCTAATGCCGAAAGTAAAATCTCTTTAATTCTTTTTTCGGAAGGTTTATTTTCTAAATGGTTATTTAATAAGTGAATTGCAAAATCACAATGTAAATTTTCATCTTTAAAGATTAATGAGTTAGCGTTACACAAACCTTGCATAATCCCTCTTGATTTCATCCAAAAAATAGAACAGAATGAACCTGAGAAAAAGATACCTTCGACAGCAGCAAACGCAACTAATCTTTCTGCAAAAGATGCCTTTTCAATCCATTCCAAAGCCCATTTGGCTTTCTTCTGAACCGCGGGTAGTCTATCAATTGCATTGAAACATTCATCTTTCTCCTTTGGGTTATTAATGTACGTATCGATCAACAACGAATACATTAATGAGTGAATGTTCTCCATCGCCAATTGGAATCCGTAAAAGAATTTAGCTTCGGGATATTGCACTTCTCGGTAAAAATTTTCCGCCAAGTTTTCGTTTACAATACCGTCAGAAGCCGCGAAAAATGACAATACGTTTTTGATAAAGTATTTTTCATTGTCTGTTAAATTTTCCCAATCTCTGATGTCATTAGTTAAATCCACCTCTTCTGCCGTCCAAAACGCTGCTTGGTGTTGTTTGTAAAATTCCCATATATCATTGTGTTCGATAGGGAAGATGACAAACCGACCAGGATTTTCTACTAGTATTTTTTCCATTTTTATAAATTTACTTATTTTGTTAATTTGATTGTGTTTCTCTTTGTTTTCTCTTTTCTAAGAGTTCCTTAACTCTTTGTCTTTGTCTTTCTTCTTTTTGTTCTTCAAGACCTAAGAACGTCATTGAGCTTTCAGTATCTATATCAATCATTGCGTTATCAAACTTACAGTTTTCAAATACAACACCATCATCACCAATACGTGATTTTGTGATTGCAATTGTTGCTAGTTTCATTTCTTTTTGTTGTAATGTCTTTGCAACTGATATAATAACGTGACCAACTTGAGCCTTTTTAATTGATCCACCCATTTGATCTGTTGTAACAACTTCGGAAGATATTGAAGATCTGTTACCTTGAGTTGCTGTCCAACCCACAATATTCATTTCGTGACACATTGCTTCAAATGCTCTCATCACTGACCCTTCACTCTTCCATTCATCACCTAAATTTTTGTCAGGAACAATACAATCGATATAATCTAAAACAATCATATCTACTTTGATCCCATCAGATACCATTTTTCTAATTTGATTTTTAATTTGTAACATCGTCATAGTATCAGATGGTAACTTTTTCATTATCAATTTATTTGGCATTGATTCCTCAATTTCCCTAACTCTCTTCATAACCTCATCTTTTTTCTCTGACAAATCGTCAGGATGAACTTTCGTCCATAATGTGAAATGCTTTCTTTGGATAACCTTTGGGTTGTCCTCAAAAAAGATCTGAAGTACATTAAATCCTAAGTTAAAAGCGTGATTAGCCATTTTGGTTAATATAGTTGACTTACCGACACCTGTAGGTGCTAAGATAACACCAATTTCCCCTTTTGCCAAACCTCCTTTTAATAATCTATCGATTCCAGGTATTCCCATTGGGATTGGGTGTCTGTAATCATCCTCAAGAACTTGATCAAGGTTGGAAAACACATCTAACATAGTAGTGTCTTTTGCACCAACCTGAAGAGCCGTTTTAACCATTTCTTCAAGTGTGTCGTAACTCTCAAACTCACCACCATCAATGATCTTTTGAGCCTTACCCATTACCTTTTGTAGTTCTTGTTGTTTACAGAACTTCAACGCTTTTTCTTGTACAAAAGCTACGCCATCGATAGGTGCATCTTTAATTTTCTTGATTGTATCCATAACAATCTTGGATGCAATTTCTTGTTGTAATTCAGATTTTGTGATTTGTTCTAACGTATCAAACGACGGTGTGTGGTCATATTTCGTGTAATACTCTCTAATCATTTGAATGATGATTTTGAAGTACTTGTTCTCAAAATAATTATTCTCGATCACATCGATAATTGAATGTGAAAAGTCTTTATCCACAATGATTTGATTAAGTAATTGTAACTGAAACGTATTACCTAAATACTCAAAATTTTTACCTGTCGCCATATAGTTTTCTCTCCTTTAGTAAAAATAAATAGTATTAGTTTTTGATAAATTCAGGATAAAAATAATTAAAATTTTTACCTGAAAAAATGTCAGTAAGTGAGGAAAGGATGCTTTTTAACTTTGGGCGTAGGTCTACGGTATATCTTACCTTTGGGGGGTATACTTTCGCGTCAAACTCACGCTGACAAATTGTCATATCTCCAAGCTTAATAATTAGATTAAAATTTTCCGGACCATCGGTAATTGATGTGTTTAGTACATCTGGATTTTCTGAAATTTCATATTGGTTATCCAACATGTAGGTTACTGATCTCATCTTAAGATCGTATTTTAGCTCATTGCAAATACTCTCAATGTGATAATAAAAATCCTCAGATTTATGAGCATTTTTATTAAAGTTTCTAACATTAAAGAATCTCTGAACCACAATGTTATCGTTACACATTAACAAAAATTCAACTTTGGTAATATCCTGTTCTTTCATTTGTTTTTTTTAATTTTTTTTGTTTCTAAAATTTGTTTTTTCTTTTCTTGTTAACTTCAAAAATGGTTTCAAAAAACTTACCCAAGCGTCGTCACCCTTAGGTAAGTATTTAAAAAAACCATCTTCCATCATCATTCTAATTAGATTTCTATGTCCTCTTCCGTCGGGATCCATCGACTCTGAGTAATATAATCTAACTAATTCTTTTTCTTCATCACTTAAAAGGGGTTCATCTAAGTCTACAAGTTTTTGATTGATGACATAAAATTCATCCCCAAAAATACCTTCTTTTGTTTTACCACTTAACAGGTTCTGAAGAGCTACGTTCCCCTTTTCTTCTTTAAGTAAATTAGAACTCTTATCCAAAATATATGGTATTTGTACTAATTCTTCAAGTAACTCAGGAAACAATTTGATCAAAGTTTTCTCACCAAGATAAAAGATACCATCAATGTTATCTGAACTGTCTCCAGTGAGAATCTTTACTGTCTTAACATTAAAGTGTGGAATTTCAATATCATGTAATTTTATTTTATCTCCGAACTTATAATATTGTTTTGTTGATGGTGAGTAAATTGAAACTTTTTCAGAAATTAATTGAGTTAAATCTCTATCACTCGAGAATATAGTTTTTGTCTCATCTAATGACACTTGACAGTAATATGCAATTAAGTCATCAGCTTCTGCGTGTTCTGTCTCCAGTTGTCTTACAAACATCTCCTCGAGGTATTGTCTAACTCTTTGTTTTTGTTCTAAAAAAGATTCTTCTTTTTGCTCTGATTCGGAAGGTCTTCGATTTAATTTATATTTTGGGTATATCAATCTTCTTTGTGAAGATGAAGTTTTAGAATCCCAAAATACGACAACTTTACCATAGTTGTGTTCTTCCAAAAATTTACGAAGAGTATTTAAGAAGTGCCAAACACCTCCAACATGTTTTCCATTGTGGTAGAATTCTCTAACACCATGGAAACCAATTTTTAATAAATTATTTCCGTCTACTAATAATGTTTTGGTCACTTTTTGTTTTTTAAGTGATTTCTAAATATTTTTTACTGCTAAAAACCAATCCCAATTATGGTTAATCTTTTGAATGCTAAAGTTTTTTTTGTTTAAAAGTTCTATACACTCATTGGTATCTTTTTGCCATTCAGGGTTAATTCTATGATGAAAACTAACAACTATTTGATCTATATTATCAAAATCTTCATCCGTAAAACTTCTTAAAAGGTCGTACTCTGCACCTTCAATATTAAGTTTTAAAACAGATATTTTACTGATTTTGAATCTATCGCAAAACGTTTTCCATGTGATAACATCAAATTCATCTTCACCTTCTGTAAAAATAGTTGTCCCAACACCATTATTTTGTATTTTCATTTTTCCTTCAAAATTCCATACGATTCCTTTGAATAGTTCTGTTCCATCTTTTTCATTTTCGTAGGGATCAGCACCAATTACTCTTTTTTTTCCAATAAAAAAATTTGACCAGTCCCAATCTAAACATCCCAAATCTATTATATCTCCGTCATGAGTAAGACATCTTGCATCAACACTTGAATAATCCCATTCAGGTATTGTTCTAATTATATTCCAATTGTTCATATTATTCGTTTTCTTCTTTTTCTGTTTTTAAATCAAAGTCTCCGTCAACTCCGATAATGTCTTTCCAATAATCGGCGTATTCTTTCTTATACTTTTCTATTGATGATTTTTCTTCGGTGGTATCTTTACCTGGCAAGAATCCGTGTGGTGTTACAATGATTCGACCGTCTTCAAAACCAAGACCATTGATGTGGTTTTTCATAACCGACACTTTTGTTCTTGAAGCAAACTTTACAGTTCTCTTATCTTTTGTTGCAGTGATCTTTGTTGTACCCGCACCTTTTTGATTACCAAATAAGAATACCAAAGAAGAGTTTAACCAAATTGCTTCACCACCTTTTGCCTTGATCTTAGGTTGACCAAATGGATTGTCAGGTAATTCTACCCAAGGTTGGTTAACAATGATTAAGGTATTTTCGTATTTAGAATCTGCCTTACGAGATCCTGAAATACGTTGGTTTATACCCATACCAATTTTGTCGGCTAAAACACTTGCATTGTGTTGTTTACCTCCTTTACCCTCGTAAGTCATTTTACAAGGAACTGATCCAACTGAATCCCACATAATACAAAGTGAATAGTCTAATTCACCTTTTTCTTGTGCGTCCAATAGATCGTTAATGTAATCAGTAATTTGTTCAATATAACTGAAGTTATTATTAAACAAGAAGAATCCGTCCCAAGTTAATTCACCTGTTTCTTCATCAACCACTTCATCACATTCAAACCCCATTATTTTTGAGTGATCAAAAGACCATTTTTGTTCTGTAATAATGAATACAGGAAGAATACCTTTCTTTTGAGCATCAACAGCAGTTTTAATAAGTGCTGTTGTTTTACCTGTATCGGAGTGACCTAATAACATGTTAAGGTGACCAATAGCAGGTCCAGGTAATCCTACTGCATCCAAAAATTCAGGACCAAGATCAAAAAATCTTTGTGGTTTATATTTCGCGTCCGAAGAAAACTTTTTCTTCAATGAACTAAAGTCGTTTTTTTTAAGTGCCATAATTTTTGTGTTACTATATAAAATATAGACAAAAAAACGGGAACAATAAACTGCTCCCGTTACATTTTTAATAATTAAAATTAGAATGGTAATTCTTCATCAACCTCGTCGTTTGCTTGAGGATCAGAAACTTCATTGATTGATTTTGGTGCTGATTTTCCTCCCATAGAAACTTCTGAAGTTTCATCATTAGAATAAACATATCCACCTTTTTCAGAGTCCCAACGTGGTGTTTCTCCTCTTGAAATTGCCTCAAGGTATTCAACAGGTTTTTTAGAATATACATCTTCCCAAGTCAATTCATCACTAACCCACTCTGACATTTGAGTTTCATCTTCTGAAATTGCAGATGGGTCATCATACATAACTGTTTGGATTACCGTATAGAAAGCACCTTTAGGAGTTTTTGCCTTTGTTAATTCAAGGATTAAGTCACGTCCTTTATCAGGATCTGTGATATCACCTTTTGCTTTCCAAATTGGAATAATTTTATCAAGAATTCCCTCTTGTTTGTAGTTGTGTTTAAATCTCCAAAATTTAACTCCGTCTTGTTCGTTATCACGATCAATAACTTTTACGATATAAAACTTACGAGCTTTGTATTGTGTTGCCAATTGTTTGTCGGCTTCCTTACCTGTTGACATAAGTTCTTCGTAAACTTCATTCAAAGGTGAACGTTCGTTGTCATTTTTTCCTGGATCGTAAAATTTTTGATATTTACCGTCCACAAGGATTTCGTGGAACCATACTTCTTTAAACGGTGAAGAACCGTCTGTTGTAGGAAGAATACGTACTCGTCTCTGTCCTTGTTTTTCATTATCTTTCAAAAGAGCCGCGAAATATTTCTTCATTCGGTCTTCTGAAGACATTTTAGAACCATTCGATGATGTGTTCTGTGTTGATTTTTCGTACTGTGCAAGTACTGCGTCTAATGAATTTGTCGCCATGTGTAAATAAAAATTAAAGGTTTATGTTAAAATTATAAGTGTATAAAAAGTTATAGTCAAATTGTGTCGCCAAAAAAAAAGTTTAAGGTCGAATTTATCGACCTTAAAACTTATGAATTAAATTTGTTTAATAAAATATCATCTTCATCCTCCATTGGTTCGTTGAAAGATTTTTCTATGTCAGATGGGCTATAACTTTCAACTTCATCTTGGGTTAGAACATATTCATTTTTACCTGTTTGTTCCATCTCATCTTTTTTCTCATCAAAGAAATCCGCCAAGTTTTGTTTAAATGGTCCTGAATCTAATGATCTAAGTTGCAATTTTTCTTGTGCCGTTTTTGGTCTGTATTTTTCAACTTTAGCCTCTAAAGAATCTAACTTAGATACAATAGTATCCATCTCTGCTAATTTTTCTTCCATAGTTTTGATTTGGTCAAAAAGATTTGTGAAATATTCTTCTTGTTTATCAGCAATTGTTTTTTGCGAATCAACAAGATCGGTGATGTCTAACTCTTCAGTTTCTCCTTCACCTTCTTCTCCTTCAGCAGGGACTTCTTCAACATCAGGATCCGCCGCAACATCAACAGGTGCTGCTTCTCCTTCAGCTCCAGGAGCCGCTGGAGGTGTTGGTGCCGCAGGATCTACACCTGCCGCCGCAGGATCTGCAGCAGGATCAACCGGTGCGGCAGCGTCTGCCGGAGGTGGAGGTATTGCTCCCGCATCTGCAGGTGGTGCCGGAATATCTTGTTCCATGATATATTTGTTGATCGAATTGTATCTTGCGATCTCTTTTAAAATTTTATCGTCTATATTCATCTTAACCGTTTAATAATGTTTTATAACCTTGATTAGTTTCTACTTGAATTTTTTTAAATGTTCTCATAGTGTTGTCGACTCTTTCGATGAGTCCGTCTTTGATTCTGACAGTATAACAATCTCCTGTGTCTAAGTCACAAACTTGTTTTGTTCCGTCACCCATATCTTTTTCGGATACTCTTGTATTTTTCCCCAAGTAATTATCCAATAACATTTTAGTACTCATAAGTATTTTATTTATAAATATCAGCTTATTTTGAAAGTTTGTACTGTTTCGTAAACATTATAAGCCGCAACAAATTCTTGTTGTAGTGTTAATTTTTCTTGTTCTGTTAAAGTAGTATACACATTTGCAGGTTGTTCAACAGGATAACTTAATACATATTGTTTTGCAGTTGCCGCTGATAATCCTTCTAGTGTTGAGAAATCAAAATTATTTTTATCTTGATTTAATAATGTATATAATGTCGATGTTTTATCTACTACAAATTTTATGAAGTCTTTAAATGTATTAAATGATGCAACAGGTAAGTTACTGTTAGTTCCTCTTGTAATACAATAATAACTTTTCTTAATGTAATTTACAAAATTAGGTCCATAAACTTCGGTCAGATTTATAGTACTGTAGTTGTTCTCGTATGCATTTATTCCTGATCCTTTACCTGAATCAACATATACCATTGTAAATGCTAACCCTGCAACCAACGGCGTTGTGTCTCCAGTCGCTGTATAACCTCTACTTAATAATTCATCTCTTATCGCATTAAACAATTCTTTTGTAGTTTGAGATGTTTGTGCCGGTGTATCAAGTCCTGTATAGTTTAGATATCTTGGGTTGATATTAGCAACACAATCTTGATTTTTAGTTAGTTGTTCTTCCGCTTTGATATTAGATAAAACATTTTCTTTTTGGGCCAATACATTTGCCGAACTTTCTCTTTCTTTCTTTTCATTCTGTTGGATTCTAGATTGTATTGTATTCAAAATTTTAATATTCAATGTTTGAATAAAATTATCAATCTTAGGTAGTGCATAAAACGGTTGTCTTGTTCCTGTAAATGAAGTACTGAAATTATCTTCAGTGATGTCATGAGTCACCTTTGTAATCATATATGGCCCCGAGAACATAGGGACGTTTCTAATATTAAAGTACATCAATGGTTGGATTAATGCACATCCCATCATTTCAACACTACATTCATAGCTTCTATTCTTATAAAGATTATATAAAGAAACGGATTGAGTTGTTGATCGTCTGTTTCCACCCAAGTTTGCCATTTGATTTAACATTTCTAAAGATTCTGATGTTGGTTTTCCAGGATTTTGGTTAACACTAAAACTTTTAAAGATTTGTTGATTTGGTTTTGTTACATCCACGTTAAAACCAACCACTTTGTTTGATTTATCCCAATCTAATTTGTAAGCCTGATTTTCTTGAAGTGGGTTATCACTAGCACGTCTAAGATCAAAGGCGTCATCTCGGTATCTGTAATCAATATTATCGTTCATATCCAAGTGTTCACTTGGTTTGTTAACGTAATAACATAAGAATTTTGGTGAACTATTTCTGTAATCAACATTTAAGAATGTTCCAAATAAAGAATTACCAAATTCTAAAGTTCCGTCAGGTCTAGGTGTTGGGTTTTTTTCAACGTCTTGGATATTATAAAAATTGACAAATGCAGGTAACATAAAATATTGGAAGTTATTTTGAACCAATATTGTTGTAACCATGTCTAACAATGTATTTTTATAACTTCCGTCTTTGATTAATTCTTGAATTTCAAAAATATCTACGATAATCTTGTCACCTACATTTCTACTTGCCCTATCAACCAAAAGAACATCTTCAAATAATGTTTTGTTTTGAAAATCAAATCCTGCAATCCAACTATCATTTAATGCTTTGAATGTTTCCCATAATTCAGTTCTTGTTTGTTCAGTAAAACCTGCCTCCAAATTAGCCCTATTTTCAGTCAACTCTTGATTAATTAAGACTGTTGGTAATTCTTTTCTTACTTGAGGTAACATTACATTAATAACATTACCTATGTAATTATCAGATGCAATTATGTAGTTGTCCATCAAAGAATAAAATGACGCTAAATTCAAGTTATTCTTTTTTAATTTTTCACTAGCATAAACTTTAATGAGTGGTGCAAAGTCTTCAACATTTTTTTCATTAAATTGTACATTTAAATCAATAAAGAAGTCAGTAATATATGACCCGTTATTTTTATATTGTAATTTAGGTATTGATGATTCACCAACATAGTATAATAACTTTTTCCAAGTTTCAGGACTCTGTTGTTGTGATTGAGCAACAGTAACTTGTGGTGGTAGTGTTCCTTGTTCATATGGCCCATAAATAATTGGGTTCTCTAAAAACCTTGTTGAGAAAGTTAAATACAATCTTCTATCAAATTGAGTCGGGTTTCCAAACTTAAACGCTACATCATAGTTCACAAAAGATGACAAAACTTGTTGGAACTGAGTGTTTTGACTTGTGATTATTTCACTAAGTTTTGTTTCAGGTGAAGTTCCTGTTGGTGTCTGTATTTTCATTAGTTCTCTCATCAAGAAATGAAAATTCTTAAATGTTTTTTGGGATAGTGAACCAACACTTCCATCAGGGTTTTGGAGTTGAACCACACTACCATCAGGATTTTTAACTTGATTACTTGTACCAACGGAAACCTCAGCTTTTGTAGTCTCAGGTAATGTGTCGACATAATCATATAATGATCTACTAAAATTTAAAAACTCAGATTCAAATAGATCTAAAGTTTGAGTATTAAACGTAGTAAATAATTCTTCAAAACTTGTGTAATCGGTAATTTCTCCTGATATCAAAAAGTTTTGCTGTTCTTTTTGTTCGTTTAAAATTTCTTTTAAATAAGTTAAGGGATTATTTTTTTTGACTTGGTCATTGTTGAACCATCCGTATTGTGGTGCATTCCAAAATAATCTTACGGTTCCATTGAACATAGAAGGATTGTTATATAATTCTATCTTCATTGATCCGTTTTTGAAAGATTCTTCTCTCGCTTGATTTATATTTGACCCGAACGAAGGTAGAACGTAATAACCTGTTTCATCTGTACTTCTAACGATGACAGAGTAAGGAGATATCCTCATACTTCTTGTTGAATTATTTGGGTCAAAACCTGGCGCTCCAAATATGGTAGAGTTAGTGGTATTAAACATTATTAGTTTTTTATTGTCTAATAATGGTTGTATTGATGATGATGCAATACCTTGTACATATTGATTTTGAACTACAAATGGTGAGGTTGTTGCCGATTGTATTGTTGTTGTATTATATAAACCAACACCTCCAGTTGTCCCTGAAATTTGTGATGTTAAAACTACATTCCCATTTAAATTTAATCCATTTATGATTGTTCCATTATTTAACACATTACTCAACACATCCAAAATTTGGATTGGTGGGTTCAAAACTGTATAGTTAAATGTTTGTGAACTTGCAGAAGATACTTCACATAAACTAGTAACAACTGAAGAAGTAATTGCCGGTGTTGCCCCTTGAACACTTTGTACACTTTGAATGAATTGTGGATTGTTTGGGTTAGTAACTAAAGAGTTAAAATAACTGTAGACAATTTCTTCTCTTAGTTGTTGGTTTGTGACGCTAGCATTTGAAGCGTTTTGTCCTATTTGAAGTACGACTTGATTTTGATCTCTTAGTACTGCATATTTTTGTGGTCCAAAAACATAGATAGTGACTGTGTATGTAACGTTTGAAATTAGTAATGTTGTGACTTCCGTTGCGTTGCCACTTTTTGTTGGTGGTGGTGGTAAAGCTTGAGTATTAGTCACTCCTGAAGTTGAGGTTGTGGTTGTTGACGCTGAAATTACATTTAATATTGTTATACCAGATATATTGGGTGATCCTCCTAAAATTTGTCCATTTTGTATTTGAGTAGATGTTGGATTTGTGATATTTGCAAACGTCCCTAAAACAAAAGGTAAATTATTAAATGTTGCGTTTAAGTTTGATGATGTATTATAAAATCCAGTACCTCCTGTAGTACCAGTGACTTGCGTTATTAATTGTAAATTAATATTCAATGAAGGAATATAAATTTTGTGAGGTAAAGAAATATAATTGTTTGTGATTGAATTTATTGTTATTCCTGTACCGTTATTTGAACAAGTTCCCGTGACTTGGAAAGTTTTACAATTACCACTAATTGATTTAACCTCACAGTTACCAGAAACTTGTGTTTTACCACTAAATAATTTTAATCCTTGTAAGAACACATTAAAGTCATCAATTAGTTGGGGGTAGAACCCTGTTGTCATATCTGTGAATGGAGGTGTTCCTGTAGTATTTTGTAATACAAGATTTTTTTGATCACCATCAATCAACAATGAGTATGTCTTTGTTGATGAAGAAAATCCTGGATCCCAATTTTCTAAGTAGTTAAAGTTTTTCCATACGTCATCTAAAAAGTCTTTTCCTGTTTTGTCGTAGATTTTATATCTATGCCAAATAGAACCGTATTTTAAAATCCAAGCATACGGTAATTTATGAACCGCCCCAAATTTTTTCATTGTTGCTAAAATGTAGTTCAAATCAGTTGTGGCTTGACCATCGAAAGTTTTATATTTTTCTCTTAGTGTCCCTAATGGTAAACTATTCAAAAACAAATACGCGGCACTTTTGTATGGGTATGGATCGTTTTGTTTGTATCTAAAATTAAAAACCCCTTGTTGTATTGCGTTTATAAAGTAAGGTGTATTCAACATAGATGTTGTCTGTTCAGAAAACACATTTCCTGAATAATTGGAGTATGATATATTACCTTCAGTGACTAGTTGGTCTTTGTATTCTCTGTCTTTATAAAAATTTTTAAGAATTAAAAGATTAGGGGTTACATTTAGGTCTACAAAATTGAAGTGTGTAAAAGGTCTCCTTTGATTTTCGTTTGTATTATCTAAGAAATTAGTTATTGTTAATTGTATAGGGTTGTAGTTTAAAACATCTTTTGTATCAAATGCTTCGTTTGCATTGTTTAATGATTTACCATCGGCCAAATTCTTTTTATCCCAATCTAAATCAGTGAGTGGGTATGTATCACCAAACTCAAACACATTAGAAACTGAAGTTCCTGCAAGGTATTTATTTAAATTTGTTAAATTTTTTGGGTTACTTAAAGAAACGTTAGGTTGAGATTTAGTAGAAACAATAATATCCTCATTATATAACACATTTGGGTTCCTTACATCATTTTTGATATAGTTAGTAACAAACTCACCTCTTATGTATGATTGCCAACTTTCACCTTGACCTTGATTTGATATATGTCTTAAGAATGGTAAATAATTATTACTATCTAAGAGATATTCTTTAATTGTTTTAGATAAGAATGGATTATCTTGACCAAGACTTTTTAATATGTTTACAGCTTCATCATCAGCTTCAGCTTCATAAATAGATAGATTATAACCTGATTGTCTGTTTAGTCTACTGTAATATGAATTCAAAAGAAGTCTTTCATATATCTCAAAGAAGTATTTAGACTCTTCTTTATTCTGAAATACTTCATTTGAAACAGGAAAATCAATTCCGTTCAAAGAGATTCGAGATGGTTGTAGATCTATTTCATTAAATTCAGCACCTCTTTTATCAGCGTCGTTTTGTCTTTGAGTGTACCCTTTAATAAATTGTTCAACAAATTCAACCTCGGGCCATATTTCAGGATCGTAAGCTCTATATGAGTTTGCAACATTTTGAGCACCAGGATAAATTACTTGAAACTTTTCTTGATTGTCGTCCCCAACGGTTTCTTGGATCACTTGTGGCCAAGGATAAATTGGTTCGTTATTTTGTGTCGAGTCTTTAATGTCAACACTTGGGGCCGTTGTTTGATTTCCAAAAATAGCAGCCCTTCTATATGGGTTTTCTCTTTGGTCCCAAGCTTTTTTATGAACCTCATCTAACAATCTTAAAAATGCCTCACCTTGACAATAAAAAATTGCCAATATGTTTCTTATGGATGGAATAAATCCTAAACTATTTTCACCCTGACTATTAAATTTAGATGCTAAACTTTCTGTAATTTGTTGTTCAATTTGAGTTCTAAACTTTTGTGCAGATTTACCAGCCGTATCTGTAATACTCATAAAGGTATTGGGTCCGTCAAAAATAAAAAATTGTCCATTCGTTTCTTTAAATTTAGTTTCCAAGTTGGTTTTAAATGTTGCAAATGCCAAATCTGTAGCGGTCAATCCGGTCTGTGGTGTATTTAAAGGTGACAATGTTCCTTTAGGTGCGTTTGGTGATGCTCTGAAAGTTTTTTCTAAATCTACATTAGTTATTAACTCACCTTTCGCAAATGTCTTCATTTCTATTGGGACAGATATTTTAGACTGAACTGTTTTGTTTCCAACAGTATACGATCCGTTTGTTCCAAAAATACTATTTTCGTTTAATTTTGCATTATTGTCTTTAATAATACCATCAAGTTCCGTTAAAGCGGTTTCTTGTTTTTGAGCGTCCAAGTCAGGTTTGAAGTCATATATATTTTGCCCATTTTTTAAAACTATGGGTGATTTTACATTCATATAATTATTGAACCATGAAGACCCATACAAATAAACTTTTTGTTGGTACAAAGTTAATGCGTTTGTATAATTTGTCATCTCGGTTAGAACACCAAGATTTTCTTTTGCAAACTCACTTAATACATCGTCAATAAATTTTTGTAATCTAAAATTAAGTTGGTTCAAAGTTATTTCTGGAAAATCATCAGGAATTAATCCTTTTGATTTATAATCAGAATAAATTTCTTTCATTTTTTGATAACCTCTACTAACAATTGTTGGTGTTTGTGCAGATTGTTCATTTGTGTTACTTCCTTGCGTCTTTGATACGGTAGCCTGATTAACAACGTTATTATACATGTGTGGAACCGCCATCAGTGATCCATAATTCACGTAAGATAATAGAGTATACTTGTATCCGTAGAACTTTAATGATATTTCAAAATTATGGGAAGATGGATTGAATTTGGAACTGAATGATTGTAACATAATAGGGAACTTAACCGCCTTTCCATAATAACCCTTCATTGTTAGTGTAAACTGTGGATATGGTAACTGAAAAAATGCTGAGTATGGTGAACTATTACCCCCTTCGAATAAAGCTCTACCCTTAACGTCCTCTAATTCAATATCAATCACAGGTAAGAAATCTGTACCTATTGAAAATCTAATACTTTTAATACCTAAAAATCCATTATCAACTGCGCCAGGTGTTCCATTTGACCAAAGGTTTTGAGTTATATAAAAATCGTCGGATTTGTTTGGGTTTTTAACTGCGGTTAATTTAGGTTGGTTAACACCTTTACCTTCCAAAGTACCCTTACCTGTTAGTTCATCTGACCAAGCAGTATCCAAAAATGTTTTATGACCAGGATTTAAAAAATTAATCTTACCAACAGAGATTGTTCTTTGTTGATCGTTCATCGCAGACCCTACCGCTAATTTTGTTCTTGGTAAAACATTACATTCCAAATTTGCATAGAAAACTAAGTCCTCTTGTTTTACAAGTCGGTCCTTAACATTACCTTGTTCGTCAATTAATTTATTTGGGTCAATTAAAGTAATATTATCGTAGTCAAATTCTACTAATATATTTTCGCCGTTATCTGCCATAGTAGAAGAAGTAATTTTCTAATGCGTTTTTATAGTCTTGTAAAGAAGCTACTAACGGAAATGGAATTGTCAATACAGCACCATCAGGTATTGAGTACTCATTTCCTGAATATTGGGGATTCGCCGCCATTATTAACCATCCAAAGTAGGGTGATCCATAAAATTGTTGTGATGCTTTATCCAATCTTGATTGACCAATTATAAAAATATAATTTTTATCTGAGGTTTTTGCTGGTACTGGTACAAAGGGGACAACAGTTTGTTCTCCGTTGATTAAAAAATTCGTATATCTATTCCAATATTGAAAAGGCATTTTAATTGAATGTTACTTTACCATTGAAGGTCTTTTTATTGTCGTTCAAGTTAACACTTGAGTACAGGTCTTTTAATTTTTTGTTTTTTTGATTTGTGTTGTCGGTTATTGGTGTTTTATAGTTACACACCTTCACTTGTCCGTCGGGTAATTTAAATGTTGTAACTGTAACATAATCTTGTGATTTTTCTATATCAGTAAAAACTTTTGTCCATATTTCTTGGAATGGAATGTAATCTTCTTTTACATTGTTACACGCCCTTTTTACTAAGTCGATAATAGTTGGGTTATTTTTTATTTCAGGTCCACTTACCAAATCATTTACAAATTCAGTATATGATTGTTCTTTAGTAAATAAAGGGGACATTGCGATATAAAATCTATTCCAAGGACAATCACCATTCAAACCAAAATATCCTTGATTATTTACCACAAATTTACAACCACTCCCATTTTCAATAGTTGATGTTCTCTTTTTAAAGAATCCATCTTTCGATATTATTTTATAACTTTCCAAAAGTTTTTCAAACTTGGTTATCGTTTCAGGTACTTTTTTGGTATATAAATTAGCTAATGTTCCATCTGTAGTTGCTGGCCCAAAGAAAGTATCTCCACTTAGATCATATCCAATTGGTTCGTTATTGGATCCTAAATAACCATCTAATTTATCAGATACAACATCTAATTGTCTAAACAAATAATTTAAATCAGTTTCAACTTTTGTTATGTTTGATGTGTTGTTTGTTATAACATCTAAAATTGGTTGTTGTCTTTGTGTTGCATACGCTTGTAATTTATCTTCTAATTCTCTTTTAATTTTATTTGTCATTTGGTTTTCTCCCTTCAAATAAGAAAGAATTGGGTCATCATTTTGTTCAATGTCTTTTTTAACTTCTTTGATTAAGTTCTCAACATATTCTTGATAATTATTACTTTTACCATAAAGTGTGGTTTTAACTTTATCATTTGTATATTCTGAAAGTTCTCCTTCAGTATATGATTTATCTTGTAATGCAATTTGTAAAACTCCAAAATTATAATCCGTATTAATTTTACTAATCGCATCATAATAGGCTTTAAAATATCCTTGTAGTCCGTCTTGTAATGAAGTTAATAGAGTTGTATAGTCAATATCGGTATCACTTGCAATTACACCCATAGTACTTCCACCTTTTTTAGGTTGTACGTTATTAACTATGTTTGCCGCTTCCTGTGAACTTACAGTTGGGAATGCAGAAGTTATTTTTTGAACAACGTATTGATCCATCTTACTCGTATCTTCAGTTGCGGTTGCTCTTTCATCATAAATTTCTGTATTAGCATAATAATTGAAAGAAAGTGCGTTTTGTAATTCTTGGACTGGTTCTTTAAGACCCATACCTCCAATTATATTAAAAGACAATGATATGTTAGCCAACATTGGTTGTACTCCAATCCCTTCAGGATTTATATCTAAATGAAGTGGGTCGTAACTAATACCAAGATTTGTCGGCACTATTTTGGTATGATAAAAGTCACCAAATCTTAAAATCAGAATTGGTGGTGCACCAAATGTAGTATTTAATGCGTCATTATATTTTGGTCTACCGTCGGCACCTATAACAGGAATTGTTTGACCAGGTCTCATACATTGTTGTAAGAAAGTCAAACGAGCATTTAAACCTTCAGGTGTCATCGAGTGGAAAGCAGGACTAAAATATTTAATTCTATCTTTTATAGAATCGTATATCATAGGATCACTTTCTTTTATGATTTGGAAATAATCACACTCAGTAAAAAGATTTCTTAATATTTTTTTAGAAATACCTTCTTTAATTTTTTGTTCAATAGTAATTTTAGGTTCAGGTTTAATACTTTGAGTCTGACCTGTAAGAATGTTCGGGACAGGTGTTGGTACCGGTTTTGGCGGTACAGGACTTGGTTGCGGAGTTTCATCTTTTGGAATTTCCGCTTTAATCCTTTGGATCGCAACTCTACGACAAGCCATTGCAGGAATACTATACCATTGAGCTTTACTTGATTCTTGAATATCTCCTGAAGTTGGGTTCTCTGTCGCAACTAACGTTATATTTTTAGTACAGTTAACACTAGCATTTAGAACATTACCCCCTTGAGCATTTGTTACACTAATATCGGTTGTATCTCCTGTTGTGGCTGCGGCTTCTTCTTTGGTTTTTGGGATCACAAGTTGTTCTCCATTAGCGTTTAATGTCATCTTAAAAAATCCAGCAGATTGATATTCTTGTAAAGTTTTTCCATCTTTAAGTTTTTGCGCTAAAAACCATTTTTTAACTGAATCATTTCTTCTTTCTGATAATTTTTTGTTGTAAGAAACTTTTTGTGGTGCAGATGCCGACCCAACGAGTTCTATTTCAACCTTACCTTTTTTATCAACTAAAATTTCATTCAATTGTTTTTGAATCAAGTCGGTTTGAATTATGTTAAAGTTTCCTGTAACCACTGTTGAGAAGAAGTTTGGGATACCTTCTTTTGTAAATTGGTCCGTACCAACATAAACAGTTTGAGGTGCTTGTTGCAAATAAGTTGGTTCTAAACCTATATATTGATTATAATAGTAATCGTAATTGTAAGCAGAAGTACCACCTTCTTTGTTTTCTCCAGGTTTTGTCCCATTAGGTCCTCCAGGAACATCATTCTCAAAATAAAAACCATACCCAACGTAATTACTTAAATCAGCATCCACATATTGGATGTTTTGGGCTTGTTGATTACCAGTACCTGTAGTTCCTTCAGTACCATCGGCACCTGAAGCATCATTAGCATTTGTAGTTTCTTGATTTGTAGGTATACTTTGTAAAACTTCTACTTGTTCTTCAGTGGTTAGTCTTGGGTTGTTTAAAATTTGTTGATAAGTGTATAAATCTTTTGTTGGTATAGTATTAAATTTAATACCTAATTCATATATATCATATTTAGTACAACCAGCATAGAATGAATCAATTATACTTTGAATTCTGTCTTTTGATGCACCTTTCATTTGTTTTTCAATAATAGTGTTCATCATGGATGGATTATCCACAATGATGGTCCAACTGATCTGTCCACTTCTGGATGTATTCTTATAAGTGTAAATTGGTTCGGGTCTGCCTATGAAGCTTGTTGCATTAAAATCGGGTTTGGTGTCATCACTAAACTTAACATTATATGGTGGGAACCACATAATTCTTCCTCCATTTGGTCCTTTCTCACAAACAGGTAAATCATCGTAAGTGTAACCCGGTCTGTCTGAAGTTCTCCAAGCCAAGTTTTCAATTGAGAACATATACTTTTTAACTTTACCGTCAACAATATTTGTTGAGCCCGGATTTCTTAAAGGTGCAATGTTTAAGTTGTATGTATTATCAAATATTGAATAGTCGAATCTTCTACCTGAAGTTGTTATACCGTCAACTTTTTGTAAGTCAGCATATGTGTAATATGGAGTATCTTTTTGGAACACTCTACAATATTCTAATCCTGCTTGAGTTCCGTCCGCTTGATTAACATAAGATAAAACTCTAGAACCTTTCGTTAATTCTTTATAACCATCATTAAAAACTTTTGAGACTTGATTGATTGCCGTCCCAACATGTTTTAACCTTGCTTGTCCTTGTACTTGATCCGCCGAATCTACTAATCTTTGTGTCTCATAAAGAATAGAACCAGGTCTGAAAGGAACATCTATTGATTGATATCTTAAATAATCACCTGAAATCTGATTAAACTCGTCATCTAAACTTCCTGCACCACCACCCACAGTCGCATGGAAACCAGCATCCCCTTTATACTTTGGTGAAGTCCAAACCATTTGACCTGATGTTCCACCTCCATCAGTATAAGATTTACCTTTCAATCCGAAATTAAGTTGGTTTTCATTACCTTCATATAAAATACCTAACTCTTGTGGTCCATAAACTATAGTTTGTTGTTGAACTCCAAATTGATTAACAGGTAATTGATTAGGGGGTCCATCAATTTGTGATGGTTCAGCATTTTCACTACCAACATAATATCCCGAAGATTGAGCTTTGTCTTGGTCAAATAATCTATTTACTGCTGCCGATGCACCCGCAATCAGACCACCAACTATACCTCTATTATAGGCCGGTCTATAAAGGTTATAATCTAATGCCGAAAATAATGCAGATCTTTGACCATTACCTGTATTTGCAACAAATACTTCAGATGGACTTCTATACTTATTCAATATCGGTGCTAACAAACCACCTGTTAGATTATTCGCAACACCTAAGGCCGCAGCATTTTGTGGTCCATTAATAGGATTATCATCATCAAAATAATCACCAGGGATAAATGAAACAGGGAAATAAGTACCTGTTAATCTATTAGCTAAAGATACCGCAGCCAAAGCGGGATTTTCAGGAACTGTAATTTTCCAATTTCGTATAAAGAATGGTTGTTGTCCTGTTGCTAATAAACTCGCAGAGAAAGGATCAGATATTGTATCTAAGTTAATAGCACCAATTGTTGCCTGTTCTAATTCTTGTGCAATTCTTTCATTGAAGGCAAACTTTAATTGTTCTGCACCAATTTTTGCCAAATAACTATCGGCAGATAAAGGTCCATTTGACCCCAACGGATCGTCCGAAAAAACTATTCCGTATGTTGAGTAACTAGAATAACTATAATAACCAGGGTACCAATATGGTTGGTATATAAGTCCTGATTGTTGAACATCTGTTATAATGACTAAATCTTTATATCCTCCTGATGGTCCCCATCTGTTAGTTACGTATGCGGATTCTATAAAGAATTCATTTACAAGTACCAATCCTTGACTTTGTTCTCCATTAATTGGGTAGTATGGTCCTTGATTTGGTTCTAAAACCGGTGTAAGATTAACACCAATTGGGTTTCCAAAACCACCTTCAGGTCCATATTCATTTAAAGGATAAAGGTCAGAAGCAAATATATTTGTTGAAACGTAATTATTAGGCGAATCTACCACATTAGAAACTGTTAAATTTGTTTCATAATTTACAGGGTTACCAGGTGATGTATAAGCACCTGGTACTCCATAGGGTTGTAAATTTCTAACTAATAACTGTTTTCTAAACAATTCTGAGTTACCAAAAGATAAAAAACTCTCAGCCATACTTTTATTTTATAAATAGATTATAGTCTATTTTTTTGAATAGTATATTAAGGTTGATTTTTTCCTCCTGTCATAGCTGATGGTGCGTTTTTAGAATTTAAATTACTATTTAAATTGACTTTAACCTCAGGAGTGTCCGATCCTTTGATCATCATTTTATTGACGGTTTCTTGATCAACGTTTTTAGTAATATTAGGATCACCTGAAATATTCCAATTAACGGTTATTACTTGTCCCTCTGCAGGTTTTTGTGGATTATACGCTTTATTAAATGTATCCTGAATACTTTTTAAAGTTGCATCAAATGAAGCTTGAATTTTAACTTTTGATTCTTCTTCTATTTTAGCGGCGTTTGTTAAAAAATTAGTTAATGCTAAATTCGCACCTTCTTTATCTTCTTTCAATAATGAGGTTATTGCATCTTCAATTGGTTGGGTTAGTTGTGTTAATGGTTCTCTAATAGATTTTGTCGTTACACCTCTATTCATGCCCACGGCAACATCTTTATTGATACCCATCATAGTTGTGAAGAGTTTTTCGATTGGTTCTGAAGTAGCTTTCCCAAACCCAACTGCAGCCTTTGTTCCCGATATACTATAATTAATCTGTTGTAACTCTGTTAATTGATCATAAGCTAACTCTTCAACGGTTTGAGCCTGAGTTGTTTGAGACTCTTTTAGTTTTTCAATATCCTCGGGTGTTAATTGATCAACTTGTTTTAATAATACTTCACCTGTTTTTTCATCTTTTACATTAACCGTGGCAACACCATCCTTCATCTGTGCCATACTAGCAATGAGTTCTTTAGTTTCTTCATTACCCTCAGCAAAACTTGGTAATTTGATTTGTGACATTTTTTTGTCGAACTCAGAAGCTTTTATTGACATACCTGCTAACTCTTCAGCAGTCATACCCATAGCTTCGGCAACCTCTCTTAATCTTCGTTTTGACCCTGGCATAATTTCAAATTTACCTGTTTGTTCATTGAACTTGGTAAATTCTTTTGACATATTGACTATTTCTTTTTGTAAGGCTTCAGGATCGTTTTGAGCCATGTCCATCGCTCTTAATGGATCTAACAACCCACTTGATGTAACACCTAATCTTTGTAATGATGCTGATAACTCAATCGCTTTTTCAGGTGAGAATAAATCATCGGCAATTTTGAATACTTTACCCATATCAACACCAAGTCTAGATGCCTGTATAGACATTTTTGTTAGACCGTTAATACCACCTTCAAAATTATATACGTTTAATTTTCCTATGTTTGTGGCAACAGCTGAAGATACCGCACCGACTGAAACACCAGCAGCTCTTGCAGAATTTGCAACTTCTAACATTTTTTCACCGACATCATAAACCGATATACCGACTTCTCTGAATTTTCCAGTTAAAACACCAACATCTTGTCCAGTTGCTTTAGAAGCGGCGGATAGTTCAATTATAGCCTCACTTCCTAAACTTGCCGCGGATCCCAATGCCTCACCCATTTTACCTATGTTCTTGATTGCAGTTTCTTGGTCTATACCCATTCTTATAAGAGCAGGAGACACATCTGCGATAGATTGACGGAATTCCTCCATCCTACCCTTTCCAACACCAAATTGTGCAGAAAGTTCAGTAGCTTGTTGATCTAATAATTTAATAAAAGTATTTTCACCTAAACTTTGATCAACAAAAGAATCGGCAACTGCTTTCATTGTTTCTTGAGTAATATCTTTAATATCCTTTAGACCAATTTGCCAACTTTTTACATAATCTTTTTCAAAATTAAGTAGATCGGGTTTTTCGTCTCCATCATCATCACCAGATTCTTTCCTACCTTTTTTGTAGGCTTCCTTGACTAACTTATCAATTTCTTCTTTACTATATGTCTTTTCATCACTCATTCTAATTACCTATTTACTCATAAATATCATTTTATTTATTTTCAATTTCTTCAACATATTTGTTAATTAAATATTTTCTTATGTATGTAGGCATAGACATAAACTCAGAATATTGTGTTCTAAAAATTTTAGAGAAATAATAAAACTCATCTAATATGGTTATCTTATATTGCGAAGAAAGGCCGAAAAAACTCCACCCCAAAAGCAATGTTGACCATTACTCTTTCTCCTGACGGGGCTATTACTTCTTTTCTTAAATCTAATCTTGGTTCGTTATCAACTAGAAATCTTCTAATAAATTTAGAATCAGCAATTGGCATACTTTCAACAAATGTTGAAATTTTAATTCTGTCCGTATCACCATTTAAACTTACAATGTGCTTGTTCAACTTAGTTGTGATTGTCGGTGCAGTTCTGTCAGAAGGATACGATTTTAAAATTGCGTTAATTTCTAACGTATCATATATTGATAATAATTTTAAAGTTACTTTGTTTTTTGACATAGGTAATGTCACATTGAAAAGTCCGTTTTCATCAGGTTCTACCTCTGTCTTTTTGAAATTAAGTTCATCTAACTTAATTGTTGAAGTAAATTTTTGTTCGGTTACGGGATCTGTGACTGTCACTTTGTATTCAGGTCCAAAAGCTGTGTTTCTTAAGAACAACAAGATTGCTTCAACATCTCCATCTAAAAGTTCTTCAGGTCTGATTTCTCTTTCATATACTTTGTTCCTTAACAATGGTAGAATAATTGACTCAGTAACATTTCTTGTTCCATCGTAATCTGAAAGTATGTTTTCATCAACCGCAGTCAAATAACCCACTTTAACTGATTTCTTTTTTGATTTATAAAAAATCCCCTGTGTTGGTAGAGTTATAACGTCATGAGGTAAATTCAAATTACCGTGACCTACTGTATATTCATTTTGTTCCATATTATATATAATTTCAACTTAAATGATAAAAAAAAACCGTAAACTGTAAAGTCTACGGTTATATGTTTTAGTATTATTTAGATTAGTATACTAAGATACATCTATCCATTTGCATTTGACATGTGATACCTGCGATATTATCAGAGTTGTAAGCTAAAGAACCTCCATCATACCCTAAAAGAAATGCTCCTTCTAATATCCATTTTTCAACAACTACCCCTGTTGGATCCAACATTTCAAGGTCAACATTTTTTTTGTAACCTGCTGCATAACCCATACGTCCCGTTACCGACTCAGCACATAAACGAATCCACTCCATAATAGCTTGTGATGCTGAAGGTCCAATAGGGTCACGGAATTTAACTGAAATTGCATCCCATTTAAATCTACCAGCAACAAACGTTGAAGTATTTAAAAATTCGATCTCTTTTGAGTTGATCGTAAGTTTTGGTCTTGACGCACTTTCCACATACCACTCGTTAATTCCAAGTGATGAAGGGAATCTTAAGATCCATCGGTTCTCCCTTTTCGGTTCGTAAGGGATCGGCATTTTCATTAATAAATCAGCCATATCTTATTGTTTAAATTTTGTTTTATTTTTATTATAAATACTATGAAATAAAAATTTTTCTATTTACTTCAATTATTTTTCAAATTATATCTTAACTAGTCCCAGTTATTATTCAAATTTAGTTTTTTTACCTCCTCCTGTATGATAAATATCTAATCCAGATTCATCATCAAAATGTTTCTTCATTGCTTGAACGTTTCTTAAATCATCATCTGAAAACCCAATATAAGGTACAAAATAATTACTTATTTTATTTTTCATAAAAGCTTTTTCTTGTAGTTTCCTTGAAAGTTCTTGAACGTATCTCATAAACTCACTCATTGCTTTTACTTTAAGTTCTTCAGGATTCGCAGCAGAACCTTCACCGAAACTTACAGGATGATATTTGTTCATATCTAAATATACTCTTACCAATTCATCATCCGACAATTCTTCTTCATCTGCCAAATCTCTATATTTTTTAAGATTTTTAACAAGTTCTTTTTCACTTAATCCGTGTTTGTTTTTCTTAATTAGATTATAAATCGCATTTTTAAGAACCGAAGGGGTGTGTCCTCTTGCTGTGATGATTGCAAAAATAGACCCATTATTAACCGCCTCAACAAAGTCACTCCATGCAGGACCTGTTTCTGCTTTCATAGCATCACTAATGAAAGCCTTGTCACCTGGTACTTTAAAGTCTCTGAAGGCATCCTTATCAAAATCTACAATAGTGTGACCCTCATATTTGAACGGTTCTTTACCAATATCAGTTCTATACTCCGCAAAATCTTCCGTAGACATACCAACAGTTTTACCTTTATCATCTACAAGATAAATTTTTGTTGGCATATACATAAGGTTATCATCCCAGTCAAAAGCATAATACTTCATTGTGGGTTTCATCTGATCGTGAATGATTTCAGATAAAATTTCTTTAACAAATTTTTTGTAATTCATATTAATAAATATCTCTTAAATAAAAAAGGGGAACTTTCGTCCCCCTTTGTATGAATAATAAACCAACTTATATATTCTCAAACGATGCTCCTGTTGGAGTGATATAGAATGTAATGTCGATAAATTCAAGTGATCTTGTTGGTTTGATATAAATCTTACCTGTCATTTGGTTTCTATCTAAATCCTCAGGATCTGAAGAAACTGTAACTCGGAAGTCATATAAACCACGATCTCTTCTGATTGCATCTAAGATTGGGTTAACAGCATTTAAGAAGTCTTGTCTTACTTGTGAGTCGTTTTGTTCAAACAATAGTCTTACAGAAACTGCTGAAATCAATTTACGAGCTTGTAACAACAATCTTCTAACGTTGATTCTGTCAAGAGCCGATTCTCTTACTTGTAGAGTTTTGTTACCCCAAATTACGGTACCGACATCAGAGAAGGTTGCGATTGGGTTAAGTCTACCTACGTAAAGGATGTCTCTATCTTCTTGAGTTAACTTCTTACGAGCTTTAATACAGTTAACAATACCACGAGTGTAACCCGCCGCAGCGAACCAAGGGAACGCGATGTTATCTGTCAACGCTAAGTTTCTTGTTACTTCAGCTGTTGGTGGGATATAGATTTGAGTGTTATTTACACTATCTCTTGTCAATACCCACGGATAGTAAGTAGCCGTGTAGTTAGAGTCAATTCCTGTATTCTCTAAGTTGTCAACTGCTTCTGTTGGGTAGATAAATACATCAATCCCTGTTGTAGTTGCAACATACATATCAACGTCAGGAGTTGTACAAATGTATAATGAGTCCGCTCTGTTGAATTCAATCATATTAACCGCATCTTCTACAAGGTTACTGTTATTTACATAATCAATACCCGGTGTTACAAACACGTTAATGTTAACCGCCTCAGGGTTTGCAAATGTTTGTTGACCTAACAAGTATGCATAGTAGTCGGTATTTGCCCAATTCTGAGTTCCGTCACCTAAAGAAATTTCTTTAAACGCTCCCCAACCTGTTGCTTGTGGGTATCTTGTAGATGGACAAGCTCCGAATAGGAATCCTGTTCTACCGATTTGGAATCTATCTTCGTTAGTTCTCCATTCTCTGTAGATATCCCATCCGTCAAATCCACCTTGTACTAAGAATGTGAATTTACGTGCGAACAATCTATAGTATGCGTTTGTTGGAAGTTCAGGTTCAGTGATGAATGGTGAGTTACCACAGATAAATCTTGGGTCACCACTCGTCGAGAACTCAGGCCCGATTGTTAAACCACTTGCATTTACGTCCATGTGGAAACCTGCAGATCTGTAGTTGAATGGTAAACCATCAATATCACAAGTATTATTAGGATTTCTCTTACCAACGTATTCGAAGTAAGCGGCATCCCATCCTAAATTGTTAGATATACCTAAGTATGTTCTTCTAACATTATCTCCCGGACTTACCAACGCATCATCATTACCTGAAGACAAACCAAATGGTGGGTTATAAATTACTTCGCCAGGGAAATCATATTTACCTTTAATAATTGGGAATGGTGATTGAGCTCCTGCATAATTTCTGAAGTTAAATCCGTTGAATCCACAAGGAAGTGCGTCAATTGGGGCATCCTCGTTCATTTCAACCATTACGTATTTAGAATTCAGTGCGTATTCTCCATCCAATGTACCAATTTTATTTGCAATAAAGTTGTTTTGTCCTGGATCCATTGTACAGTTTGTAAATTTCTCAAGAACTACAGGGTTTGCATCAGTATCAAAATAGTCACGAATCAATACATCAAACGTTAAGTTGTTATAAGTTTGATTGATAAGTGAAACTTTAATTAACGTGTTAGCGGCATCACCATCAGAAATTGTGTAGAACCTGAATAGGTCATAAACTTTATTACCTCTTAATTCTGATACAACCCAAGGAGAATTAGGCGTTTGATATCTGTCCAAATACCATCCAATTGAGTTAGGGTCACCACTTTGAGCAGAGTCTAATTCAATAAAGTTTGGATTTAAACCTCTAACGTATCCTTTTTTCCAAGAGTAGTTTAACCAAGATTGGAATACTTCCTCATTAAATAATGGAACTTCAATTCTTGGTTTTTGGAAGTTTGCAATCCCAAACACTTTACTAATATACTCAGGATCATTTTGAGTTAAAGAAGTTTCAAACGTAAAGTTTTGACCAAATTTATCAGTACAATTAACCGCAAATGTCAAGTATGGGTTTTTAAGAACTCCAGCATATTTTCCTGTCATATCTAAACTAGCATCTGTTGTTGCCGTTACTGAGTATGCTGGGTTAGTTGAGTTTGTATAAGTTGCAATACCTCTTGATCTTAAAGTTGCAACAACTACATTATCGTAATCAACATATGATGTCCCTGTGTAGTAATAAATTTTACCAACAATAGTTCCTGAATAACAATCAATATTAACAGGTGTAGGAGTAGGTGTAGGTGACACAAAAGGTGACGGTGTAATACAAGGATTAGCTGCCGATGGTGTAGGTGTTGGTGATGATGATGCTTGTGGTGTAGGAGTTGGGTTTGGATAATAAGCCGTTAAACCTGACACCAAAGTAGAGAATGAATATCCTGAGTAATTTGTATTACCTGTATTTGTAAATAACGCATAGTACCAAGAATCATTCAAAGGAGAAGTTAAATCAGTGGCATCAAACGATACAGATGGAACATTAAATACATTAGTTCCCGCTGTCCAACCAGCACCATTTAATGTGTTATAGTCGTCAGTAGCAATAGAACCAAAGTAAGCAATTTGTTCATCTTCCGCAAGATAAGGATTGTTACTTGTGATAACATCAAAAATTAAATTATTAATTTGAGTTTCTAATGTAGAAGTATCTCCGTTAAACTCTTCATATTGTTCTGTAATTATGTCTTGAATAATTGAAGGGAAGCTTCCTTGGAAACCTATTGTTGTTGTTGAATTAGTACAAGCAGTAAACGGAACTGTAAATGTGAGTTCTTTTGGAACTACACATGTTGTAACACAAGTTGCCGAATTAGTTACTGAACTTAGACACCAAACACCAATTGTTGATGGATCTACGTTAGCAACCGTAGTTATTGACCAAGATGGTCCTGCATCGTAACCTGATAATCCTAAGATTCTTGTTACGAATAATTGATTGGATTGTTGTAGATATGCTTTTGCAATGTAAGCCGCTTCATACTTTGGAATTTGGGTATTAACAAATTTTTCTGGTGAAGTACCTCCAAATACTGTTTGGAATTCATCAAAATTTGTAATAAAAATCGGTTCAAAAGCTGGACCTATCAAAGTTTCACCTACGATACCTAATGTTGTTACCCCGACGCTTTGAGCAACAAAGCTCAAATCTACTTCAGAAGTATAAACACCAGGTGAAACGAAAACTTTACTGTTTGTTGCCATGTTTAAAATGTCTTTACTTATTTATTTTACCTATAAATATTCGAGTTTTTAGTAAAAACTTTACATTGTGCAAACTATTTATATTTTGGTAAGATTTTATTCTGCCTTTTTTCTACCTACCGTTATGAAAGAACCTAAGAAGATAAAAAACTTAAAAATTGATGTTGAAGTACACGATGTCCTGAAAAAATATTGCGATAAGAGAGGTATTAAAATGTATAAATTTTTAGAAAACCTTATAGTTGAAAAATGTAAGGAAAAGAAAGATATATACGGGGAAAGTTAAACTAAGAATTGTGTGAACGCTAATGAAGATTCGGCGGCACTTACTTGTTTGACAACATCAATTCTCAATGTGTCGTTAGTATTGATTTGAATTCTATCAACATTATCACCATAATATTGGTCATTTATGTATACAGAATAACTTTCTAAATTATCTGAGATATCAAAATTCAAATCACACGTGTATTCAAAAAAGTATTCTTGAGACAAATTATCTACAGGATATATCAAACGTATTGTTTCTGGTTGTACTGGTGTTTGTTTTTTCTGATGTCTCTTAACAGGTCTTTGATCAACCTCATACATTTGAAATGTTCTTGATAATGCAGGAAAAACTTCAAATTCATCCTCATCAATTAAGAACCCCATCATTGTAAATTCGTATTTTTGAATGTAGTATTTTCTTTTTTCTAAATCTAAAACTGATTCATCGGTCATACTATCATTTATAATTGGAATGTAATGTCCTTTAATAACTTGATATGCTTGTCTTGATGCGAAAGTCTCTAAAACTTTTTTATTAAATGAGTTTAATTCTCTCATTCTATTACACACAATCGCCACTGTATATTTAAAATCTGCAGGTACAGGTTGTGGTATTTTATAAATGTCAGCACCAACTCTATTTCCATCCCAAGTAGGAACCTCCATATAATAATACATTCTCCTGTTTGGTATATTGTACATTACCGCAGGATTATTTCCGTATTTTACTTCAGGATTTCTAATTACCGTAATGAATGGAGGTTCAATGTTCTTATCAATATTTTGAAAGTCCCATGTTTCAACAAACTGTGACCAGTTTTGTGTTGTTATTAGAATATCGGCAACAGGAACTGTTTTTCCTTCTGATGAAATTTTTAAAGTATTTTTAACAAATTCTAAAAAACCACCATCTAAATCGGCATGTAATAATGACTTAGGAAGGTATGTACCATCCTTAGTGATCATGTCTTTTATCTCTTCTCTTCTTGGTAAAAGAGTTTTAGGATACGTTAAAGGTATTGCCGGTTTTATTGGGTGTTTTTTTGGTAAAGCCATTATAGTCCTCTGAATTCATTTGGTCCAACAGGAGCCGCAATTATTGTTCTATAAAAGGGCTTGAACCCCTTATAGGTATGTTTTATATCTGAAGTCACACGACCATCGTTAACAACAGTATAGTATCTTACAAAATTTTCACTATCGTAGTATCCCACATAATCACCAAAATCTATTTCAATATCTAAATCTTCAAGAGTTTTCATGTAAACGGACATTGTTATATTACCTGGTTCAAATTGATCCATACGAGTAGAACCAATCATTTTGTTTTCAGGGGCTGCAATACCAACATAAGCATTAAACTCCACAGGTGGTAAAAATTTAATTCCGTCAGTTACCGCTTCACCATATACGTCATCAGTTTTTATTTTGTTTTTGTCTACTCTATATAGTACACAAGTGAAGTTCATGTCACCAATTAACCATTCTTGACCCATACCAATTTCTAGTTCGAAATCACGATCTCCAAAGAATTTACCGAATCTTGTAATAGGAACATTACTTCTCATAATACGATTTTATTGATAAATATCTTTTTTATTAGTATTTTTTTAAAAAAGATTAATTGGAAACAAAAACACTGATAGAACATAAAGCATTAGAGTTGCTCGAAAGTTATAGTGGTGCGAATAATTATATACTATATCTAAAACATAAAAAAGAAGTTTCTAGTAAATTTTATCCCACTAGAAGTCAATCCGAATATATTACAACATATTACGACTCAACGCCTAAGATTGCTCGTAAATGGGTCGAGTTAGACAACTACTTTGCCAAAAAGTTTGCTGAAGAAAAATATCTTATTGAGGTACCAAAGGAAATTTTTATTGAAAAGCTTTTGGTTGAGAAGGAAAAGTCTTATCACGTTTGGGGTAAGTTTTTTGAGAAGGATAAACTATCCGAATTTTGGATTCCAAAATCGGCTTTAATTAAAACACATAATGTACAGTCTGTTAGTATTGATTATTCGAAATATTCCCATCGTCCTCCGCTTGATCATCAAAAAATTGCAATCGAAAAATTAGCAGGATCAAAAAGATTTATTCTTGCTGATGATATGGGTCTTGGTAAAACAACCTCAACTATTATTGCAGCATTAGAGACAGGTGCAAAAAAAATATTAATTGTTTGTCCCGCATCTTTAAAAATAAATTGGCAAAGAGAAATTGCAAATTATTCAGATAGACCTGTTTTTATTGCGGAAGGTAAAAAATTTTCAACTGAAGATGATTTTGTCATTGTTAATTATGACATTCTTAAAAATTTTCACGACTCAGATCCGAAAAAAAAGGATGAGTCTCTATTATTAAAAAGTGGATTTGATTTGGTAATCTTAGATGAAGCTCACATGATATCAAATGTTCAGGCACAAAGAACAAAGATTATTAATAGTTTTGCAAAAAAAATAGATAGAGTTTGGTTGTTAACAGGAACACCAATGACTTCTCGACCAATGAATTATTATAATTTGTTAAATCTAATTGAAAGTTCTGTTGCTCAGAATTGGAAGGCTTATGCGATTAGGTATTGTCAAGGGTTTCAATTTACAGCAGGTAAAAGAAAAGTGTGGAATGTTTCAGGTGCATCTAATCTTGAAGAATTAAGAGATAGGACATCAAAACAAATTCTTCGTAGATTAAAAGAAGATGTTTTAGACTTACCAGATAAAATTATCACTCCTGTTTACCTAAGATTAAAATCAAAAGAGTATGAGGATTTAATGGGTGAATATTTTGATTGGTATGATAAAAACCCCGATGAGTCTTCATCTTTAACGGTTCAGTTTTCTAAACTAATGAAAGTTAGAAAAGTAATTGCGAATGAAAAAACAAAACAAACAATTGAGTTTGCTGAAAATATCATTGATCAAGGTAAGAAAGTTATAATATTCACAAACTTTACAGACACACTCCAAACCATATACCAACATTTTGAAAAACAAGCGGTTTATCTCGATGGTAGTTGTTCTAATGCAATTCGTCAACAAGCTGTCGACCAATTTCAAAATGACGATAAAGTCAAAGTTTTTGTTGGTAACCTAAAAGCGGCAGGAGTTGGTTTAACTTTAACATCTGCAGAAGCTGTGATTATGAACGATTTATCTTTTGTTCCTGCAGAACACGCCCAAGCTGAAGATAGAGCTTATCGATATGGTCAGAAATCAAACGTATTGGTTTATTATCCACTGTTTGAAAATACGATTGAAGGTGCAATTTATGACATCCTTAATCGTAAAAAAGAAATCATTAGAACCGTAATGGGTGATGGTATTGTAGAAAACACAGGTGACATTGTTGAAGAAATATTAAACCTAATTAACAATAGACGATAATCTTTTGATCAGTATAATATTTATCAAAGATGAAAGTTTCTATCAAATACGAAAATCCCGATATTAAAAATCGAAAAGACTTTGTTAAAAAGTTTATTTCTTTACTACAAGAAGAATACCCACTTAAAAATGATTTAAAAATTATGTTTTTAAATGGTAGAAAAGGTGAGATGTCTACAGGTAGTAGAAGAGGTGATCACCTAATTAAAGTTCTTGCTAAAGGAAGATTAAATCGTGACATCATGAGAACATTAGCCCATGAATGGGTTCATGAATATCAAATGACAATTCTTGGTAGAGAACACGGACCTAACATTGGTGGTATTAATGAAGACGAAGCAAATGCATTTGCGGGACAGATTGTTAAAAAATTTGAAAAAAAATATCCTGAACTTGAAGAACTGATGTATGAACATAAAGGAATCGAAGGAAAAGTTAGTCTTCTATCTGAACAAATTTTATTAAACGAAAAACAATTAATCAAAAAAAATTTGATTTCTGAAATGAAATCAATTGGTATTGAAAAGTTACCTTACTCATATTCTTCTTTGAATAGATTTATAGATTCAAAAACTATGAATATTCATTACAATAAACACTACAAAGGATATGTTGATAAATTGAATAAAGCAATCAAAGACATTGATGGTGATTTGGAGTTAGAGGATATTGTAAGAACTATAAGTAAATTTGACAATAAGGTTAGAAATAATGCTGGTGGAGCATTTAATCATGCATTATTTTGGAAGATGTTGTCCCCAAAAAAACAACTCCCAAGAGGAGAAATTTTGAAAAAAATTAAAAAAGATTTTGGTAACATAAAAAAAATGAAGGATGAGTTTAACAAAGCCGCTCAGGATCGTTTTGGTTCAGGATGGGCTTGGTTGTATCTTAACAGTGAAGGTAATTTGAAGATTATGTCTACACCAAATCAAGATAATCCATTGATGAACATAGTTAAAAAAGGTGGGTATCCTCTGTTAGGTTTGGACGTTTGGGAACACGCTTACTATTTGAAATATCAAAACAAACGTGATGAATATATTAAAAAGTTTTGGGATGTTGTTAATTGGGAATTTGTTAATGATTTATTTGTGAGTAGAACATCAAAAAAAAAACTTAATGAATCTGAAGAAATAAATGAAATTGCTCTTAGAAGAAGTTCTAAAATAGATTATTTATGTGTACAATCAAAATCTGAAAAATCACCATATTGTCAATTAAAAAATTTTAGAGATGGTTTAGAAGATCAATATTTGATTCATGAATTAGAAAGATCAATTTTTATACTAGACCAATTTTTTGGCAAAAAAAATGTCGGTACATTTCCTGTGATAATTCAATTGGCTCTCCAAGACACAAATAGAACTGTAAACTTTTTAGAATTAGTATCGGACTTCATTGTTGATAAAGAATTTGAGGATGACCAAGTTAAAAAAATACTAAATAAACAAAGGTACGTAACAACAATACCAAATGATATTGAAGGATTGTTAGCATATGCAAGACAAAAAGAACACAGTAAATATGAAGATAGATTTGTTGGTGATTATTTTGAAAAAAACCAAACAAAACTACAATTGAATTATAAGTGTTCTGATGATGCAAAAGAAACATTAATTGACCTTTTGAAAAAAATCCATTCAGGTACTGAAAGTTTAAACTATACTTTTTTTCAAATAACTTCTTGTTTATCTAAGTCATTCAAAAGTGGTAGTTATTATATCAAAGCGGATTTAATAACTAAACAAGAACTAAAAGATGAGGATGGTAATACAATATTTCCTACTAATTCACTTTTTGAGGTTAAAAAAATGGACCCATTCATTGATAGTTATTTGTCTGAGTTCTTTTCTATATTTAAACAATCTTCATTATCAAGTGAAAAACCAATATACATAAAATTATATAATGAATTGATAGATAAATTATACACTTGGTTAAATAGTAAACCTTCAGCTGAGGAGTACTTAAATAAGGTTAAAAGCAAAATGTCAGGTATAATTTATGAAGGTGACTTAATTGTTCCTATTGAATATATAGATTTATATTGGTCCAACAAAGGTCAACGAGGTTGTGATGAAAAAAGATTATCAATAAGATTTAGAATAAAACCTGAATACGACAAAATTAATGGATTCTTTTTCAAAGACAAAAACACCTTAGAGTCTACCACTTTGACTGTCAAATCTAAAGATAGAGAAAAGATCATTTGCCCCATCTAACACAAATTAATTATTAAAGATATTTATAGAGAAAAACTCTATGGCAATAATCGACGAACCAGAAAGAAGTCAATTCTATCAAAAAGTTAGACACTTATTAGGTGCACCTTTAAGATCTGTGGAATTGGAAGACGAAATGATGGACACATTATTAGAATATTCAATTGACGATTATTCTCAATATGTCCAAGATTGGTTAATTGAATCTCAATGGACCACATTAAATAATTTGAATTTAGATACCCAATCTTTATCAAGAGCTTTCATAACTAAAAGTTTAGACTTTGAAACTCGTTATACCTATGCGTATTCAAAAATAGTTGGATTACAAGCAGGTGGTGATTGGGAAATCAAAAAAGATTATATTCAGTTAGTACCCAACCAACAGATTTATGAAATACCTGCAGGTCGTGAGATAAATGAAGTATTATGGTTTACCCCATCAACATTAAACAACTTAATGTTTGGTTTGGGTGGTTTTGCGGGTGTTGGTAATGGAACTGGACTTGGTGGTGGTGGAGGGCTTGCACAAATTGGTAATATGGCAGGAAGTTATTATTTAACACCAGCATTTGATACATTATTAAGAATGCAAGAAGTTAATATCCAAAGAAGAATATTTGCGGGTGATTTGACTTATTATATCACTGCACTTCCTGGTGGTAAAAAAGCACTACACCTTTTAAACACACCAGGTGGTAAATTTGACTTTGGTAATGCGGAGTTGGCAAAAGGTCAAGTTTGGTATTGGTATTATGATACTTCACAAGGTGATAGAGACAAATGTTTGGCGGATAATCCTGATATTGTTCTTTTACCTTCAGATGTACCATTCAATAAGATAAGTTGGTACAAACTAAATAATCCTGCACAAGTTTGGGTTCGTAGATGGTTTATAGCATACTGTAAAGAAACTTTAGCAAGAGTTCGTGGTAAATTTAGTGGTAACTTAAAGACTCCTGATGGTGACTTAACTATGGATTATGCAACATTAGGTACTGAAGGAAAAGATGAAAAGGCTAAACTAATAGAAGAATTGATCGGAGCTGAAGGAAGATTAACAAGACTTCGTCCTGAAAAAGTTATGGAAAGAGAAGCTTTACTAGCAGAAAACTTAAACAAAACTCTTAAGTTTAGAGCTATGCCTCGTCAGATATATGTAATTTAATTTTATGTCAATTATAAAAAACAAACCAGTTAGAAAAACCGTAATAAAAGGAAATCAATCATATAGTTTTGAATCGTTTGATATTGTAATAAACAGTAATGAAACTTACATAACTAATGGTGAAACCCTTTTAATCGTAAGGGATGTTGTACAATCAAAAATAAAACTTGACTCAACAACAACAGAACGAATTAAAATAAAAACACTTACCAACTGTATAATCATTCCCGACATAGGTCGAATAGACGAAGATTGGGATGAAATATCAGTTGGTAGGGGTGCTTGTGTTGAGTTACAAAATGTCAACGGTGTTTGGTACATCCTTTCCTCCGACGGAATTAAAATGGACTAACTCTTTTTCAGGTACATATCTCCACATAGTTTGATCCGCATCTTTATACATGTGATAAGGCGTTTCACCAACACGATTCCAAAAAGACATTTCCTCATCAGAGATTTCCATTACATCTTCTAATTTGTCTTGGTCTCCCTCTTCAAAAGGTTGTCCATTGATTAATTCACATTGGACTTTAGTAAAGAATGGTCTCTCTTCAGGGTTTTTAACCAACAACCCATTACGAACTTCTTGTTTGAAAACTACTAACAGAGGTTCAACACGTTTGTTAAATGTTGCAATTGCTCTTTGAATATTATATTCTCCTGTCATAGTGGGGTTACTTTCAAGATCTAACGGGTCAATTCTATAACAATTTAATTGAATTATTGAATCGACATCCTCAGGTATTGTAGTTCCCCAATCTCTCATGTAATTGTCAATATGTTCTTGTGACCAACCTTTCTTTGGTTTATTAACTTTCTGAACATCACCGTGAGATGCCTTTGTACCGTTGTTTACATAGAAGATAACTTCACCAAGATTAGCATTTAGTTTGTCTTTGATTGCCAACTCCATGTGTGCTTGACGAGACATTAATGCTCCTGATTTAGTTGTTTGTTTACTACGAACTATATAATCCTCAATTGTTTGTTTGATCTTTGCTTTATTTGCAATATCCATCAATGGAATTTTCTGATCAAATATCTTTTGTACATATTCGTAATACCACTCAACAAACTCTTGTCCTTTACCATCAAGTAATAACTTAATCCCTTTATCCAAAAACTTTTCAATATATATCGGCATTTTTTTAGATTTGATTGAGTTACCCGTAAGTTTAATCTTACCTTTTGCAGTAATCAGAGCATAGTTCTTACGAGCTAAGTTAATACAAGCTGGCCATTGTCCATCAGTATCAAGTGCCATTTCACCTCTCATTGCAAGATCATTGAACTCCATTACATCAGCTTCTTCACCGATGTATTCTTTACCCTCTTTTACTTTCCAATTTAAACCTTTACCAACATATTTTCTTGTCTCCACACCTTCAGGAACCGAGAAGTTAATACCGTCCGTGTCCATCACTAAAGGTGTATAACCACGATCCATAAAAAAGTTAATCATCATTCTAAGATACTGACGACCTGTACAAGTAATCATCTCACCCTTGTCCATATCACCCCAATGGAATACTTGAGGGGCAGATAACGCACCGAACATCGAATTAATAAAGATCTTAATCGGTAATTGTTTACGGTCGTAAGATGTAGATTTTTTCTTATCAATACTTGCATATTCCTCAGCGAGTTGTTTGTATTTGATACGAGTGTTACGGAAATAAGATAATAACCCTTTCATTGCACCTGTAACATCACACTCGGGAAATACATCGTGTACCAACTGAATAGATGGATATAGAGACGAGTAGTCAAGTTTTAACACATTCTTTGAGTATCCTGTTCGGATCAATCGAGAAAGTCCACCTACGAAGTTCCCTTTGTCATTCTTAGCAGGAATTGCCAAGTTATGTTTGTAAGACCAAGCCAACATCAACATTTTCCATAATGTAGCAGTACCCATTGTTGAAACTCTTTCATACGTTGTTGGAAGTAATGATGCCAACAAGAATGAACCTTGATTAAATTCTTCATCGACCAAAAGAGTTTCTTCCAAGTCATCGTCGAGATAACGCTCAATGATGTCGTCCCCCGTTGTTTTGATATATACTTTAGAATGTCTTCCACATACATCATCAACTTTTGGATCGTTACCTACTTTCTTATACTTACCATTTTCAATGTTTAACCAATATTCTTCTTTGTCTCGATACATAGATCCAATCTTATCATGGTCAACATATACACGATCAGGAGCTTCAGCTTCGATATACTTGGTAATGTACTTCAAACCTGCCTCTTTGATGTTCGAGTTAATCGCCTGAGCCCTACGAACTGAATGTAGAATATCAATAATATTATAACCCCACATTTGAGTTTGATTAAACTTCTCAACTTCATTCGCCAATTTCAACATTGATTCCTTCATTGAAATTGATTTATCAGGATTTAGTGATTTTGCAACTTTTTTTATGTCAAGGTTTAGTGCCTTACATCTTTCATAGATCCAATACCAGTCAAAGTTAAATGAATTGTAACCTGAAAGGATTGAAGGTTTGATATCATCAATGATGTTGAAGAACTCAACAAGTCCTCTTCTTTCATCATCAGGTGTTGCACATTCGATAACTTTTTTATAACCTTTGTTTGTTTTGATTCCAATCATGAAGATACGACCATCCTTGGGTTCAAGTGAGGTCGTCTCCAAGTCGAATACCATCCTCGTGATGTCGTTGTATTCTTCAAATCCTTTAAACAATCTTTTCTCTTTTGAGATTAGATATTGTTCAACAGGAGGGAGTATCATGATGAGGTCTTTTGTTTTTTCACCCCAAGGATCAACACCACCTTCTCTAAAAAATTGTATAAGATTTCGATAACCTTTCATAGACTTAACCATAAAAGTGAGCCCTCGTTCTAAGCGATCATTACCTTCAGTTTTAAGTTTCTCAATCATAATACCATGTTTGGTCATGGCTTCTTTTTGTAAACCTTTTGATGATGAGTAAAAGTTTTGACCACGTAGATCACCAACCCAAGCAAATGAGATCAATGTGTCTCGTTGGATCTGTTTACCTTTACCAGGAACTTCTTTGATTTTGTAGATTTTGTCAGATACGTAATCGTACTCTACCGATACGATATATTCCTCGGGGTCATTACCCACAAGGAAGTTTTCAATTTCTTCTTGTGATATCATATATTTTTTACTTTTGGTGTATTAGCTACCGAATTAGGTCGGCATTTACCTTCGTAAATAAATATAAATGATTAATTTATTATCGTCAATAAGTATTAAACATCACATTCACAATCAACAACGTCAGTGATGACACCATTGTCAATATAATATACAGTATACCCACCGGCATACCATGAAATAAAATATCCTGTATCATTTGTTTTATAACACGAAATTTCTGTATCAAAAACTAATGAACCAACATTAGGTCCCCCAATGTTGAAATATCTGGTCAAGTAATCTGAAGTAGAACATGACCCCAAAGTAAAACAAAAATATGCCTCACAAGCCTTACCTTGACTGTCACCAAATGGACCATGTTGATCTGTACCATAAACTAAAGTTCTTCTTATTGGGTGAGGACAAACAGGTTTATTTGATGTTGTGGTTGGTGTTGGTGTTAATGTTGGTGTAGGTGTGACTGTAGTTGTTGGTGTAGGACTAATAACAGGTTCTTTTGTTGGTGTAGGAGTCGGTGATGGAAATGGTGTTGTACAACATTTATATTCTAAAACATAACAAGGATCATAAGTTAAATCATTGGCAATAAAACTTTCAATAATATTAATATATAAACTTTCTCTTATTGGTAAAACTAAAGTACCTTCCTCGTTTATGAATAAAAACTGACCTTCATATCTCCCAACTTTTGAAGTGTCCTGAGTTGTAAATCTGTAGTAAACATAATACTCAGGTGAAGCATTTGGGTCCATCTCTAACTTTTCAACAAACCCCGCGCTTTTTGTTAATATTTTTGGAATTCCATTTTCTGTTCTAATCATTGAAAAAAACACAGATGAGGTCTCAATAAACTTCATCATTGAGTCAAAATTTTGGGTACCATCATTCACTACTTGTAGTTTAAGTAATGGTAAGGTTGAATTTTGTCCTATTGTGAATTCCATTTGTTATTATTAAATATCCATTAAATTATTACCGTTTGTGACGAAGCAGTACCACCACTTAAGAAAGTCACATAAATTGTTGCATTCACATCTCTAACAATATTACAACTAACATCAGTATAAAGGTATGGATTACCACCAGTACCACCAGAAAGTGTTAAGTTTGCGGAGTAATAACCAAATGTTAGGACATTATTTTGAAAGCTTCCTGAATTGTCAAAATCTCCTGTTATTAGGGTAGCTCCGTGTGAAATTTTATTATTCACAAAATTATCGTTTAAAACATTACTTGTACAATTATCACCAAAAGTGTTATCATAACAATATTCACCAACTACATTATTTGAAAATTGATTTCCAATAACATTACCTCTTGTTATTCCTCCACCAAAACCAAAATCATTTGCAATTGTGTTTGATTGGAAATTACTACCAATTTGGTTATAGGAAAAGTTTGTGTCAATGTTGTTACTTTGACAGGCATCACCTATAATATTACTGAAAGTTGCTCCCGAAAAATAATTATTCGTCATATCACTACCAATTTGGTTATTTTGGAAATTATAAACGCCTACATTATTTAGGTCACCAAAAGTATTTCCAAATGAGTTATTACCGAAAACATTACCATTAACATTACTGTAGAAAATGTTGTTATAAAATGTGCTACCTATTTTATTATTGAAGAAAGGTGCTCTAACAGTATTACTATAGAACGCCACCCCAATTTCATTTTCGTCAAAATTATTCCTAAGAATATTATTATTAAAATTATTACCAATTAGATTATTTGAAAAACCATAATGAATCAAGTTTGAATTGAAATTAGGACCAATCGTATTGTAAATAAAATCATCATCATACATTGTTAAAAAGTTATTTCGGAAACCCCAACCTACTTGATTAAAATCAAAATCAAATCCGTCATTATCCCCAAGCATGTTATAGTCAAAATTACCAACGACAGTATTACCTTGCATATCACACTCTATAAAATTGAATGTAAAATCAGGACCAATAGTATTTCTATCAAAATTATTTGTTATGATGTTAAATTGGAAAAATGGCCCACAGGTACTACTAGTCATAAAATTGTCAAACGTGTTACCAACAACATTACCACCAAATACCATATCTTGATAACTACCATTCAAAAACACGTTGTTGGATAGAATAAATGTATCATAATTTTGATTATCCCCCAAATATGTGTTTACGTTATCATTTTCATTAAAGGTATAATATTCTGAGGACCCTGTGTATGACGGTGTAGGTACGTTACATTTGAATGGAGACCTTATACCTCCTCCAGTACCTCGTGAATAAAATTTGTTACTTTCAGTATAGAAAGTTGTTCCTGTTACTGTCATATTTGTTGCATCCGTGATGGTTAAAATTTCATAATACGCAAAACCACCAATAAGGTTTCCATAGTTAGGGCTATGTATACCCAAAATTTGCCCAACACTAAAATCAGTATCAAATGTTGTACCGACACCAACAACATTACCTGAACCATCTATTGACACAGTGCCGTTATAATAGTTTTCAGATAAAAATGCCTGATATCTAATAAACTGAACGGCTCTGAAATCGTAGTCAGCTCTGTTATTAAACCTATCAATTCTTTCGGTTATTCTACCTTTTGCCGGTGAAATTGTTACTTCAGTAGTATCCCAAGTGAAATCATATGTTATTTTATCATTTATATATATTGTAGAATATACCGTTGGTGAAAACTCTGTTGTTGATATTGCCAATAACAAGATTGGTTCGGTACTACCTGTCTTATAATTTCCTGTTGTTATTGCAACACCCTCATTAGTGTAATTTGGTTGGTCATAACAAGTTTGGAAATCCGTCATTAGGTAAAACCTTCCTGGTGTTAATATGCCAGCGATTGATTCTGAAACAAATTGTGCGTATGTCCCTTCGTTATAAGTTATCGAAGAAAATGAAATATGAAAAGTATCCCCAATATATTGTACGGGGAGTAATGTATCATTAGTTGGGAATTGTAGGTATTCTAATTCTCCGATTGTTTTTCCTGTTAGTGCCATAGTTTTTTATTTTATAAATAGTTTTAATATTTTAGGTATTCGTTATTACCAATATTAATATACTCATTATTTTCAGTAATAATTGGATCTATAAGTTCCTCAACCGGTTGAGATGATGTTGGTGTTGGTGTAGGGGTGTTAGTTGGTGTTACCGTAGGGGTTGGTGTAACCGTATTAGTCGGCGTAACCGTAGGGGTCGGTGATACAAATATCGTAGTAGTTGTGGTAGTTGGTATTATAGTCGTTGTAGTAGTTGTTGATGGTCCTGGTGGAATAGGTCCAGGTGGTTTTGGTGGTACAGGTCCGAAACAACAAGGATAATCAACTACGTAACAACTTTGAAACTCGAAGTCATCAATTATAAAACTTTCTATTACGTTTATATATATTTCTTCACTTAATGGTAATGTTAATATTCCAGTTTCATTTCTGAATAAAAACTGACCTTTATATCTTGCAACTTTTTTTGTGTCAAATGGTGTAAATTGATAATAAACATAATACTCGGCATCAGTACTAATATCTAATGGGTCTTTTTTCATCAAACCCGCAGGTCGAGAAGTAATTCTTGGGATGTTTGTTTCTGTGTCCACCATAGAAAAAAAGATGTCGGTATCCTCAATAAATCTCATAGATCTATTGTAGTCACTTCTTCCGTCTTTAATAGCATTAATCTTCAACACAGGGAGTGTTGCATTTTTTCTGATAAAAAACTCCATCTAATCTTTTATCTATAAATACTTCGATTAGAATTCTTTTCTCAATTTACCATCATAGAAGTCAAACCTGTTGTGTTCAGTTGGGGTTAAAAGTAACAAACCTGCATGTATTCTACCTTTAATTGTTTCTTTGAAACAGTGAGACATTAAAGTTTGTTCGTAAGGATGATCAAACTTAGTTTCAATATAACATTTGTAATTTCCCTCTCTTGATAAAATAATTGGCCAATTAGATAAATAAATCTCACCTGTTGCGTATGGTAAGCCATCAACAGATTTTATATTTTTAAATTCTAAAAAAGGAGAATTAGGATCTTGACCGTGTGTCGGTAGTTTTTGATTATTTGGCCAATGTTTTGATCTAAATTCTTGATCCACATTATACCAAGACCATTGTCTTTCATGACTACCATAAAATTCAGTATAATTTAATTTTAAAAAATCAAAATTTTCTTTTCTCATAATTTGTAAAACTTTTCTATATAAGTGTCTTACATTCCTGTTAAATCCGTTTTTACATAAATCGTCCGCACCCATGTTGAAAAACATATCGTCTTCAAAAAACAAATAGTACTCCATGTCTGAATTTTCAAAATGTTCAGCAACAAACACTCTACCACCTGTAATCCCTATATTATCTTTTTTGATATGTTCAAATCCATATTGCTCACACAACTTAATATATTCAGGCGTTGTTGATAGATCAGTTGAGTTGTTTAATAAAAATTTATTAGTTTTTTCTAAAAATTCAGAGTCATATAATAACATAGAATTAATAAGAGTCTCGAATTGTTTTGGACTATTAAATGTTATGACGTATAAACCAACTTGACCATTGTTTTTATTTTTTATAACTCTTTCTTTTTTTAATGATTTGATGACTAAATTATTGTTTTTTACATCTTCAAAAAATTTATAAATCAAACCGTTGGACTCAATTTCTACATAATCTATTATTGTTGGGTTGTTATATAATAAAATTGAAAATAGACTTTCTTCCGTCCCCATTAATCCTCTTTCTAATGTTGATTTCATCAGATTATAATAGAGGGTGTTCATTTGTCTAATTAAATTTACAGGACCGCCAAAGAATCCTCCTCGACATACTTTATCAACTCTTGTTCCTGTAATGATATCCATTTTATTAATATCAAAACCATGTATTTCTTTATCGGCAACATACGGGAAACAAATGAATGTAAAATTACTAAAAAGATTATCAATTCTTGGTAATACTTTATCATGAGTTAGATAACCCATGTGGACAGTATTTGCTAAACCAGCATCAATCCAATATAGTTTTTCAGAACTAAATTTATCTAATAAGACCGCATCATGTAATAAAAACATTTTTGACATGACTAATGGGTTGTACATTTCTAATCTCGCTTGTGTTGAGTCCTTTAACCAACCAGCAAGATTACACCATTTCGGATTTGTTCTTATTGACTGAATTTGATTGAAGAATTCATTATTTCTAAACCAACTTAAATCTCTCAATACAAATTGTGTGTTAGTTACACTTCTTCTTTCATTAACAAATTTTTCTAATTCACTATCACCAAAAATTATCATATTACAATCTACCTGTAATAGTTGTTCGAATTTACTTAAATAATGATCAAAAGACCTTGACCATCCTTCTGATAGATCTCCTCTACCAATATCCCACAATCCTGTAACTAATGTTATCATCTTATATATTATTTAGATTTTCTATAATTTTATAAAAACTTTTTTCTTTTAACGTCAATTCTTTCAAATCAACGCCAGGTATGTAATCTTCTTCGTGCCACCAAATATCAAATAGAAGTGGGTTGAATAACTCTTTATTATTAGAAAATATTAAACTCATTATATTTTCTTCTAAATAAAGATCAACTTCATTATTTAAAACCTTTTTGATTTCTTTATTAAATAAATCACAGAAGTATTTTAATTTCTCTCTTTTACCTCCGAACAAACCTCCGATGATATGTCTATCAAAACTATAATTGTTATAATATTTTTTTGGTAAGGTTTTTGACCAATAATTTCTTTGGTTTTCTTTTGCACATACCACAATCTTTTCTTCAGTATGTTTAATCAAATTATTTAAAAATGTGTTGTTAAATAATTCAGACTCAAAATATTTTTCCCAATACCCCTTTGTTTGGTCTAAATATTTTGGTGGTATTAATCCACTATGAGACAATCCGGCATCAATCCAATAAACATAATCAAAATCTGAATTGTTACAATTTTCTAAACACCAAAAGAATTTAGAGTATTGTATTTCGTAACATCTGTCTTGTAGTAAATTACTTTGTGTTTTTCTTAATTCAGAAATTTGTTGATGGTATTCACAATTTTTTAAATTAAATATTTTAAATTGAATTTGATCCTCATTAAATTTGTTTTGTTTATAAAAGAAAGTTTTTAAATCCTCTAACTGATTTTCTGATGTGTAACAAATAAATTTGGCATCAGACATTTTTAAAAGACTTTTTAATGAATTTTTATAATGTCCGTCTCTACTATCTCTACCACCAAATTCAGATCCAAAAAGTTTAGAATATAAACAAGTTACAAATAGTGTTTTCATAAATTACCGACAATTCTATCACACCAATCTTTTGAAATTGAGTGAGGCCACACTACCCAATAAGATGGTATCTTTGTTGTGTTGAACTCTCTCCATATTTTACCGTATCCTTCAGGGTCTGACTTTATTCTTATAATCTCGTTTGCGTCGACATCTTGTCTAAAAATTGTTTGATGTTCTTGATCGTGGAAGGCAACAACCCAAAAATCATAATCCGTTTCAGGAACTTGATTTAAATCTAAATCAATGCAGTGTTTGAATATTGTGGAAAAACTTTTTTTCCATTCGTTCTCATTTTCAAAATTGTACTCGTTTGGTGGATATTTTTTATCTATAGTGTCTTGTTGTACTGCTCTTGTCTCAAATAGCAACCCCGCATATTTTTCATAATCTCTTATTGTTCTTTCTTTACCAAACCACTCATAATAATCTCCTTCATATTTTTCACCATCTATACCAAGAAGTTGTCTATTTTTTTTATGACAGGCAGTATTTTTCAAATACCATTCCTTATCATCATCCCACTGTTTAGTTCTACCCTTTCTAGTGTATTCGTGCCAAATAATAACTTTGTTTGGGTGAAATAAATCATATCCATGTGTATAAGCTCTAACCGTAATTGAAATTTCTTCTCCGTGAAAATAAAATTCAGGATCGTGTTGTACTTCAGTTGAGAATTGACCTAAAGTGAAACAAAAGTGTGCCGAGTAAAATCTTGCGGGAATTGGATCTTTAATTTTTTTCCAATCAGGAATCACTTCAGGTAAGAAAAATACAACGCCTTCAGGTGTAAATCTATCAAATGCCATTCTCCAAGGTTCATTAACCCTACCTTCAGGATCATTATCAGGATCAAAAGATGAAACATAACCCGTTAACAAAGGTTTTTTATGACCAAGTTTTTGTAATTTTTTAATCATTTTAATTAAAGTATCGTCCCAATCTTTTTCAAACCTCATATGAGAATCGATTTGAAGTGTGTATTCTTCACCCCCATATAATTGTTGTACTTGATGTCTTGCCCAACACACTCCTTTTGATTCGGTGTATGGGATATTTAAAATACGGAAACGATCATCATTTTCATATTCAGTTAAATCATCAAAACCATCTTCAGGATTAAATTGTCTTGCGATACCAATAATAATGTTTTTTGGTTTTTTTGCATTCTCCAACATAGATTTGATTGTTGGTATAAGTTGGGGGTCACGATAAGCAGCAATCTGTACAAATATTCTCATACAGAAAAAATAAAAAAATAATGATTAAAATAAATGAAAAACTGAAAGTTAAATTGACCTACTTCCTGTGATATATTTAATTTTACCGAACCAATTAATAGTAGTTGAGGCAACTCCTGTAACTTGTAAAATAATATTACTACCCGACCCAAGAAGTGTAAATGTTGGTGACCCTATAATGTTTTCTTGAACTGACCCTTGAACTGCCCCAATAAGATTAACAGTTCCTCCGTTATTTAAAAAAGTTGCACTTATAATTCCACCAATACCAACAGTCCCTGATGTTGTTGCACCAGCAACAAACGCCTCTACCGTATAAACATTATCGTTTGATGTTGCCAAAGTTATTAATGTTGTTGGAGTTGCGTTAGATGTTTGGACGTACCCACCTAAAGGAATTATGAAGTTTGATCCATTAGATTCATTCCCGTTACCAACATATAAAGTACCACTACTATCAACACTCATTCGTCTTACACCGCCAGTGGCAACACCGATATTATCGGTACCTATCCTATAAATTCCCGTATTTGGGTCTGAAGTAAAACTATGTGATGGTGCGGATACTGTTCCGTCACCACTTTGGTATGCGGAAGAAACTTCAAGAATATCAGTACTTGGATTAAAGCTAATACCTGCATTTGTGTATAAACTTTCTGCTAGCGCAACGGTATTGTTTGAATCAACAAATGTTACATAAAATTTAGTATTTCCTGTGTTTTCTATAGTACTGACTGTAGTTGCTGAAGTTGGCGATGTACCTGAAGTACCATTAGTTCCATTAGTCCCTGATGTTCCGTTGGTACCTGATGTCCCATTTGTACCTGAAGTACCATTAGTTCCGTTTGTACCATTAGTTGCAGATGTTCCGTTTGTACCATTAGTACCATTAGTACCTGATGTAAAACCCGGTGGAGTTGTTCCACTTGTACCATTAGTACCTGACGTACCGTTAGTTGCCGATGTGCCATGGGTACCTGATGTTCCATTAGTACCATTTGTGCCATTAGTTCCGCTTGTACCATTTGTACCATTTGTACCATTAGTTCCGCTTGTACCATTTGTACCGTTAGTCCCACTAGTACCATTAGTACCATTTGTACCGTTAGTCCCACTAGTACCATTAGTACCACTTGTGCCATTTGTACCTGAAGTACCAAAAGTCCCGCTAGTCCCATTAGTACCACTTGTGCCATTTGTACCTGAAGTACCTGCCGAACCACTAGCACCACTTAATATTGGTTGTAAAAAACTAATTGGGGCAAAATATGAAGAACCTTGTGGGCTCTGACTTGTATCACCTGTAACTACAACGTGAAAAATATCGTTAACTGTGACGGCTGAAACTTGAGATCTATCTGTGAGTCTATTATAAACTGGCATACTAATAAATATTACTGACCTTCAAATAAATATATATTTGTGTCCTGAAACAAAAATATTGCAAAATCTTCGAATTCCTTTCCGTAGTAAGTCCCACAAGATAGTGGATACCAAGTATCACATCCGTTACTATCAATTATTTTAACAATAATGTCTGTCACATTAGTTAATGGTGGTGGTACCATAAAAGTATATGGTGTAGATATTGGAATTGGTCCTGCAGCCAAAAAACAAGAAGTAAAAGTCTGATCACATACAAATATTGTGTATGGAGGTGTTCCTACGATTGAATTTATATTTACGTAATTTGGCATATATAATATAAATACCTAACTACACTATTTCCAAAATTTTTTGGTATACCTGTAAAACAGATGGGTGGCACTCAAAAGTTTTTTTTCTTTCTAAACACCCAACTAAAGATGGTATTCCTTGAATTGTCCCCCATTCTCTAACACCATATTTCATATCTGAAGCACAATTTAATCCACAACCACCTCTAACATAGTGGTATTTATAATTCTGAGAACCTTGTCTATAGGGCGATCTGAACTCAGGATCAATGGAACTTCCCAACTGAATTATGTTAACATCTGTTGTTCCTGCTAAATGTAAAAGACCTGAATCCATAGTTACAAAACAAGAGCTATTGTTAATCAAATGCCAAGTTTGATCTAAGGTCGTTTGATTCATTAAGTTGTACCCAAGCTTTATTGGAAAATTAAATACGGGTTTATCAACATTAGAACCTCCCATTTCTGAAGAATCTTTACCCACAGAAATTACTGAAATACCTTTTTCATTTAAAAGTTGTGTTAACATTTGCCAACTTTTTGCCGGCCAAGTTCTTGAATCCCAATTTTGAACTGGATGAATTAAAACATATTTTAATGGTAAATCAGGTAAGATGACATTGTCATCAGTGATATAATCCATTTCCATTTCTTTTTTTGTTAACATAAAACCTAAACTAATGGCATGAAGTTGTCTGATGTCCATTGTATTATGTTTGTTACAAATACCACTTTCCTTATAAAAAACGTCGAAAGTTTGAAACATTTCATACTCGTCTTTTATTTTATCAAACGTTTCGGGGGAATATTGATAATTATTTTCTACATAAGGTAAATTTGAAAATATTTCTGAATGATGGGAGATTACAGAAACTTTTTGATTATATGTTTTACTAATTTTTCTAACTACAGGTGTGGCACATAAAGTATCTCCTAAAGCTCGGCATTGTGTAATATCAATACAAATGTTTTTCATCAAGAAAAATATACACCAAAAAAAATGAAAATATATAAATTAATTATAGACCAAACCTTGTTTTGGTATCATTATAATATTGTAATATATCTGAATCGGATAATGCGATATCATAAATTAACACTTCACCAACATTTCCATTTAAATACTCATTAGTATATGTTTTTGCAATTTGTAATTCGCTTGTGCTAACGTAATGACCTACAGGAGTGTCAGAACCTAAAAGTACACCATTAACTAATATACTTCTTGTTGTTCCATCAAATTTAGCAACAGCGTTAAACCAAGAGGTGGTTGAAGGTAGTGACCCTACTACGGCTAAATCATTAGCCCACCAATAGTTTATAAATTGATTTTCTATACCAGTCCTAAATGCATTTGATTGATTAGCAATACCAAATGGACCAATACTCATGAAACCGTTAGCATTCCAACCTGATTCTATTTGAGCCCATATAATGAAAGTATAAGGTGTGTTACCTGTTGGCAAATCTATTCCTGAAGGGTTTGAAAACCAACCATTAGATCCTGTGGAAAAATATGTAGCACCCGTATTAACCCAATTAATACTTCCTGAGTTGTTCATTTGTACATCATTACCACTACTACTCAAATCATACCATGTTGTACCTACCCCTGAATAACTATTTGGGTCTGATGCATCTAAGTGTAATTTTAAATTTGAATTAGGAACATAAGATGTCCAATACCCATTAGAAGTTAACCCTATAGCGGCATTTGACGCATTAGTATAGTTCGCATTTGACACTAAATTTGCCAAAGTTACAAATTCATTATCATCAAATCCGTTAGTTCTGAAGAATCCCACAGATGCTGTAACCCCAACAACTGGTGTTGGTTGACTATCATCAGGAACTTGTTGTGCAATAACGTAACCCAAATCTTCATCAGGACCATTCCACCATTCAAGACCTGTTGACGCAAATCCTGCAGTCGGGTAACCAACTGCCAAGTTACCAACTTGTATGGTTCCCGAAATTGTCGATCCTGTGTTGTACGCAAAAGGTCTTGCAGTTGCCATTGTAAAATATATCTTTATTCTATAAATACTTTAGTTTGTAAACTCTAAACTTATTTTTTATGCTATGGAAAAAATTAAATTATTATATCTTACACCACACCTTTCAACAGGGGGTATGCCACAATTTGTTTTGAAAAGAATTCAGTCCCTTCAAAAATACAAAAATCAAATTGAAATTTTTTTAGTTGAGTATTCTCAGTTTAGTGACACTTATGTTGTGCAAAGAAATAAAATTATTGATTTATTGGAAACTGGTCATTTTTGGACTCTTGGTGGAACAACAGAAAAAGAAAAAAAATATGAATTGATTCGTATTATAAAAGAAAACAAAATAGATATAGTACATGCTGAAGAAATTCCTGAAGCATTTGAAAGTTTTAATAAAATGCCATTAGATTTATTAAACGAATTATATGATAATAATAGAACTTGGAGAGTAGTAGAAACTTGTCATAACATTTGGTTTGATCCTAATAATAAAAAATTACATCCTGATTACTATTGTCTTGTAACTCCATACCATAATCAAGTTTCTTTTAAAGACACACCATCTAAAAAAGAACTCATAATGTATCCATATGAAAATAAAGTAAAACCAATTTTAGATGAATTAGAAATATATTATGATGATCATAGAGTACCTCTTCTTAAAAAAATTGAGGTAAGAGATAAAATAGGTTTAGATCATATGAAGACTCATGTTTTAAACGTTGGTCTGTGGACATCGGGTAAAAATCAAAAAGAGGGTGTTGAAGTTGCAAGATTATTTGAGGAATCTCATCCCAACGTTCATTTTCATTTTATTGGAAACCAAGCACCAAATTTTGAGGATTATTGGGGTCCAATTATGAATAACTTACCAAGTAATGTGACGGTTTGGGGTGAAAGAGACGATGTCGATGATTTCATGATAGCATCTGATGTTTTAATGTTTAACTCAACTTGGGAATGTAATCCATTAGTTATTAGAGAATCTATTAATTATGGATTAAAAATATTGACAAGAAATTTACCTCAGTATGTAGGTATGTTTGACAAATACATTTATCCTATATCAAGTGACGATTATAATGAAATAAAAAATAACTTAATCGATTTAATAGATAAGGACTCAAATTATACGATTGAATATCAAAATGATTTTGGGGACAGCTTATATTATTTTTATAAAAATGTAATGCATACACCTAAACAAAAAAATGAAAAAATTAAAAACGATTACATTGTTAATCAACATTTCGTTATAAATCCTTTTGTTGAAATTTTAGGTCAGAGTGAAAATCCATTTAATATAAAAATATTTGATGATAATGATAATTTAATTTACGAAAATACTCTACCTATAAACCATTGGGTAAAAATTAACACAGAATATTACGTAAAATGGAAAACAGAAATAAGAGAAAATGACGAATTAATTTACACAAATACATTGGATCTGACAAACAAAAGAGTTTACATTTCTTTCGGGTCAAAATCATTAGGTGATACAATGGCTTGGGTTCCATACTGTGAGGTTTTTAGACAAAAACACAATTGCAAATTAATCGTTTCAACTTTCATGAACGACTTGTTTATTGACCAATACCCTGAAATTGAGTTTGTTGATCCAGGTAAAGTTGTTGAAAACATATATGCACAATACAGGCTTGGTTGGTATTATACATCAGAAGGTTTATACGATAAAAATAATCATAAAAATGATTTCAGAAGACAACCACTTCAAAAAACAGCAACAGATATTTTAGGGTTAGATTATTCTGAAATTAGACCAAAATTAAAACTACCAAAAGTAGAAAAAGTTAAAAAAGTTGGTATTGGGATCCATTCAACAGCACAAGCAAAATATTGGAATAATCAAAGTGGTTGGCAAGAGGTTGTTGATTATCTTATAGGTTTAGGATATGAGTGTATGGTTTATTCAAAAGAAGGAGACGGATATATGAATAATTTTTACCCAAAAGGAGTTACAATATATAAAGGTGGGAACATACAAGAAGTTATAGATGATTTATCAACATGTGAATTTTTTATTGGTTTAGGATCAGGTTTATCTTGGTTGGCTTGGGCATGTAAACTTCCTGTTATTTTAATTTCAGGTTTTAGTGCAAAGTGGGCAGAAACAACTTTAGATACCTATAGAGTTATAAATCAAAATGTTTGTCACGGATGTTTTAATTCAGAAAGATTAGATGCTGGTGATTGGAATTGGTGTCCTCACCATAAAGGAACTGATCGTCAATTTGAATGTACAAAACAAATTACTTCTGAAATGGTTATTTCAGAAATTAATAAAATCACAAATAAGGAAATAACTCAAGAAATTAATTTTGATTGGGGTGGAAGAAGTGAATGGTATGTAAAACAAGCTGAGGAAGAAATATTTGAAGGTAATACTTATGAAAGATTTTTTGAGGTTGAGGAGGGTGACATTGTTGTAGATTTAGGTGCATCTTTAGGTCCATTTACTTATAAAATATTACCGAAAAAACCAAAACAATGTTATGTTGTCGAACCATTAAGTCACCAAATCAAAATTTTAAAAAACAATGTAGGTCAAGAAAATGTAAAAATTATTCAGGGAGCAATAACTGATAAAAAGAAAATTGAAATCACTTGGGATAATATGACAGAAAACGTCCCGACATTTAGTTTCAAAGAATTTTTAGATGAATATAAAATTGATAAAATTGATTTTTTGAAGTGTGATTGTGAAGGTGGGGAATACGATGTTTTTCAAGAAAGTAACATTGAATTTTTAAAATCAATTCCAAAAATTGTAACAGAGTTTCATCTCAGAAACGACTCAAATTACCACGAATGTAAGTTTAGATGGTTTAGAGATAATATTTTATCCCAATTCAATAATATTCAAGTTTATTCAGTCGATGGTCTTGATATTAAATGGAATCTATGGAATGACGAATTCATAGAATATTATAATGAAGTGATAATATATATGGACAATAGGTAATTACTTTTTACCTATTCTTACAAATTTATACCAAATTCTTTCGTGAAAAAAATACATAACAGGTTTTATCATAAGTTCACCAACACCTAATAAAGATGATAACTCTAAAGAAACTCCTAATGAATATGCGGTCACAATTGTTGTAAAAGTACCTAAAAAACGATAGGATATTGTTTTTAATATGTGTCTGAGCATGGCAGCATCTTCTTTCACGGTTACAACATAAGCAACATTATTAGTTATTGTCACATAACCTTCACAACTGACATGCCATTTATATTGATTAATATCCTCCATCCAGTCCATAGAAGTATATGTATGACCATCAATAATAATATCTTTTACCAATTTTTCATCACCATCTGTAATTAATCTCCATCGATCAATTTCAGATGTACTGTTAACATTGAATCTGATTTGGAATTTTTTTATTTTTTCTTTCATATCTTACCTTCTTTCTTCATTTGTTCTCTTACTTTAGTCGCAGAAATGTCGTGAATATTTTGTGGTGGTACATGCTCAATTACGTCGTATCCAACACCTCTACCGTAGTTAATTGATTCTATATCGGGAATAATAATTACCTTAACACGCTCTTCAGTGATTAAGTTACCATAGTGGTCCTCAATATTCTTTTTAACCTCATCAGGAGTAAAAGGATTTTTATCGTCAGGTTTTACATCTCTAATACAAATCAAAACGTTTTTACCTTCCTCTAACGCTTGATTAAATAACCATTGATGACCTTCATGCAATGGTTGCCATCTCCCAACAAACATTGAGTATTGTCTGTCTGTTGATGAGGTTTTCTTATCTGCTTTTGCTATGTAGTTTTTCATATCCTAAAATTTGATTAACACAAGTTTCAATTATTACATCTGAAGTATCCATGTCTAAAAAGTTTTCTAATGGTTCTTCGTAGTTCTTAACGTGAAAGTCTTCACGTCCTCTTAAATTTTCGGTATGAACATATATCTCGATAATGTCATTACCCAACTTTGATTTAAATTCTTCTCTCTGATCTCTGTAAGGAGAAACTAAACTTACAATAACATCATTACCTTTGTTATGTAGAAAATGTGTAATGTGTTGAGCAAGTTCAATATTCTTTCTTCTTCCCAATTCACTATAATCTTTGTTATTAAAGATTTCTCTTAGATCATCACCATCAACGTGAAAGGTGTTATTTGGTAGTTTTGTAATTAGTACTTCAGCAATTGAGGTCTTACCCGCACCAGGTTGACCTGTAAACCAATAAATCATATTTATATTTTTTCTAAAAGTTTATCAACATCAAACATTTCGTTTATTGAATAATAAGGACATTCAAAGGCCAAACCTTCAAATGAATAATCAAACAGATATGAATTTGGATGTTTAATATTACCCGTAGGTGGGTTAGCAACTATATTATTATGAATTGTATAACCAAATACTTTTGGTGAAGTACCAATCCATAAAACAGACGATTCTAAATTAAAAGCCGCAGCAACATGTTGTAAACAAGAATCAATAAGAATTCTTTTACTACTATAAGTTAGTAATGTGAATAAATCTATATTTGACATTTCTTGATCAATCACTTCAGCTTCAGGAATTTTTCTTGAGGATGGTTTACAAACTTGTATGATATGGTACTCCTCTTTATATTTTTCTACAATTTGTAGGGATAGATCAAAAGGTATGTCTCTTGTCCAAGAATAAGGTAGATCAGATGTAATTAGACCACCATTGGTTTGAATGAGTAATATAGGTTTTTCTCGTCTCCACTTTAAACCAATTCTTTCTTGAACTAAATTAAATTGTATATCTGGAGTTTGATTTTCGTAATCTAAATTTAATAATTCACACCAATTTTCTATTAAATGTTTTCTTTTATGAAAATGATTTGTTTGATAATATGGTTCATGTCTAAACACTATAGTGTCTTTATCTTTTATAAAATCATCATAAAAGTATTGAGTATTACCTACTCTATAAACTCTGTAGATATTTGGGTTATTAATAAAAATGTCAGGATAAGAAGCAACAACAATTATTTTTCTATCGACATATTTTTCTTTAATGGATTTTAGTAAAGATGTTGCAGCAACGTTTTTTCCTAAACCACCCTCAATATGCCAAACAATATATTTTTCTTCCATATTTTTTATAAAAAAATAAGAAAAATAAATTTTAAATAAATCTTTTAGTAAGATATATTAGAACTTGTCAATACATTGCTGACAAAATTCAAAGTACGTTACTATTGACGGACTTTTATAAATTGGTGGTGTTTTTTTTGGTGTAGATGTTACTTGACCACAACCTCGATATCCTTTGGCGTCTAAACCATATGTGTCACCAATTTTTAAATTTGGGTATTCGGGAGAAAAATTGACCCCAAATTCAAACCCTAACTTACAATCTTGGAAAAAAACAACGTATGGTGAAACTCCTCCTCCACCGTTATTAGGATTGTTTTCTATGAAAGTTGTAGCCTCAGAAATTTTATTTTCAATCAATGTAAGTTCAGTCTCACTAAAACCACCTTTATCTTTTTCAATCATTAAATGTTTTTTATTAAATTCAATAATCTCATTTATATTTGGTGGATCTAAATTTCCTGAAGGCGTGCTTGTATTCTCAATCAATTTATTGATCATTGTAATTGAGTCTAATGCAACCTTTACCCTATCAAAAGAATTATCCGCCATTAGAGTCTAAGAAATTTTGAGCATTTACAATACAGGTTTGTATTTGATTGCCTTCGTCATTTATTAAAGCTTCTGTAAACCAACTTTTACCCATCATAATTTCTAAATGGTCTTTGTTGCGTTTCACAATGTCTATTTTTTCATCTATAGTTTTTCCTGTAGATGGTATTGTGTTATTGATTAAGTTTACCGAATCAAAGGCTGCCGATACAGAATTTCTTGGGTTTGGTGGTGTGTCTTGTGTTTCCATAATTATAAATAGTTAAATCTTTTATAAAACCAATCATAGTGAGATCTAATTCTATCTGATTGTTCTTTACTTAAAACTTCAATAAAGTCTTCTTTATATGGCTCAATATTTGGTTTAATTGTATGGTCGCCAAAAATTCCATGAATTACATCATTCTCGTGTGTTAGTTGTTCCATGTTTGTAAAGTGGTGAGGATAATAATCAAATCCTAAATAGTTATATAGTTTTTTCATTTCTTTTTCAGGATTTACAGTCAAATCTTCAAAACGTATAAAATGAATTTTTTTATCATATCCTTGGTGTATTGCTTCAAATAACCATTCAATTGACGGACCAACAGGTGGAGTTGTTGAGAAGTGATCAATTCTTGCAACTGTTGTCATATTTTTCAATTCAACTCCATTGACAATCATAGGATCTTTGTGTTGATTTTTTCTAAAGTTTTTTTCCATTGATGAAAAAATAGAACGTAAGTCTCTAACCATACAAACCATTTTGATATCTTCTTCAAAAAACTCCAAAAATCCATAATTACCGATCCAAGCCCTACTTTTTTCAAAAACATACGGTCTATTTGTAATTGCATTATAAAACCCATACAAACCTTGTTTATAGAAATTTTTCATTCCATTTTTCATTTCCTCAGGATCTTGAGCTCTAAATGCGTCTCCTGTTGAATAAACACTCCTTGCAGTCATCAATAAATCAGCAAGGCCAGAAGTTGGTGTTGAATAAAATTCAGGATTTTGCATCAAAATGTTTTGAAGTAATGTAGACCCTGCTCTTGGGAGTGATGTGTTATAAAATATTTTTTGTACCATTTTTTATTTTAAAAAATACTATAGTTAATAAAAATGTCTATGTTTTTTAACAAGATAACATTATTTTTCTCAACACTCCATTGATATAAACAGGCCAAATATCACTAACCGTACATCCAATACCTGAACTAACAACCCCCAAATTGAATCCTCCTACTGCAGAACCAAAGTGTATATAATTACTAGCTTGTATGTCTGTATAACCACCTATCGCAACTGAAGCGGTGTAGTTACCAGTCGGCATACCAGTTCTGTAACCCAAAAATATATTATTATCACCTTGATAAGTTGTTGCACAGTTTGCTTCTCTACCTATGGCAATATTATTCTTAGATGTTGTTGGTTGATTATAAGATGCACATCTACCGATTGCAATATTATCATAACCTGTAGTTAATTTAGACCCCGCCCAAGCACCTACACCAATACTATATCTAGTTGTGGTTGCATAATACATGGCTCGCGAACCAACACTTACGTTTCTTTGACCTGTAGTTAAATTTCTTTGAGATCTTTCCCCTATTGCAACGTTTACACCACCCGAAGTATTACCATATAATGTTTCAGTACCAATAGCAACGTTTTCTGAAGTTGCAACACTTGAGAATAAAGCTTGAAATCCTATTGCAACATTAGCATTAGTACAATAACAAGAATGATTACAACCTGCTTTAGTACCTATAAACACATTAAAACACGACTGATAACCATTATAATTTGCTCTATAACCTAAAACAACATTACAAGATCCTGATTTGTTATATGCCATTGTTCGAATACCAATTGAAACGTTTCCTACACCAGTTGTATTTTCATATAGTGCAGTTCTACCCATTGCAATGTTGTAATTTCCTGTTGAGTTACAGATAAGTGCGTTTCTACCTAAAGCGATGTTTTGAGTACCTGTAGTGTTTGAGAATAAAGGTTTTCTACCGATAGCAATGTTTTCATTTGCGGTTGTATTATTTTCAAGTACACATCTACCAATTGCAACGTTAAAACATCCATACGTGTTATTATACATGGCTCTATATCCTTGAGCAATATTAAATTGACCGTATGTATTATTTAGTAAACTACAAGTACCTATTGCAATGTTTTGATATCCTGTGTTATTGTTATATAGAGATTGATAACCAATTCCAATATTATTATGACCATAAGTATTATTTTCTATTGAACGAGAACCTAAACCAGTATTTTTAAAACCAGTCAAATTTTTTGCTAATGCTCTATATCCCATAGCAACATTATGAAAACCTGCTATGTTGGACTCTAATGTTTTACTTCCTAAGGAACTATTTGCATATGCAGTTCCTCCATTATTTTGAGTATTGTAACCCACTCCAGTATTGTCATTTCCAGTATTATATATTAATGCGAAATGACCAACTGCGGTATTTCTAATACCAGTTGAATTTGATTGTAAAGCTCTCGTACCTACTGCAGTATTATTATAACCTGTTGTTTGGGTACATAAGGCTAAAAAACCTACCGCTACGGATGGATTGTAAGCTGTTGTATTTCTAAGTGCATTTGCACCAATAGCAACATTTTGCCGTCCAGTTTTATTTAAAGTTAATGTGTTACTACCTATACCTATATTGTAATGTCCTGTAGAGTTATATCTTTGAGAACAACCGCCAATTGCAATGTTTCCATATCCACATTGTTTATACGTATAGTTACACCCCCTTAGGGCGAACAGACCAATAGCAATATTTGCAGGTCCAGGTAAATTGAAAGGGGCTCTATATCTCATAGCTTCCGAACCAATTGCAATTTCGTGACTTAGTGTATTACTACAATATAAACTAAAGTGACCTATTGCAATATTATAACAACCCCCAACATTTGAAAATAATGCTCTGTACCCAATTGAAAGGTTTCGTGATCCAGTTGTATTGGCAAGTGAAGCGGACGCACCTATGGAGATATTCTGATAACCTGTCGTATTATTATCTAAATTAGATATTCCTATTCCAATATTTTGACAACCCGTTGTATTTTGAAATAATACTCCCGATCCAATAGAAACATTATTATTACCAGTTGTATTATTATATGATGCTCGTCTACCAATTGCTATATTACAACATCCTGTTGTTACGCATTTTAAAGATCGATACCCTATCGCAACGTTGTCATATTTAGCCCCAAATGCGTATAGAGTTTCTCTACCAATTCCAATATTATTACTGCCTGTTGTAGAGAAACGTAATGCGTCTCGTCCAAACGAAACATTATCACACCCTGTTGTATTATAACGTAAGGATTGACAACCAATTGCTATGTTATGAAGACCCGACGTATTATTTCTTAAAGCATATTGACCAATTGCGGTATTAAAGTTACCTGTATTGTTATTTAACAATGAATACCTACCAATTGCCGTATTATGACAACCTAATGTGTTATTACGTAATGAAGATAATCCTATCGCGTTATTATAGGTTCCCTGTGTGTTAGATTGTAAAGAGTATCTACCAATTGCGGTATTATTACCCCCATTTATGTTTGAAGACATAGATCGATACCCAACTGCTAAATTACCACTACCAATTGTATTATTAAATAAAGTACCATCACCAATTGCGACGTTATTGACACCACTAACATTGCTTCGTAAAGCATTACGCCCAAATGCATTATTTTGTGAACCTGTAGTGTTACTTCTCAATGCGTATTGACCCATTGCATTATTTTGTGAACCTGTAGTATTACTACGTAATGAACAAAATCCAAATGCCGTGTTGTGACAACCAGTTGTGTTACAATATAATGATAATCGACCAATACCAATATTACAACTTCCCGTTGTATTACAATTTAATACTCTACTACCAATCGCAAAGTTGTAATTTCCTGTTGTTGTATATCTCAAAGCGTAGCTACCAATACCAACATTATTACTTCCCGAGGTATTTGAAGATAAAGTAGATTGTCCCCCTATTGCGACGTTTTCTGCACCATTCGAGTTCAACAGTAAAGACCTATATCCAATACCAATATTTCTATTTCCTGAAGTATTCGTGTAAAGGCTGTTCGGTCCAATACCAACATTCCTACATCCTGTAGTATTACATTTTAAAGAAAATCCACCAATTGCAATGTTTAATGGTCCCGTTGCGGTATTAGCAAATGCAACCGTACATCCAATTGAAATGTTAGTTGCAACATTGTTATTCCCTCTACCTACCTTTACTGAATTAATATTCAAGTAAGGTGATGTGATTGTACCATCAAAAGTTAAAAGTGATTCAGCAACTATGCCGCCCGCACCATCTGAAGTTAGTACTTCATTATTAGCTCCAGGTACTGTAGGAGAAACCCCACTTGTACCATTGGTTCCATTAGTTCCTGATGTTCCGTTGGTTCCACTTGTACCATTAGTTCCTGATGTTCCGTTTGTTCCACTTGAACCGTTTGTTCCATTTGTACCGCTCGATCCATTTGTTCCGTTAGTACCACTAGTTCCGTTGGTACCACTTGAACCATTTGTTCCATTAGTACCGGATGTTCCGTTAGTTCCTGAAGTTCCGTTGGTACCGCTTGAACCATTTGTCCCGTTAGTACCTGAAGATCCATTAGTCCCATTTGTACCGCTAGTTCCATTTGTTCCCGAACTACCGTTTGTTCCGTTTGTACCTGAAGTTCCATTAGTTCCTGACGTTCCATTTGTACCTGAAGACCCGTTAGTACCATTTGTCCCACTAGTTCCGTTAGTACCCGATGTTCCGTTGGTTCCTGAAGTACCGTTTGTTCCGTTGGTTCCTGAAGTTCCATTTGTTCCTGAAGAGCCATTAGTCCCATTTGTACCGCTAGTTCCATTTGTTCCCGAACTACCGTTTGTTCCGTTTGTACCTGAAGTTCCATTAGTTCCTGACGTTCCATTTGTACCTGAAGATCCATTAGTTCCGTTAGTACCTGATGTTCCATTTGTACCTGAAGATCCATTAGTTCCGTTAGTACCTGATGTTCCATTTGTACCTGAAGATCCATTAGTTCCGTTAGTACCGCTAGTACCATTAGTTCCCGAAGATCCATTCGTACCATTAGTTCCTGAAGTACCATTCGTACCGCTAGAACCATTAGTTCCCGATGTTCCGTTGGTTCCACTTGTACCGTTTGTTCCGTTTGTACCACTTGACCCATTTGTACCGTTGGTTCCATTTGTTCCCGAAGTCCCATTAGTACCTGACGTTCCGTTTGTACCACTTGACCCATTTGTACCGTTAGTCCCTGACGTTCCATTTGTACCTGATGTTCCATTAGTCCCGTTGGTTCCTGAAGTTCCGTTTGTTCCGCTAGTACCATTCGTTCCTGATGTTCCGTTAGTACCGCTAGTACCATTAGTTCCCGAAGATCCATTAGTTCC